TGGTACCCGATGAACCACTTGAACCTGATGTTCCGCTCGTTCCTGAACTTCCTGATGAACCACTTTCTCCCGAAGTTCCCGATGAACCTGAAGTTCCCGAAGTTCCATCTTGTCCTGAAGTTCCCGAAGTACCATCTTGACCTGATGTTCCTGATGAACCTGAAGTTCCGCTCTCACCAGAAGTTCCGCTTGTTCCTGATGAACCCGAACTACCCGATGAACCACTTGAACCTGAAGTTCCATCCGTACCATCAACACCACTTAATCCTGAAGTTCCTGAAGTACCAGAAGAACCACTTTGTCCTGAGGTTCCTGAAGTACCTGAACTTCCCGAAGTTCCTGATGAACCACTGGTTCCACTTTCTCCTGAAGTTCCTGAGGTACCCGATGAACCACTTGAACCTGATGTTCCGCTAGTTCCTGATGAACCACTTGTTCCAGAGGTACCACCCGTTATTGTAATTGTTATTGCCCCATTTCCATCGTCAGTTACTTGAGCACCACTAAACGTTATACCTGAAACCGAACTTACAGTTGTTATTCCGTCACCAACTGTTAACGGATTACTACTAGTAAAACCTGTTACTTGAAAACTTTCACCAAGAGAATTTGTAAGAGTTAAAGTTTCCGTACCGTTCTCGAAAGTTCCTCCAGTTATTGGAGCAGTAAAACCTGTTATTGTGATTGTTCCGCCAGTACTATTAAATAATTCTAATTCACTGGTCCCCGAAAAATATGTTCCACCTGTAATTTGAATGTCTGTTCCCCAAAAAATTCTCCACCGTGCATTTTCTCTTGTAACGCCACTTTGTCCCTCGATTGTTGAGCCAGTCCACGCAGTAATAAAAGCTAATCCAGCATCAGAACGGTTGTTTACTGTGGTTGAATATTCCGATTGTGTGATTGCAGAATTTCCTGTTAATCCCGTGAGTGCCGCCCAAAGATTATCATAATCAGGTATATGATATTGATAAACGGTATCTGTTTCATGAACATAAACCTGCATTCCCAATCTTCTTCTTCCAGAAGATATGTTGTCGGAATTTAGCGATAACGTGTCTCTAGAAAAAGCGTTATTTAAACCTTTGGAAAATTCAATTGGTATTGTGTTTGCGGATAATTGTACCGCCCCTTGGGTAACATTACCAAAGGACCAAATTAAATCTTGAAGGTAGTAAACCTCCATATAACCTCCCGTTTGTAATACCGAAAAATTGGTACCGAAGGTGGAATTTCTTGAAACAGATTCAGCACCACTGATTTGTGACGCTGTTATGGGGTTTTTGTAGGGAAAAGACATTTTTTGTTTTTTTTATAAATACCGCAGATTAAATGGTTTATTTAAATTTTATGTTAAGATTTCGTGTCACCTTTAAAATACAAAGCTGCTGTTAAAGGTGGTGATGATGGTTGTACGGCAAAAGACCCAAGCCACAATACACGATAAGTTCCCGCAGGAATTGCTCCACCTGATGTTACAGTGACATTTGTACCCGCTAAAGTTGAATCTGGAATTCCATCGCTAAGGAGGTTTGTTGCACAAGCCGCTCCCGACCCAATATCAATAGTCATATTTGTCATTGTTCCACCCACTCCCGCAAGTGGTATCCAAATTGAGTAGAAATATTGTTGTCCAACATTTACATCTAATGTTGAAACCTCAATTGTACCGAAGGTGTATTGATTTTGACTACACCCAAATGAATCAGTACCCGAACCTATACTTTGTCTAATCGGACCCGTAAAAGATGTTACAGGGGTAATAAACCCATCAACAGGAGTCGACCATCCAGAGAAGTGAACATAAATGTCCAAATTATTTGAATAATTTGATAAACCAGGAGTTAAACTATTAAAATATCCGTACCAATCTGCTGAATTTTCAAACATATAATTTCCTAAATTATTTCCTGATGTTGCGTCTTGTGGTTCTGGGAATAGATATGCCACAAATCCTGCCTCAGTAGGAGATGGGGTGGGGGTTGCTGTCGGTGTACCTGTGTTCGTTGGAGTGTTTGTTTGAGTTGGTGTGTTTGTCGGTGTTGAACTTGGTGTATTGGTTGGTGTTTCACTCGGAGTATTGGTTGGTGTTTCTGTTGGGGTATTGGTCGGAGTTTCTGTTGGAGTGTTAGTTGGTGTTTCTGTTGGAGTGTTAGTTGGTGTCTCTGTATTTGTCGGAGTTGGTGTATTTGTTGAAGTTTCCGTAGGAGTTACAGTTGGAGTTGGTGTAGGAGTCGAAGTTTCAGTATTTGTAGGTGTATTGGTTGGAGTTTCACTTGGTGTGTTGGTCGGAGTTTCAGTCGGAGTGTTAGTTGGAGTCTCTGTAGGAGTTTCACTTGGTGTGTTGGTAGGAGTTTCTGTCGGAGTGTTAGTTGGAGTCTCTGTAGGAGTTTCCGTAGGAGTTACAGTTGGAGTTGGTGTAGGAGTCGAAGTTTCAGTATTTGTAGGTGTATTGGTTGGAGTTTCACTTGGTGTATTGGTTGGAGTTTCTGTCGGAGTGCTCGTTGGAGTCTCAGTTGGAGTATTTGTTGGGGTCTCGGTTGGTGTACCTGTAGGGGTTTCTGTCGGGGTATTAGTTGGAGTCTCTGTAGGAGTATTCGTTGGAGTCTCAGTGTTTGTTGGAGTTGGGGTGTTTGTTGGCGTCTCGGTTGGAGTACCCGTTGGGGTGTTAGTTGGAGTCTCAGTATTTGTTGGTGTTGGCGTGTTTGTTGGAGTTTCGGTTGGGGTACCTGTTGGTGTTGGCGTGTTTGAAGCCGTTATTGAAGGGGTGGGGGTATTACTAGCAGTAGCCGTTGGGGTTAGTCCAATAGTTGCTGAAGGAGTCGGAGTTTGAGTCGGAGTTCCACTAGGTGTGTTTGTTGGAGTTTCAGTTGGAGTTCCTGTTGGGGTAGATGTCGTAGTTTCAGTTGGAGTATTTGTTGGTGTTTCTGTTGGAGTATTTGTCGGTGTTTCTGTATTAGTTGGAGTTGGAGTTGGAGTTGGAGTTTCAGCCGCAGTGGTCGATGGTGTAGGGGTTGGAGTTTCTGTTGCTGTTGGGGTTAATCCTGTCGTGACAGAAGGGGTTGGAGTGTTAGTCGCTGTTGGAGTAAGAGTGACTGTTGATGTTGGGGTCGGGGTTGCAAATACTGCTGTTGGTTGGATTAAAATTGTATCTCCAGTAAACGAGAAACTTGAATCCCTGTTGAGAGCGTCAAAATTGGCACTCGCTAAAAACGCAGTTGTAGAACCCGTTAAATTACCTGGACTGATGGCAATGGCAGATAATGCATTATAACTTCCACCACTTGTAATACCCAAAATTTGTTCAATTTGAATATCTATACTAAATTCGAGAGCACGATTTAATGTGGCCTCGTATTCAATATCGATAGAACCAGGATTAACAAATGAAATTAACTCAAGTACAGGAATTGTTGGTGTCGGTGTCGGTGTACTTGTAGAAGTTGGTGTTGGACTTGGAGGGGTGGGAGTTGGTGTCGGCGTCGGAGTCGCTGTCGGTGTACCCAAACATAAAACAACACCGTTTATTAACTCATTTCTTGTTACAGAAACATAATATGGGGTCGAACCAGTAGAATTGATGTAAATATCAAAGGGTCCAATAGCATTAGAACTACTCGGTAATCTTACAATAAAACATTCAGAACCTGTAACAGTAACCTGCTGTTCTACCGAGGTATCACACCCCGGTGCGGTATTAACAACGATGATAGTTTCTAACGACATGATTTTTCTATTATAAATACAATTGATTTAATCTTTTATTGAAATTCCACACATTTTTTATACATTACAAAATCAATTCGCAAGTGGGTATACCTTCACAAAGTGTTTGATTTACTGTTGTGGTAAAATCACAACTTGACTCAGTAACCGTCATAGTTACTGTACAGTCGGCAAGTTCAACAGAAATAGTAAATCCACAACCAAATGTGCAATCCAATATTCTGAATTTTTCACACCCGTTATTATCAACGAGTGTAAGCATAATCTGTGGTGCAGAATTAAAAAGGGCAGGTGGATAAAAATATGCATCAGGAGGAATTACACCTGTATTAGTGATTGTACCTAATAAAGTTTGATTATTTCCGTATATGTCAGAAATAAAAACATTAATGGGTACAGCTCCAGATACTGCTGATATTCTTATCTGTGTCATGTCAAGCAAATGATGTCATATACTATAATTAGTTTGACACTCAGTTCTTGACCGATAATTGGGCTATTTGGATTAGCCGAAATTGAAATTTGATTTGTTAATGGGTCTATGACTACTGAAGATACCCCATTAACGCTTTGTAATAGATTTGTTATAACAGAAAACCAAGTATTATCACTTGGCACATCAACCAAAGTTGTTCCTGTATAGAAAGTATTATTAAGAATTGTATTTTGTGGTTGAATTTCTACCTGTGCAGTATAAATTGCAGATAATAAATTACAATTGGTATTACCCGAGGTCAAGTCGTTAAACCCTTCAACCAAAATTTGATTAATTCCGTGTTTGGTTGGAGAAAGAATATTAAATATTTCAGAACCCATAGTATAGGTCTGATAAGTCACACACTTAGTGTTACATTCAATACTTGTTTGTCTGGCAAGTGAACAACCATTAACATCTTGAACAATCAAAGTATATGTCCCCCCCGTTAATCCTGTAACCGTTATATTTTGTGGGTTACCTTGGATATTATTACTCCAAGTAAAATTAAAAGGTGCTACCCCTTGTGTTATGAACGCGGTAATGCTACCTTCACTTCCTGAACCACAAGAGGAAGAATAGAGTGAAAACTCAACATTTGGTGTAGAAGATACCGTAAATGGTGTGGAAATCTGACATCCATCGGAATCGACCACAGTCAACAGGTGTTGACCAACAGATACGTTTGAAAAAGAAACTGTCGTAAGGTTTGTGCCCACGATGTTGTTTGTTCCATCAATTGAATATGTAAGAGGTAGGGTAGCTCCTGAAGTGACTGAGGCATTTACGATACCACCAGTGTTTCCACAAGTTGTACCTGTGATTTGTAATGAAATATCGAATTTGTTTTCAGAAATCAACGTAACTTCTTGTGAATAGACACAACCTGTAGTATCTTCCACAAATATTGTGTAGGTTCCCGTGGCAAGATTAGAAAAAATCTCAGTTGTTTGATTACTTGTTACAACATCAGTATTTGCGTTGGGGTCGATGATTGTGTAAGTGTATGGTGAAATACCCCCAATTACTTGTACTGTTATTTGTCCGTTATTGGCTGAACATTGTGAATTTATTGTGGAAACATTTACAGATGAAATTCCCCCAGGACTCGTTATCGATGTTGTTGCATTTAAACTACAAAGAGCGGCATCGGTTACTTGAAAAGAATAATTACCACTTGATAATCCTGATAGGGTTAAACTTGTGGAGTAGCTTATTTCAACATATCCTGTACTTGCAGAATAATAATAAGGTGCCGTCCCACCTGTAACAACAATTGTTACACTTCCATTTGCCTCGAAACAAGTGGGGGGGACGGAAGTAAAGGTTCCAAGACCAATTGGGTCAACTTCTTCAACCAAAGCATTTTGAGTTAGTTGACAACCGTAAAAATCAGTCACCTGAACAGAATAAACCCCTTGTGTTAATCCTGTTATACTACTTGTTGTTTCCCCATTGTTCCATAGATAAGAAAATGGTGGAGTTCCAGTAATCCCAGTCACATAAATTTTTCCCAATGGACTGGTATCACACGATGCATCAGGAACAATATACAATCCGTAGTTAAGGGGTGAGGATTGTTGTACAATAAAGTTTTGGCTGTAACCCGTCGCGCCACCTAAATCAAAACCGTACAGGTAGTAAGTACCCGCCGATAAACTTGTGAATTCGACAGTGCCTGTGTTAGTGACCGCTGAGGTAACATACACATCATCACCAGTGTATAGATAGTAGTTTGTTGTTGCAAAAACAGAAGAAGATGTCCCTGTAACTGAACCGTTGTTTAATCCACAAGTGGTTGAATTTACATTCAAAACAGAAACACACAAACAATCCGATACAATGATGTTGATAAAAAATTCATTATTTACTGGAAGTTGCGAATCGTTGGCTCTAACAAAATAAGTTCCCGCTGGTAGGTTATCCTTGAATGCCCCGAGACCCAATTCAGGATTATACCAATCAAAAGTGTACGGACCAACCCCACCTGAAGGTTCAATAAGTACAGCACCAAAACCTGTCTCACAGGCACCCGTTACATTTAATGTGTAATCAAATACTAACCCGTTACCAAATCCTGGTGAACTTGACGATGGTGTGGGGGTTACAGTCGCTGGTGTTGTAGTTGGGGTAGGAGTGGGGAAAGGTGTGATTGTTGGAGTTGGAGTCAAAGAAATTCCACAAGGGTCATCTGAACATGTTGAAATGAATGTTGCATTAACTTCTCCATTTGGTGGTCCGATAAATAATGGGTCAAATGGATAAGTGTTTCCCGAATATAAATTACCACTTACGGTTATCGAACTTGTTATAGATTGCCCCGATAATGAACAAATGTTGAAAACTAAATTGGATGATGAACCCGTCACTTGTGTTGGTGTCCCATCACAAGCCGTATAATCAACATAAATTTTTCCATCGTCCGCCAAAATCGGAAGAGCCAAACCGATTTCCATTTCGGTACATTCACAACATGGAAAGTTCAAAAGACATGGGGCACAACCATCATATGTTATAAAAACTTGTGGTCCACCAGACCCCCCTAATGAAGTCACGGTATAACATGTCTCATTATAAACCGTAACAGTACCAATTGTAACACTTACCGAACCTACCACCGCTTCTAAGGTATCGCTAGGGTCACAACAATTTGTTAATATCACATTAGTAGAACCGGTTACTATAAGACAACCCCCACCATAATCTAATGTACATTGGTCACAGTCTGCACTTCCGTTTGTAATTGTTGCAAAACCTGGTGGAGTATAGTCTAACAATTGACCAACTTGGGAGGTTGTTGCCGACCAACAAATAGTACCTTGGATTGTATCTCCTGTTGACACATAACTTAATCCATTGACAAATGAACCAACCGACCCATCGATTATAGGGTTACATGGTTGAATTGAATTTAAAAAAATTCCCTCTCCGTAACAACAAGTTAGATATAATGAATTCGAACAAGACATATTATGCAACCACTAATTCTTCCTCCAATTGACTCTGAACCACCTCAGGACAATCAAGACTAATATTTATTCCCACATTAAGTGAAACTTCTTGAAGAGAGTTTTCTAAAACACAATTAAGATTAGTAATTGTCAAGAAGTTTCCGTTTAAAGTATAGGTGTAACCGTATTGATATAAATTGTTAAGATTATCAATAAGTGTTTGTCTCCACAAAAAGGCTGATGGGGTATCATTAATTCCATACCCCTGATAGAATGGTACATTAATTATGACCTGATTTCCGATTGTAAGATTCAAAAACCATTCTGATGAAATAGAATTTGGATTGTATAATCCTTGGTTTGAACCAACAGAGGTAAGATAGTTATTTACTCGATTTGTAAGAATTGATTGAAAGTCCGATACTGTCGTATCACCATTCAACCATGGATAAATAAAGAAATCCACATATTCAGTGTTACAATCGTAATCAAATATGTTGGAAATAATGAAACACGGTTGAGATTCAACAGGAATCAACTGACAACCCCTTTGTCTACGATAAACAAACTTTTGTTTGTGGAAGATGGAGTTTTCCAATCTTGTTCCCGCATTCCAAAGAGTGGTGGCAGCAATCATCTGTTCAATTAACTTGGGCCAAAATGGACCCATTGCATCAACATACTCAATCAATTTTTGGTATGTGTATTTGTTGTTTGGTAAACCGACAGTTTGCTCAGATTGAATGTACTTCCAAAATATAGATTGAAGAGTTGGGTAACCCCCCGTTTTGCCGTCAGTAATGTAAAGACGGTTACGAGTGTTAATCATATTCTGCCAGAATGTCTGATAAAACTCAAAGAATGTTTTCTTTTGTGGCTCTGGGTCGATGAAGGTATCATCAATCCCACCTGGTGAGGGGAAGTTAGCAGTGAAACCTGACTCAGGAATTGGGTAGTTATACAACCTCGATTGATTCCAAACATCATAAGCCAATCCCTGACCGACATTCATAAATAAATCTATGTTCTTAACATTAAGAACAAGTTTTTCATCATCGGTAAAATAGTATGCCTCGAATCCTGATTGAACGTCAACTCTTAATCTATTATCAGTTTGTAACCAAGACTTTTTATTGTCAGGAATTTTTCTGAGTTTAAACGAATCAGACATATAAGGGAACTGTTCGTACCTTTGAAGGTATATTCCACCATATGTGAAGGGTTGAAGTTGGGTCTGAACATCAACATTCTGTCCCGTAAAGACATCACCTGTTACGGTAACTTGGTTAGGACTTCTGTGGTCGGGGGTTTGTTCGTACCAACCCGCACCTTCTTGGAAGAACACACCATTGGTTCCTGTGGGGTTAGGTGATTGAGGGAAACCAAGTTCATCAACAGGATAGTCGTTTCTTCGGATATTAACACTTTGGAAAGTGGTAGAAGTTGTGTAGGCAGTGAATAGTTGACCTCTAATTGAAAATGTGTTACCTGGGGAAAGTGCTGGTTGTTCATTAATATATGTTCCACCCGATAACTGAGCAAACTGAGAGTTAAAGTTTTCCATATTTACTCTTTGGTCCGCCAAATAGATGTACTCATTAAAATCAATAAGTGCGTCAGGTGCTCCGATTAAACGAAGTAAAAATTCAATTGACCTTCTTGTCCCTTTTGATTTGAAAAGGTAAGCCGAGTTCAACACAAGGTTTCTGTAGAATTGGTAATTCAATTCAGTCGGAGTCTGAGCTCTTGAAAAACCTGGATATTCAATCTGTGAGGTGTTACCAAAAACACTTGAAAGAAAATCTTCATTTGTAATTGGTGAGAAATTGTTACTCCACCCTAAAGTTTGGGATAAGTTGAATAACAACTGGGAGGGGATGTCGTTTTGTGGGACATAATGAACTGAGTTCATGTTCGCCAACGCGTCGATATACTGTTTGATTTGGTCGAAACTTCTTCCATAAATCTGAAGTATCTTTTCAACCTTTTGACCTAAGGTATCAAATTCTTTAATTGAAGCTGTCACTAAAAATCTTGAAATCAGATTGGTCTTGTATGTATCCAAATCTTCCGCAACATCAGCAAGTTTTGTAAGATAGTTGTCAAATCTAAATGAACTAATATCTAAGTTCCAGTTACCATCTTTAGGGAATGTTACTTGAACATAAGATGTGTAGAACTGACCCCCTTGGTTTTGTGCAGGTACTTGGAAATTGGCAGTGTATTCAGGACGGATAAGACGGTTCATTAAGAACTGTTCTACTTCGTCGTAGTTTTCTTGGAAGACCTTATCGACAATGTAGTTGCTCGGTCTAATCAAAAAGTCTTCAGTGGTACTTGTAATTCCCGAGGCAAAAGGAGAACCCGAAACAACAAACTCCAAGTTTCCTGAAATCTGTGTGGCAGGTGCAACATAATCTACAACAGGATATGTCTGTCCTTGGTAATCTAAAACATAATTTAAAAAACTACGGGTTAAATTTCTGTATTGTGACGTTTCAATCTCCCTAACCATCATGTTGGTGGTCGCACTCTGTGAAAACTCAATCTGAAATGGATTGTACACACTACCAACAGGAATTAAGAAAGTCGTTTCATCTTCAACAGGGTCATAAGAAATGTTGGTTGCAGTCTGACCGGTTGTGAATTCGGGCATCACCTTACGGATGTCTAAAGCTGCAGGGAAGAAATTAATAATATGAGTTACCGAAACTTGTAATCTCTTGGCTAATGAACCATATAGAGAAAAGTTAAGAACTTGTGAAACATCATAATTTGGATAAACTCTAAATTGTGACTGTATAATTCTTCTACTCTCCTCCATTGAATTCACATCCAAATTCTCAAGAGAAATCGGATTAGAGAATGTACCAATTGAGAAAGTCCTGTTTACCTTTTCGGTTACCGAGGTGGTAAAATCAAAAACCGATGAAGTAAGTCCTCCCCCTTCGACAAGCTGAAAACCAACTATGTCGTCAAAAGCGCCTACTCCATTTCCAGGTGCCGGAGGATAAAAAAACTTCGTCGTGTTTACCGCCATTATCCAACTATTGTTGTGAAGTTTTTAGTAAAGTCGATATTCGCCCCTCTATCTTGACGAACCTCGTATAGAAGAGCATTAAACTGGTCACGGATTTCAAACAAGTTGTATTGTTTGTAGATGTTATTATCACTGTCATAGATAGTGTAAATTCCATCTTCAATACTCTTGGTCTGATTTCCGTAAAGGGCGATAGCAAGAGATGAAATATCGTATTCAACCATGTCAACCTCAATAGTCACTGGATTAAAGAAAGTATTTGAAATAATAATGTTTTGAGCGGGTTGACCGATAAATGGTGTGGCGTTCGGTTTATTGGTAGGTGATGACGATGGTGAAACAGTACAGAACATAAGATTTGTTACCCCATCAACATAACGGTAACGAATTGCCTTCTGAGTAGTATTGATTTGATTTACAACTACGGGTTCACAAAAGAAATTAGATGTTATAATCCTAAAGAAGTTCGGAATCTTCGACCCATCAGAGTTCAAGTATTCTACTCTGAAACCAATCAACCCTTGGGGGGTAAACTTATTTCTGAATTGGCTTGGTACATTGGTGAGGTCAATAATAATACCTTTCACATTAGGAAGTGCCGACAATACTCCACAATCAGTAATTGATGTTCTGATTTGTGCCGGTCTCAACATCATAGTGTAAATCCCCACCTGATTGAAGACATCAGCTGGTAGGGTAAGGTTGTATAACCCACCCAATACTTCCACATTAGCATTACCACCTGTAGTTGCATTGTTGAAGTAAGGTCTGAGAACTGAAGGTGCATCCAATGATGTCAACACAAAGTCTGCAGTCTCATCTCTTGAGGGTGTATAATTCAAGATGATTTCCACATCTTCAGGAGATACATCCGCCGTCCTAATAGTTCCGTATGTTCCGATTGCCATATGAAAAGTTTCTTATTTTTATAAATAGTTTATCCCTTATTTTCTATGGTGTAATATCCATAACCATAGTTTATTAACCCTGAAAGGGTAGAGACCTCACCCAATCTTTGAATTTGTTGGTAAACAGTGTTCTTACCTCTCTCTATGAACACAGTGGTAACAATTTGAGGTTGGTCTTGAATTTTAATTAATAACTCGTCTTTTGTTATTGGAACGGCAGTTAGCATCTCACTTGTAAATCCACTACTATTTTGGAAGTAGATGCTCGTACCATCAGAATAATCATAGTAATTCGTATCTTGAATTGTATATGCTGTAAACACCGAGTTCATATCGGTAATCACCCCGTAGGGTTGGCTATTTTGGAATACTGGAACACCAACTTGGTACTCAACAGGTCCATACAATGCAAGTTCGGATACCCTTGATGATGTCAATCCCGAAACAACAAATGGTACTTGAGTGTAACCTGAAGAAATCTCACTCTCCACAGTGTTCACGGCATCTCCTGAAAAAATGTAGTCATAACTCACGGGTGTGTTCGCCCAACTTCCACCCAAAGGAGTAAAGAACGCCCTCCCCAACGGATTGTAGATAACCGCATTGGTAAATGGTACTTGGACTACCTTAGAAACCGTATTTACTCCAAACGGAGTTGTTTGTCTCATGGTAATTGTATACCCCGAGGTTGTGTTCGGATAAACATGAGATAAAGTATCACCAGTGAAAATCTCGTCAGGGGTGTTATCCCCCCAGTTTATCGTATACGCAGCAAGTCCCAAGTAGGTTGCCGCTTTGTCCGAAGAGTTATAAACAGTATAAACATACGGAGAAGTCGTAGCTGCGGTAAAAATAAAATTCGTCACCACATCTTTCTGTTCCGCAGCCCCATCAAACGGAGAGTAGTACCCCAAATCAATTGTGGTCTCAGTGAGCATAATACACAGACTCAAACCAGTCATTATAGAACTTCCATTTGTTCCCCCACTTAAAATTTGAGACATACCTGAGTATACCCCGATGGTCTCACCACTTATATCAACATAAGATAAATCCGATGTGATATTTGCCGGTCCAACAACAAAACGATAATCAGCCATTTGGTCCTACATATTCATACCATTTTATGGGAGTTGTTGTACCTACTCTATCAAAGGTTATTATGTCATACACAACATATTTTTGGCTCGGATAATCCAACTTATACAAGTAGTAAAAATTAAACGTGTTATCTACCCCATAGGAGTTGATGGTCTGTAAACTCTGTGGACGATTAATCATCCTAACAAATTGACCCGTCTTTGCGTTGTAAAACTTACACGACACATAAAATTCATCTAAATTGATGTACTCCCTAGATTTTAACCAATACAAGAAAAACCCATCAGTATCTCCAACAAAATCTAAAGAAAACTCAGGTTTATTAATTAAAACATTTTGTCCCTGCATTACCACCGGCATCTGTTCTCCTTGAGTAGTGGGAATAATAATTGTTAGATAATTGGTCTGACCAACCTGACTTGGTGAATTGTAAAAGTCCAACTTGAAGAAACTCTTACTAAACGCATTTGAATAGTAATAAATCTCATTGTAGGTAAACCCTTCCGCATTGTAATCAGAGACCCAATTTTGAGTTGACCCAGTTCCATTTATTGTCCCTCCCGAAAAGAAATTAAACTCGTAATTAATACTCGTTCTAATTGTTGGTGTAGGTTGAATGATATTTGTAGTGGGGGGTGTGAAACTATATCCCGAGTGAGAAAATCTTGTTGTTTCAAAATCAATTCCCAAACCAGCAACATCCTGATTGATTTGAGCCTCTAATTTATTAATTTCATTTTCAGTATCCAACAACTCCCAATCAAGCATAACAGGAATCTGAAGAACTTTATCTTCATTGGTTACCCCCAATTTAATCTGATACTTATTCACAATCGTCTATTATTGGTTGGACAGCAATGTTGAATCCACTCAACAGATTTTGGAAGTTTCCACCCTCAGGAATCAACCTGAATATCTGATTTGAGAAAGGATAATGTGCTCGGTTTAGGTAGGGGAAGTCAACTCCTCGGTCAAATTCATCAAACTCCCCATATAAATAAGGTTCTCTCCATCTGAAAGTTTGGTCTTGAGATGAGAAAAACGCATAGTTGGGTATGTTTTCCACCCCTTGAACCGGTGCTGTTTCAATATAATCCGAAAATACTCTAACAACCATCGGATTATGAGGGAGGTAATAGTATCCTTGAGAGTTAGTTGTTGGGACACTTTCTGTTGTGAAAATGTCTTGATTGAAATTAATCTTTTGAACATATCTTGATACCACCAATTCCGCTTGGGTGTAGTCGTTCCACTCACAATAATCCCCGTCAATTAAATCTCCCTCATTCAGTACTCTATTGTAGTAAAATGTTTCGGTTGTTCCATTGGTTAAGGTGTACGAATCCACAGGGATATTTGTGTAACAATCTTGATTGGTATCAGACCACCAACTATCAGAAATATTTTGAATGTTAAATACCCATCCTTGTTTCAATCCGACCCCATTATTTGGTTTGTTGAAATATCCACTAAAGCCTTTATTAACCAATGTAAGAAATAATTCACCGACGGGTCTATTTTGATTGTCAGTGATTCCGGTCAAAACAACATCTTGAGCTACTGTGACTGTGTAAGTTAATGAATTTGTTTTTTGTGAAATTCTTGTTATGTCATTGGGAGTTATTGAACTGTATTCTAATTTCCTTTCATTAGGAAAAGCATTAAGTTCGAAACCTGTTTTAGTAACAATAACATTATTTTCATTCAATAATATTCTGTTTTTTCTCACATAATATTTTGACCGAGTCTCAGTAAGATTGTTTGGGTCTAAAACCCTTTTAAAGGTTCCTGTTGTTCCATCCGCAAATGTGTTTCCTGTGTATCCAATATCCAAGATATTAAACACAAAATTTGAACTATCATAATTTGAATTACCAAATGAAAACACTTCAAACACGGTCTGTTGGTCATAATCAAATGAAAGTTCTACAAAATTACCTTCAATTAAATTATGTGGCATGAAACATTGGAAAGAAATAATATTTGCGCCACCTTGGGTTGAGGCCGACACTATAAACGGAATACCATCTCCTGAAGCCCAATTGATTGTTATATTTTCGTATGTGGCCTCCATCGGCCTATTGTAGTCATTTTGAGCAGCATAGGTTATGTAATAAGTCCAATTGTAGGTATAGGCACTCGATGCTTGATAGTCAAAATGACCATCACTTACATTAGGACGAAATAAATCAAACTCATAAAACTGCGGAAAACCCTTCCAAATTCCACTAAGTTTGGACTGCGCGGGCTCAACGTAATACAGATTGTTTTTGAATGGATTGTATTCAGTAGTACCTGTATAAGTGTTGTCATACAGGTATTGAATCTTGAATGTTGGTCTGAATCTTTGAGATGCTTGTCTCTCATCTTGGTATAACTGAGTGAGAGAAATTGCATTATTTCTCACATATTGAGTCAACTCCTTTTGGGTTTGATTCAAATCAATTGTAAGTTTTTGGTCAACAATTGGTGCCGATTTGAACTGTAATTGTGAGGGGATTAATTCAAACCTATTCATCAGCTAAATATTTTGATTTGAATCTATCTAAGGCACTAGCGCCGTTAATTAATCCGAAGTAAAAATGGTTCGGTGCTCCGACTGCGAAAACACTTGGATAATTGCCGGCGGTTGCAGAATTGTTCCCGTTGGAATCCACATTGAAGATATAACCACGAGCATAGATGTCGTTTAGTTGAGAGTTTGAACCCAAGAAATATGATGGTTGTGAAGGGTCTGTACGGTCCAAAGATTGGTAATTTTTACTAAAAATGTTAGAGTTGTCTGTAGCCCAATTGTTACTCTGTGTTCCGAAAATTCCCACCGAATTACCCAAGTTAACTGCGGTTCCGATATCGTTTACCCATTTTGCAACATCATCTCTCTCCCAACGATAAAATGGGACCCTTTGTGATTTCAAATTATAATAATATGGAAACGCGTTTGCGTTTGGTGTGGGTCTGAAATTAATTCTACCTGGTGAGAGAAAATCTTTGTATTGTAAATCTTCAGTTGTCGAGGAGTAAAAAATTCCCATAACAGAAAACCCATTTGGGTTCCTCGAGATAAATATGGGGTTATTGGGACTGTTTAAATCTTCTTGATAGTTTTGAGAATTAAATTTCAGAACACCGAATTCGGAATTTATTGACAACATTTGTGTAACATCACCATCTAATCTTCTTTCGGGACGAGAAAACAATGTGTTTATTGCCAGATTGGTTCCACCAATTCCAGGAAAAAAATTAACAATGAATTTCAAGAAAAAAGAATTCGTTAAACGGGTGATAACAAATAAATTTAATAAATCACTTGTGTCACCATAACTTGTAGGATTTAAAACATTCATAACAAATCCGTCATCAGAAGGGTTTAAAGTAATTTCTTTGAATATCTCAGTTTTGGGACCAAGATTCATAATTGTCACAGGCATCTGCAAATTGTAATCATTAATTGAACCTGTAAGCACACTGTTAAACTTACCAATAAATTCGTCTGATGTTGGACTGTATGGACTACTACGATAATAAAAATTGTTACTATCGTCATTAAAATAAATTAAATCCTTACAAAAAACTCTTCTCGAGATTTGGTTATTACCCCCATATAAAGTTCTAACGGCAAACGGGAAAGCATACAAAGACCCATTTACCCAGTTATTCGAAAACGTTTGAGAAACAACTCCTTGACACAGAGCATAGAAAAAACGATATCTTAGACCCCACTCGTTGAAAGCTCTTATATCTATTAGTAAATCTAATAAAGGTCTTCTGACAAACACATAACATCCTCGGTCTACCCAATCAGTGTCAGAGCAATTTGGTTCAATAGTGACTGTATTACCAGAATTACTATAACACTCAAGACTAACCATGTTTGCACAAGAAAAACTGTCCAACACATTTAAAGAATCCGGTAAATCTTCAATATCATTTCCAACTATAGTCGCCCCCGCACCATATGTCGTTGTTATTAAATTTTGACCACCAGCATCAATAATGTACATAGTAAACCCTCTATTCATTTGAAGGACAGGGACGATAGAATTCCAATCCTCACCATCCAAAAAGTCTGATGAGGGAAGTCTGTCAGTTCTTAAAACATTCCTCGACTTATTGGACATGTTTATTTGGTTATTTGTTGCAGTGACAGTTGGTAAAAGAGAAAAACTATAGTAAACACTACTACACTGATTTGGGTTGTTTGGTGGTTTGTTTCCACCACCCAACTCCGTATAATAAAAGTCAGCTCCCGACAAATCCTCAGCCGAATCATATTTAGCAGGATTTGGAGTAGAACTGAAAGATTTATTTGACCCATTACTCACAACGATTTCAACCGAGTTTAAATTTGGGGTGTTCAAATAATTAGATACAAATCCAAAAGTACCCGAACCATTTGGGTATATTGAATAATTCCGATTACCATCAATAGCACTATAATATCCAACATTACTTGTGGTGAAAGCCGAGTATCCATTTCCACCCTCGAAAAAATACGAAGAGTAAAAAATGTTATTTTGTGATGTATGTTGTTGGACAGAAATACCATTTGCCGGTAAGGCTTGAATAGGAATATTCAATCTGGTTTGTGCCGTAAATGTTAAAGAATCCGTATTCGGTAGACCTAATATACTACCAATACCATAGCGATTTACATATGAGGGAGAATAAGGGTCAACCCCTCTCTGTAAAATTAAAATGTATTGATTATCAAAACCAGCAAAAAAGTCCCTTGTTTTTATATTCAAAGCATTTTGAGAATCCCAACCACTTAGGTCTCTTCTTGACCAATTTATTTGGGTAGATGAGTTCAATATTTTTAAAAGACCACCAAAAGGGTTTGGAGGATTACACGGTCCTAAAGGAGTAATGCTTCCATTACCCTGTATAATTTGAGGAACTGTGGAAGAACAAACATTACCAAACCCTTGTATAAATCCAAGTGAGGGGTCAAAAGGAGTGGTTACAGTTGTTTGTTGATTGTTTCCTGAGCAATCCACATATGTGACTGTTACAGTTTCCGCAACATTTGGATTACCTATTGCAGTTTCGATTGAATAAGAATTACAAACAACCGTCCCACCCCCTGTTGCTAAAGCAAACGCATCACTTACGGTGATTGCTGTCAAAACTTGATAGTATTCTAAATCAGCGGGGAATTTGTAATTTGTTATTGTTGAACCAGTACTTAAGAAATATGTTTCAGTTGAATTTGTTGTCTGAGTTGTGGCATAGTTAACGGTAATTGGTGCCGGACCAGACTGTAAAGTAACACCAGAAATACCGTTAAAATCTGAATTTCCCGAAAACTTAAAGTTTACATCTGTTGTATTTTCAATACCCACAAAAGTTAATAATGTTCCTGATTCTAAAAAACTTTGAGATAGAATACTTAAGGTGTTATCATAGTGTTTTCGTGTTGTATTTGAAGGATAATCAAAACTGACACTTATTTTATTTTCATTATCAAAATATTTTTTTCTTGTATTGAACACATTGATTCTTTGTGCCATTGGAATATCCGAAGAAATTGCAAAAACCTTTTTGGGTGCACCAAATGAATTCGTTGTATCAGGTAACCTTAGGGTTTGAGATTGGGTTGACCTATTTTGTAAAATCTTATCAATAGGTCCTGTTCTTGTACCCATCGCCTCTGAAAATATCAAAGATAAAACTGAAACATTTGCACTACTTGGCTCCAAGTCATCACCAATTTTTTCCGGTGGTAATCCTGAATAATCTTCAATAGATTCAAAGTACAATCCGCTTGTGGTTAAAGGTGTAAGTAACGATGTGGGAGTAGAATCTCCAACACCATTCAATCCCGAGGTATTACATTCACAATTCGAACACTCAGGATATGTAATCATTGGTAACTTTAACGGTTTTAACTTTAAAAACTCCGCAAACCTTTGAAGGGTTAATGAAAGTCTTGCCCCTCCCGCAACCAAAATTGCACCAATACCAATAAGAGGAATTCCCGCACCACCAAGAATTGCCAAAACCGACCCTACAACAATTAAAGCATTACCAACTATGTTTTGAAATCTTACTATGAAATTAAGTACAAAGACAATAACATTGAGTATTGCACTTAAAAGGTGATATACAAATAAGATTGGGGGAAAAAGAAGTTGGATAAACTGCATTAAAATTGCAAACAAGAAAAATGATAAACTAAAATTTTTCACACCATCATTAACAGGAAACTTATTTACTGTGGTTGCACAATCATTATTGCCGATTTCTTTAACACCAATAAAACGTCCTCTGTTAAATCCTCTTTTGTATTGGTCAATTAAACCTGATGGAGTATAAACCTTATTATACTCCATTTCATAAAAAGTATCCTCACAGTTAATTGCCGCTTGTAATTTTTGATTAATCACGGTTGCCGATTCCGCATCTGTATATCCCGTCCAATCAAGTCCAAAATAATAGGAACTTGCCAGTTCACGACTGGTAGTAAAAGTGTTTGAATAATTGGGGTCGATACCAGGTGTTCTCCAACCCCATTCTCTGACATTAGGTAATAAGAAGTATCCTCTTTTGATTGGGTCTGTATCTGTGGGTGACTGTTGCCATTTAACTTTGAATCTGTATTTTCCTTTGGTTGGAATACCCACTCTTGGGTCTCTTGAGAAAACTCTTTGACCATCCTCATTTGTAGTCACATAATCGAGGTTCATTGGAACCTCTACCATCCAAGTACCGTTTTCGTCTATGACATTACCCGAATTTTCCAATCGATATTCCTCCAAAATAGGTCTTCCTTGATTGTCTTGAACTATAGTTTGTCGAACTGATAACAATTGTCCCGGTCCCGTAGTTAAATCACAAAGATTACCCATGTTATCTTTTGGTTTACAACCACCTGTTAACAAAGAAGGGGGAAAATCACCGAATCCTAATGGTGCTGGAATTTTAAATTCATCTGTGGTGGAAAACAACGAACCAATAAAAACTGCCGTAGGTTGTATATCAATATTTGCATCATCCCTGAGGTCAAAGTCGATACGGCTAATTGAAGATTGACAAATTTCTGGCTCACCCCAAAAGGGGGCAACCTCGAAAACTTTTGTAATATTAACAATTTGAGGTAGAGTGTCTAAATCTGATGAAGTTCTAAAAGTGTTTCCCGCGACTTGTGCTTCTGTAGCACGACCAATTCTAATTAAATCTTGGGGTGTAAGAGAAAATTCTCCGATGTCACTAAGGTCTAAATCCATTACGATGGTTTGTTGACCTACAGGAACTCCCAATATCATGAAGTCACCACTTTCATTTGTCTTAACAGTAAATCTGTAGTACTTGTCGTAGATATCCACAACAACAGGGTCCTCTAAGACATCCGCTCTTGAAGGAAATGTTCCTGTGGCAGCGTGAGTGGAATACGATTGTAAATAAGGGAGAAGATTAAATCTATAACCATCAACATTTTTATCATTAGGTTGAGTATACGGATATAGTTCAACTATTCTGTCATTAAGAGCATCAACTTCAGTAATAGGGATAAAAATGGAAACCTTTGTGTTGGGAATTCCAAATCCACTATTTGCAACAACTCTACCTACGACAACACCAAAATCCGCACAATCCCTAGGATAAACATCATTCTGTGAAATCTGTAATGACAGAATTTCAAGGAACTCAAAATCTTGGTCTAATTGAAATGTAAGGTTTCTATCTACACCAACTTGTGTGTTTATTCTAAATGATTGTCCCATTCAAGGTTTTAATGATAAATATTTATGGTGTTTTTTTTTGAAAAACACAGTTTTACTTAAACAAAATATACCCCGATTGGAAATTAAATAAAGGTGTTAAGAAAAAGAAACATTTTGTAAGTTTTTAACCCTCACAACAATATCTTTTTGAGGATATCTAACTTGATATATCTGATTTGGCTCAGCAAAAATTGTATCATCAACGGGTTGTATAATTCGTAACTCGGGGTCCGAATAAGCCATTGATGTTTCTGACGAAGAATATTGTCCACCAACTTTATTTTCGATTGTAATATCCGCAACTGTAATAACACCTGTAGTATTTTGCACAATGCTTCTGAGTTGAGATAGGTATACATTTTCACCTAATTCTCTACTGAGTGGGTTAAAGTAATCTGAGATTCTATTTACCACTTCTGAAATAATTTGTCCTGAGTTTTGTGTTGCATCAAGAACCACTGAAACATCAACACCTAAATCAATTACATCCGCAGTTGTTACCTGAATGTAATCATTTATCATACGATAATTTGACAAGTAATTAGCAACATTCTGTCTAAGTGTATTAGAAACTATGTTAGTCAATTTACCTGAAGTGTCATATGACAAAAGATTAATTAGAATCTTATTATTGTTTTCAGTGATAGAAACTTTAGCAGGAGCACCAAATTGACTTGGCATATTTCTTAATAAGGATTCGTAATCATTAACCGTAACCGCTCTTTTTTGTGCTGAGAAGTTAAATGAAACATAGTTTCTCACCTCTTCCGTTGTTGGCACATTTGAACCACCAATTGCGGCGGTTGGGTTGTTACATCTTAATGAGTTAATTACCGAACTATTAATTGTTTGTGATGGTCCGTTTACAAAGAATGAAACAGTCCCAATTTGGTTAATCACATTTGTCCCAATATTAGTTGACAAACCACCACCAATTCGGTATTGTACAAATAAAGTTGAGTTGGGCACCAAAGTTGAACCAAGTGAGAAGTTATTACTCAATGATTGAAAATTTACTGGTGTTCCTAAATTGGTAAATGCATTTAATTGGTCTTGAGCGGAAGTAGTTCCACCCCCAAAAGTCATCTTTAAAAATCCTTCAGGTGTGTATTCAGTAATAAATCTATTATTAGTTTGAATGTATCTACCAACTTTTAGACCTGGTTGGTCAGCAACTTTAGTTGGGTCTTCAATAAAAACTCTATCTTCAGCAAGGGCATCAACTTCTAACCATCTATTTGTTAAACCTAAAAATTCAGATGCTGTGGGTACATTTGTATAGTTAGTTCCCGACTTTAACAAAACACTTGTGATTCCCAAGACATTCTTTTCAGGTAAAAACAATTCAAAAAATGGTCTAACATCACTGGCGTTAATAACTCTTTTAAAAACCTTAGTAATTCCATTAACCACCAATTCTCTCTTTGTAATTGTGTAGTTAATAAGATTCCCGTTAGCATCGAAATTTGGAATTTTTGTTCTATTTGGAAATCCTGAACTATTATATGGTGAGGCGAAATCAACATCATTTTGATTTTCAAACGCAATACCCGCTCCGAAAACCTGAGACCCTCTTGTCAATATACCAAGGTATCTTTCATCTTCTTTATCACCAAAAGCCGGTACCGTGATTGAATAATCAACTAAAGCGACAGATGGTCTCTGTCCCGGTATTTTTAGACCATATGTTCTGGCAATATTATAAATTGATGACCTTTGTTGTGCAAATTGAAGTACGGTTTCCTGAATACTTCTATCAATGTTATAATGTAGGTTGTCGGCAACTGCAGCATTCAAATCCAAAAATACTGAAAATACTGACGCATCATTGAAATCTTGGATTAGTTCAGGGTAATAAGACCTGACATAATTTTGTAATTCAACTCTAATACTCTCGTAATCTCTAGCAGTATAGGAAATTCTGTTGTTAGCCATATAATGTTAAATATTCAATATGATAAAATCACTTTGAGCAAAAGTGTTGTTATCCACAGCATAATCAATTCTAACCTTTGCAGTATATTCTGAAGTTCCTTTGCCAGGAACTTTAAAAATATTATCACGATTTTGACCAGGTAATGGTTCACCTTTAGCCAAGGGAACTTCTTCAGAAGGGTCAGCAGGTTCAATCGTAATATTATTAATTAATAAATTTGGCATAAATTGTTCAACGGAATCCCGAATGTCAGCTTCAATTGCATCAAAGGTTAAACCATCAAAAGGTTCAAATAGAAATTCATATAATCTTGTACCAAAAGTTGGTAGATAATACCTTGAACCTTTTTTTGTTAATAATAAATGGATTAAATCACTTCTAATTTGAGCAAATTGTGTTTCAGTTAATAACAAAAAGTCTCCTTTAGGTGAGTCCTCAAAGGGGAATGCCAATCCATATGTAACACCTTCTGCCATATGAGATAAATATACCTTTGTTTTTTTTATAAGAAATGAAAAAACCCGACACCTTAGTGACGGGTTTTTCATTAATTACGAAAATTTCCTTTTATTACGCCTCACAAGCCACACAATGAAGGTCATTCAAGTTCAATTTCTTTCTAGCAAAAGCTTGAGCTGAATTCATTGAATGTTGGTAATAAAGTGTCTTCACACCTAATTGCCATGCGTCAATCAGAAGTTTATTCACATCTTTAGTTGGCATATCAGGTGATATCATCAAGTTCAAAGATTGTGATTGGTCAATGTAATCTTGTCTGATAGCCGCTTGGTTAATGATTGTGGATTGATTGATTTCAGCAAAAGTTCGGAAGACCTCCTTTTGTTCATCTGTCAAAAATTCAAGGTGTTGAACTGAACCATCATGTTTTTTGATACTTTCCCATGTAGTTTTGTTATCCTTACCTAAATCAGCTAACAGTGTTTTTAAAACAGGGTTTTTGATAGTTACCTTTAGTTTTGCGACATCTTTCACATAACAATTTGACCAAATTGGTTCAATCGATTGTGACACTTGTCCCAAGATAAATGCTGAAGATGTTGTGGGTGCAATCGCATTTAAAGTGACATTCCTCCTACCATATCCTTTTAATGTTTCAGGTTCACCAAAAATTTGAGCTAATTCTTCCGACGCTTTATATGATTTGTCTTTGATTAGTTTAAAAACTTCAACATTCAATCGTGCTGTGTCTCTACTATCAAAGGGTAGATTTTTAGATTGAAGTAATGAATGCCAACCTAATACTCCCAATCCAAGTGCTCTTTGTCTTTTAGCGAAGTTATAAGCCTTTTCAAGATAGAAGAATGCTCTTTGTCCTTCAATAGTACCATTGTTTCTAATGTTATCAATTTTATTAATAAACTCTGAAACAACAGCGTCTAAGAAATATACCATCATTTCAACTGCATCGGTATCTTTCCACTCTTCGTAGTGTAAAAGATTCATAGACGATAGTACACAAACAAAAGATTCTTCCTCAGAATTATGAAGAGCGATTTCAGAGCAAAGATTTGAATTGTAAATCTTCATGTCTTTGTCTCTGTAAACTTCAGGAGCCTTGTTATTCATAGTATCGGTGAACATAATATATGGATAACCAATTTCACCTCTTCTTTGAATCACTTTAGCCCAAATTGCTCTCTTTTGTTTGTCTCCCGCAATCATCTCTTGCATAAATTCATCAGTCACAGTGACTGCATGAGTTAGGTCTTGGATTGGAAACCCTTCAGTACCAATTTCTAAAAACTCTTTGATGTCAGGGTGTTCAATTGGTAGGTACGGTGAGAAACGACCTCTACGAGTTGAACCCTGAGAGATATTGTCCACAACACTTTGGAACAAATTCATAAAGTGAACCGCCCCTGGCGCGTGTCCATTATCAGTAATTTCCGCACCTCTTCCACGAATATTACCAAAATAACCAGATGTACCACCCCCCATTTTACTCATTTCACCGACTTCCGCTTGAGTGTACAAAATAGATTCAATGTTGTCTCCAACATTAGAACCGAAGCAACTGACGGGGAGACCTCTTTTTTTACCAAAATTTGCCCAAACAGGGGAAGATAGAGAATACCAACCTTTACCCATATACTCATAGAATTTATCTGCAAATCCGTCAATACCAAGCAAGGTTTCTGCATGGTCACAAATTATTCTAATTCTTTCAAGGGGTTCTTCTCCTTCACTCAAGTATCCACGACGAAGAAAAGTAATGGACTCCTCGTTAATCCAATCGAAAGGTTTTCTATCTTCCATTTTCATTAGTTATTATTATTAAAATAAATCATTTAAAGTTATTGATTTTGATTTTTTACTATAGTTAATACTTCTTTTGTTGAAGAAATCTGTATGTTTTGTTGTTAAAATTTCATCATCAAACCATTCGGTAGTTTCCAATATTTTTTCATCAACTGAAAAGACATTATCAATACCAATAGCATTTAATGATACATTAAATCTGTGTTTAATAAACTCAATTGTTTGCTCTTTGGTTAAGAAATCTAAGTCACCTTCCTCGAAAATCCAATTAACAATTTCCTCCTCAGCTTCAAAAGCTTCTTTAGTCGCGTCAATTAGGTCAGATATTAAATCTTGTGTCCACCAAGAAGGGTTTTCCTTTTTTATCAGGTTTACCAAATCGAATCCAAATTCAGCATGAATATTCTCTTCTTTAGAAGTCGCTTCCACAGCATTACTCATACCCTTTAAAACATTTTTATGTTTATTGAAAGACATAATAACTAAGAACTGTGAGAACAATGAAACATTCTCTACGAACATTGAGAAGAGAACCACAGACTCAAAATAATCTCGATTATCAACTGACTTGGAGTTCGCAATAGACTTCTCCAAATACTTAATTCTTTTGCGGATTGCAGGTACCTCAAGTAAGTTTTCAAACTCACTATTCAAACCTAAAACTTGAATCAAATTTGAATATGCATCTGCATGTCTAACTTCGGATTCCGCGAAGGTTGCTCCAACATTTCCGATTTCCGGTTTTGGTAATCTTTTAGAGATGTCACCCCAAAAAGTTTTGACAGCTATTTCAATTTGTGAAATCGCTAACATAGCCCTTTGTACTGAAGTTTTTTCTTTGTCATTTAAGTGTACCTTAAAATCCTGAATGTCAGAAGTAAAATTAAACTCCGTATGAACCCAATAGGAATGACGAATCGCATCAACATATTCAACAAGGTTAGGATATTCATAGGGTTTTAAATTTACTCTTTTAGTAAAGATGTTGGGTTGGTGTTTTGAGCGATAAATAATATACTCCTTAGCAACATCATTCAGACCATTATCCATAAGTTTGTTTTCCACCATGTCGTGAATTTCATCAACATGAGGAACATGAAATTTGTTTCCACGGAAAATCCCTTTGGTTGTTAGTCTAGCAACCTTATCTGCCATTTCCTCGTCGATTTTGCCGACGGATTCCATAGCTTTTAAAATTGCCCTTTTGATTTTTTCGGGTTCGAAAGTAACTTTTTCACCACTTCTTTTGATTACCTGACGAGTATCTATTTTTAATTCAAAATGATTGTTCATATTTTTTGGGGTTTTTATTTGTGTTTAAATTGGCAATTATTGATGTGAATAATTAAATATTTCAAAGTCAACGTGATAATGGTCACGAATAATTTCTAAACTTTCAGGTTCATAAATTTCCTACCACTTAGTTTTAATTTGACTACAATTTTCATGAGGTAAAAACAAATTCATTTTGTAAGGTAAAGACCGTCTTTGGTTCCATTCTATTTGGAAATTTTTCCATTCGGAAACCAAAGTTTCGTAACGTAATACTTTATCTACAACAATTCTTTTGTTAAGTGTAACAAATTTATATTGTGGCCAATAGTGTTGATGACCTAAATCAACACTCGGTTTTCCTGGTGTTCCGATTTTCTTTACAAAATCATTAAAGGCCTTTTTGTATGTATCAACACTGATTGGTCCGGGATGTGGATGATTGAATTTCCAAGCAGAATAAAACCTATCATACGGATTTCTCACAACACACATACTATCATAATGAAGTAAAACTTCTTCATCATGTTTTTGGTATTCATCGAAAATTGTATCATGACAATGTCCTTCATTAGGATAGTCGGTTTTATTTATCAAAGATAGATGAATACTTGTAGAAGCGTTTTTTGGTATCGCAATGAAAATTAATTTCCACTTATGGTATATCATAAAATTTAAATTATTAAAACGGATTATTATTTTGTTCCTGTCGTGCTTTTCTCTTCTCCAATAACTCTTTGATTCTTTCTTGTTTTTTCTCAACCTGTTGTTCTTCGAAACCTAAGAAGGTTACTGAAGACTCAGTATCTATAATTAATAATTCGTTATCAAATTTACAGTTCTCAAAAACAACACCATCTTGCCCCAAACGAGATTTAGTAATTGCCATTGTTGCCAATTTCATCTCTTTTTGTTGAAGGGTCTTTGCAACTGAAATAATTACATGACCTACTTGAGCCTTTTTGATTGAACCACCCATTTGGTCAGTAGTGACAACTTCAGAAGAAATTGATGAACGATTACCTTGGGTTGCAGTCCAACCTGCCAAATTAAGTTCGTGACACATCGCCTCAAAATGTCTCATGACTGAACCCTCAGCTTTCCACTCATCGTTTTTGAGATTATCAGGTACGACACAATCAATGTAATCCAAAGTAATCATGTCAATCTTAATTCCATCAGCAATCATTTTTCTTACCTGATTTTTGATTTGATTCATTGTCATCGTATCAGAGGGTAGTTTTTTGAGTATAAGTCGATTTGGCATTGAGTTCTGAACCTCAAGTACTTTTTCCATCACATCTTCTTTCATCAAGGCGAGGTTATCTGGTTCTATACCTGTCCATAGAGTGATATGTTTTCTCTGAATTATTTTAACATTATCCTCAAAGAATATTTGAAGAACATTGTAACCAAGGTTGTATGCTGAGTTTGCAATTTTTGTCATCAGGGTAGTTTTTCCCACACCAGTTGGTGCGAGAATAACTCCAATTTCACCTTTTGCCAAACCCCCTTTTAAGAGTCTATCAATACCTGCAATACCCATTGGGATAGGATGTCTATAATCATCATTTAAAACATCATCTAACCCACTGAAAACATCTAATACACCTGTTTCTCTTTCTCCTACTTGAAGTGCTTCACGAACCATACTCTCCACTTGGTCGTATGATTCGAAGTCTCCTTGGGTGATAATTTTCTGCGCTTTGTCCATAGCCTTTTGAAGTTCTTGTTGTTTACAAAACTTCAACGCCTTTTCTTGAACAAAGACGCTACCATCAAATGGAGCGTCCTTGATTTGTTTTAGAGTGTCTAAAACAATCTTCAATGCAAGTTCTTGAGAAATCTCTGCTTTAGCAATTTGTTCTAAAGTATCGAAAGTGGGTGTTGATTGATATTTTCCATAATATTCGCGAATCATTTGAACAACAATTTTGAAGTATTTGTTGTCAAAATACGAGGATTCTAATACATCTACAATAGACTGTGCAAATTCTTTATCTACGATAATTTGGTTTAAAAGTTGGATTTGAAATGTGTTACCGAGATAGTCAAAATTCTTAGTCATATAATTGTGTGTATTCATTAAATATTACTTAGACAAGTCGTATTCCATGTAGTTGTGAGAGAAAATCTCACCTGAAAAAATGTCAGTCAAGCCTTTCAAAATATTTTTTAGGCTGGGACGTACATCAACCGTATATCTGACTTTTGGGGGAAACAATTTACCGTCAAAAATTCTGTGAAAAATTTTTTCTTCGCCCAATTTGACATACATATGAAAGTTCTCAGGACCATCAGTATTTGATGTGTTAAGAACCTCGGGGTCCAAGTAAATGGATTCTTGATTGTCCATCATGTACATGACAGTCTTCATCTTTAAATCTTGGACTAGGTCATCTTCAACTTGTCTCATAAAGTCGACAAGCTCCACCGAGCGACCCGCGTTTGGATTGTAGTTCCTTACATTGTAGAATCTTTGAACTACGATATTCTCATTCAGAGTTAGAAGGAACTCCATTTTGATAATTGATTCTTCTTTCATAATTGATTTTGATTAGATTGATTAAATTTTCTTTTTTCTTTTCTTGTTAATTTTAAAAATGGTTTTAAGAACTCAACGAATGCTTCGTCGCTCTTGGGAAGATACTTGAAGAATCCATCTTCCATCATCATTGATATAATATTCTTCCTGTCTCGACCTTCAGGGTCCAAACTCTCTGAGTAATATAATGTAACAATTTCTTGACCTTCTTCAGTTATCATAGGACTACCTAAGTCCATAATCCTTTGATTAATTATGTAGAATTCATTCCCTAATTCACCATCTTTTGTTCGACCATTTACGATATTTTTCAAAACATTGAGCTTGTTATTTTCTTCAATCAATCTCTTTGTTCTTGTTAAAATATCATCAACATTAAGTGTTGTTTCAAGTACCTCAGGAAAAAATTTTACAAAAGTTTTTTCTCCGAGTCTTTCAATACCTTGGATGTTATCACTTTTATCTCCCATCAAAATTTTGACTGTTAAAATGTTTTGATGTGGAATATAATAGTCCCCGAACTTAACCTTATCACCCATACGGTAAGTGTATCGTTGGAGTGGTGAATAAACGCTTGTCGTCTCGTTAATTAATTGCAACAAATCTTTATCCGAGGAAAAAATAACCTTGGTTTCCTCGGTTGCCATTTGACAATAAAATGCAATCAAGTCATCTGATTCGTTTTCCTCAACTTCAATTTGTCGCACGAAACACTCTTCAAGATATTGTTTCACTCTATCTTTTTGCGTATGATATGACTCGAGTTTTTCCTCGGTCATATCATTTTTACGATTTAATTTGTAGTTAGGATATATTTCGCGTCTAAACTTGGAGTTCTGCTTTCCATCCCAAAATACGATGACTTTATCGTACTCGTTGTCGACCAATTGTCGACGGAGGGTATTGAGGAAGTGAAAGACTCCCCCAATATGATTCCCCTCGACAAATAATTCTCGGACTCCGTGGAATCCGATTTTAAATAAATTATCTCCATCTACTAAAAGAGTTTTCACAAAGAAGATATTAAAGTTCTTCCTTTTCGTCCGTCAATGTAAAATCTCCTTCAGTTCCGATTACTTCTTTCCAATAATCAGAATGTTGTTTTTTGTAAGCCTCAATCGAAGACTTTTCTTCAGCAGTATCTTTACCAGCCAAGAAACCATGTGGTGTTACGATGATTCTACCATCTTCATAACCCAATCCATTTATGTGATTTTTCATCACAGAGACTTTTGTTCGAGTTGCGAATTTGACAGTACGCTTGTCCTTAGTTGCGGTAATTTTTGTAGTACCAGCCCCTTTTTGGTTTCCAAACAAGAATACCAATGAAGAATTCAGCCACACCGATTCACCACCTTTGGCCTTAATCTTAGGTTGTCCGAATGGATTATCAGGAAGTTCAACCCAAGGTTGATTTACAATAACAAGTGTGTTTTCGAACTTAGAATCTGCCTTTCTTGAACCTGAAATTCTTTGGTTAATTCCCATCCCGATTTTATCTGAAAGAGTTGCCGCATTGTGTTGCTTGCCACCCTTACCATCATAAGTCATTTTAGAAGGAATAGAACCTACAGAATCCCACAGGAAACATAAACTATAATCTAATTCACCCTTCTCTTGAGCATCCAATAGTTCGTTGATGTAATCGGTAATTTGTTCGATGTAGTCGAAATTATTGTTGAATATAAAAAATCCGTCCCAATCAATTTCACCAGTTTCTTCGTCAACAACTTCTTGACATTCAAAACCCATAAGTTTGGCGTGTTCAAAACTCCACTTCTGTTCAGTGATAATAAAGACAGGAAGAATTTCCTTCTTTTGTGCGTCAACCGCAGCCTTCACCAACGCAGTTGTCTTTCCTGTATCTGAGTGTCCCAAGAACATATTGATATGCCCAATTGCAGGACCAGGAAGACCAACCGCATCCAAAAAGTCAGGACCCAAGTCAAAAAATCTTTGGGGTTTATACTTTGCAGAAGTTGAGTATTTCTTCTTAAATGAAGAAAAATCAGTTGTTTTCTTGATTGCCATTATATTTCCAAAATTCTGTTAACACTTGAAGTTTGTCACTTGCATTTGCCAACTTTTCCACCATGTTGTCCATTTCCTCCAACATTTGTGGGTGTTCACCAATACCAGCAGCGTTTTCAAGATAAATCATTAGAGTCGCTTCCGCCTCCAAGATTTGAGCCTCATACTTTTTTTTGAGACTATCGATTGTTCTTTGTCTTGTTTCTTTTGTCATGTTTTTAAGAATTAAAAGGGTGGGGTTTCCCCCACCCAACTAACTTAAATTAAAATGGAAGGTCCTCGTCAGGTGTTGCGTTAGCTTGTGGGTCTGTGTAGTTTGAATCACTACTTGATGAACCACCGAAAGATTCGGTCGCTTCGTCATCAGAACCATAAACATAACCACCCTTTTCAGAATCCCAACGGGGGACTTCACCACGAGCGATTGCCTCCAAGTATTCTACTGGTTTCTTAGAATACACATCCATCCAAGTCAACTCATCGTTAACCCAAGAATCCATGGTTGCCTTGTCTTCGTGGATAGCCTGTGGGTCATCATACATAATAGTTGAAACTGTTGTGTATGCAGCACCCTTTGGAGTTTTTTGTTTGGTAAGTTCAATAATGAGGTCACGACCTTTTTCAGGGTCAGTGATATCACCCTTATTACGCCAAATAGGAATAATCTTATCGAGAATACCTTCATTTTTGTAATTGTGCTTGAATCTCCAAAACTTCACACCATCTTCTTCGTGGTCACGGTCGATAACTTTTACAATGTAAAACTTCCGTGACTTGTACTGTTTAGCCAACTCTTTATCAGAGTCTCGTCCTGTTGACATGAGTTCTTCGTAAACCTCATTCAAAGGTGAACGCTCATTGTCATTTTTACCTGGGTCGTAAAATTTTTGCCATTTACCACCCACTTGAATCTCGTGGTACCACGCCTCTTTGAAAGGAGAGCTACCATCTTGTGTTGGAAGAATTCGAACACGGCGTGTTCCTGAATTCGACTTATCGTCCAAAATAAGAGCGAAGTATTTCTTCATTCTCTCGTCTTGAGACATTTTTCCCTGACCCCCCATACTGTTTTGTTGGGCCTTCTCATATTGTGCAAGTACTGCGTCTAATGAACTCATAAAAAATTAATTTAAGTTAGTGTTAGAAAGATAAAAAATCATAGTTTAATAGTCAAATAAAATAAAAAAGGTTGTGTTTCCACAACCTTAATAATAGTAATCTTTTTCAGAAAATCAAAAGTTATATGGTAATTGGTCTTTTTGGTTTAAACCAAATGTCTTCTTAATTTCAGCAGGACTAATGTCCTCAACTTCATCACTTGTTAAAATATATTCGTGTTTACCTGATTTTTCCCAATCTTCTTTTTTATCATCAAAAAAATCTGATAGTTTTTTGTTAAATGGTCCTGAATCAATAGTTCTAAGTTCTAATTTCTCCTCTGCAGATTTTGGTCTAAATTTTTCAAGTTTTGCCTCAATGTCATTTAACTTGTTAACCAAGTTATCCATGTCTGATAGTTTTGTTTCCAAATTTTGTAGATATCCAAATAAATTGTCAAAATATTCTTCTTGTTTGTTTTCAATATTTTTTTGTGCCGATACCAATTCGGTTACATCTAATTCTTCAGTTCCCGTTTCTTCGGTGGTAGAACCTTCATCACCAACTTTTTCTACTTCAGTATCTGTAGCTAAGTCAATCTTTTCAGGTGTTCCTGTGGGTGCTGCAGCTGGTGTAGCCTCAATATCTGCTTCTGGTTCTGCAGGTCCTTCTAAACCTGGTACAATATTCCCCGCAGCTTGTTCAGTGATATAGGTATTGATTCTATGATGTCTCTGAATTTCTTTTAATATCTTCTTATCGATATTCATTGTATTAACCGTTTAATAAATGTTTTATTCCGTTTGGTGTTTCCACACGAACTCTACGATTTAGAGTCACATCGTGACCGGCTCTTTCAATAAGACCATCTCTTTCTCGGATGGTATAGCAATCTCCAGTGTCCAAGTCACAAACTTGTTTAGTACCATCACCATTATCCGTTTGTGAGATTCTGGTTTGCTTACCCAAATACTGGTTCAACATTGAATTAATATTCATAATTCTTTTTCTTAATAAATATACAACCAAAAAGAATAATCACTTTTTAGGTACAAGTGGGGGTAACCGTGTTAATTACATTTATATTGTTTGGTGCAGGTGTTGGTGTTATAGTCGGTGTAAATACCTGAATCGTAGTTGTCAGCCCAAGTTGTCTCGCTAAATTGACTGCAGTAATCAAATTGAGTTGAAGTGTGGTATTTTGAGTTTGTGATGTCCCCCTTGGATATGGCCAATTCTGTAAGAAGTATGCCTCAATACTCTTTTGTCTTATTTCACCCAATGAGTTTGTTACCCTATCTCTCACGAAATTAATGTAACCAAGAGCAGAATCAAACACTGCGAACGGCATTGAAACTTCGGTGGTATTCTCTGTCTTCATTCTTCTACAAGTATAGGTTCTTAAGAAGTATCTATCAGCAGTTGCTCCGTAATCGTAGTTCAGAGTAATCTTACCATAGTTGTTATTTGAAGATACAAACTTACTATCAACACCTGTTGAAGCATAGGACAAAACGAATATCACAAATTTAATATCCTCATCGTCGGTTGATTGATTCAATAATGAAACAAACCCTGCGGTGTTCAGTGAGGTATTTACACCCGCAACTGATTCATAACCCAAAGTATTCAAGTATGGTTCCTCAAGAACTTTAGACATACAAGAGTTTTGAGTATCACCACTTGTACGAGTGTCAGTTGATAAGTTTGCATTGTTACCTTGAGTTGTGGTTGTCGTTGTTCCTCTTGAGACATCTTTTTGTTGTTTAACACTCTTAAGAAGTTTCGTAACCAAATTTTTGTTAATACTCTGCAGATATCCGTCAAGGACCGGCAATGTAAAAATACTTTGTCTAACACCATTAAACTTTGTTTGGAATGTACCAGGAGCTATGGTGTGTTGGACATCGGTTATCATATAAGAACCATTGAACAATGGGACATGTCTTAGGTTAAAGTACATGGTCGGTTGAATAAGCGCATTACCAAAAGAGATAACTTCACACTCATAACTCATATTCTTGTATATGTTATACAACGATACATTTTGAGTTGCCGTGGTTCTACCCGCAGCACTTGCCGACATTAAATTAATTTGTTGGATTGATTCAGAAGTCGCTTTACCACCATTTTGAGAAATACTGAATGAATAAAATACATTTTGATTTCTTGTACCAATATCAACATTGAATCCCACAACTCTGTTAGATAATGCCCAGTCAGTTTTGTTTGTTTGGTCCTCAATCAATGGATTCAACTGAGATTCTCTTAAGTCAAATGCATCACTTCGGAACATGTAGTTTTTGTTCTCACTTTGCATGTCCAAGTAAGTTGAAGGTCTTTCCGTATAAAAACAAACCAATTTTGGTCCCGAGTTTCTGTAATCCACGTTCAAGAAAGTACCCCACATACTATTGGCGAAATCACGACCTGGTTCTATGTTTGGTTGTGCCGCAGCTGAAACATCTTGTACGTTGTAAAAATTAACATAAGCAGGCATTGGCATAACCGAAAAATGGTTTTCAGTGAGTATACCACTAATAAACACAAAGACACTCATGTTGTAGTTCAAGTTGTCTGCGTTTACTAATTTTTGTAAATTGAAAATATCCAAGATAATCTTATCCCCCACATTTCGTGATGCTCTGTCTAAGAATAAAATGTCCTCGAACAAAGTTTGATTTGTATAATCTGAACCCGCAATCCATTTATCATTGAGGGCTTTGAATGTCTCGTACAATTCGACCTTACTTTGTTTTGAATCAAACTTAGATTGAATTGTTCTTTCAGGAAGTTCAGTAATATTTGGTAATTCTCTTCTAATGAGAGTTAGGGTATTATTCAGAGCGGTATTTTGAAAATTCAAATTGACCGATAAATAATTTTGAACTGATTGAGCAAAACTTATACTGGTGATTGTGGGGTCATCAAGTTTTTGTGTTGCATACATCTTAATAAGAGGAGCCAAGAACTCAACATTTTGTTGAGTAAATGCAATGTCGTTATCCACAAAGAAGTCGGTAATGAACGACCCCCCATTAGTATATTGTAACTCAGGAATTTGTGAGAATCCAACATTTTCCCTCAAAGCTAACCATGCTGCTGGGTTATCAATCTGTGACTGAATTAATGTAGTTGTACCCCCTGCAGTGGGTAAAGACCCGTCAACATAAGGTTCAAACGGAATTGGGTCAACGACAATGTTATTTCCCGTAATATAAGTTAAGTAAGAATCGGTTTCCCTTCTTTTGTATTGTGTCGGGTTACCAAGTCTAAGTGCCACATCATACTCCATAAGGTTTTGAATCTCACTCATAGACTTAGAGAACTGGTCGTCGATGACTTGTTTGAACAAATCTTCCTGAGACGCAAATGTCGCAGGTAAAGGAACACTCATCAATTCTCTGTAGAGAAGTTGGAAGTTTCTGTAGGACTCGTTTGTTGAGTTTCCTTGAGGACTTATCCCTCTTGTTGATGCGGTTGTTTCATCAATAATAAAATCCCCATCACCCACCTGTGGGTCAAAGTTAAGAACTGACTGAGAGAATTTAAGATATTCTCTTTCAAACAAGTCAAGTACTTGTTTCTCAAATGTTCCAAGTAAGTCATCTACTTTTGAGTAGTTGTCCGTAACTAACGTACTTGTTGTGTTATTGATTAACCTAAACGGAGCAACATCACCTATTTGTGGAATGAGGTTCATATACGCATCGTAGTCAGGTCTTTGGATATCTGTTAGGTCAAGATATCCGTAGTTTGGCATCTTCCAAAAGGTTCGTACCGAACCATTATAAAGAGAAGGATTGTTAATTAAGTCTTCAGTTAATACCCCAGCTTGGTTAAATGCAACCTCACGGAATTGGTTTTGATTGGTACCAAATGAAGGAAGGACATAATAATTCGTTCTCGGAGTAGACGGGGGGGTATTACAAACTAACTGAGTTGGGTTAGAAGGTTCTACCGTATCGGGGATAATTGAACTGTAGGTGTTTAGATTTACAACCCTATCTAATCCTGTTGTATCTACTGTTGAAACAAATATATTTGACTCAGATAGATTCTGAACTTTGAATCCTTGAGCTAATGATTGGTTAATTTCACTATCAGTGTAGTTGGTCCAAAGGTCTACTCCGTTTAAGAAGTAGTTAAAGTCGTTGATAGTTTTTGGGTAGAAACCGATTTGAAGTTCATCATACTGTGTCGTTCCATCAAAATCAGTCTCTTGAAGGGTAATTGTACCCACTCCGTTAAGGGTGTAACTTGTACCTGTTGAACCACTAACGGGGTCGTAGTTGTTGATGTAATCGAAGTCAGTCCAAATGGGACTTAATATATCTTGACCTGTTTGAATAAACTCTTTGTATCTGTGCCAAATTGAACCATACTTTAAAATCCACACATATGGAAGTCGGTGTACTGCACCGAACTTCTTCATACTCGCAAAGATAAAGTCGAGTGGGATTGCCGAATCCAAAGTCTTGTACCTTTCCTTAAGAGTTGCTAATGGCAGTGAGTTCAAGAAAAGATATGCGGCTTGTTTGTAAGGGGCACTTACATTGTTTTTTTGGTTTTGTACCCCATACTGAATCGCATTGATAAAATATGGTGTGTTCAACATCGAGGTGGTTGTACGACCAATTGTTCCTAATTGGTTTGGAACAAACCCTTCGGTTGGTAAAAGTTCGGATGCAGTTCTACCCAAGAAAAACTCCGCCAACCCGTCTCTTAAATCGGGTGATTGAACTTCCAAGTAAGAGAAAGTTGTTACTGGTCTAACAGAAGTCTTGTCCAACGCATCTTCGAAGTTGGTAATCAAGTTTTTGGGACCATACACCTTATAGGTTCTTGTGGTGTTAAATACACGATTATAGTCACCTGTGAACAAGTAGTTGTTCAGGTAGGTTGCGTTCCACAGAGCGTCTGTAAATGGGTATGTGTCAGTGATTTGAGGTAGATTGGTGTTTGTAGTTGAAAGAAGTTGTTCTAGATACTGAATCTGTGGTAATGAGAAGTTCTGAGTTTGAACCGAAGTTGACAAACTATTCATCGACAGAATTGATGAACTATTGTTTATTTCATCCCTCAAGTATCCTGTAATGTAATAATCACGAACAAAGTTGTTCCAATCTCTACCAGTACCATCATTGGATATGGTGGATAAAAATTCAACATAGTTGTTGGCAGTAAGTGGGAAGTTTTTTAACTTCAAAATGATATACGGAGCACTAATTCCCAAACTTGAAACGATATTGTTGGATTCAACTTTTGAAACAAGTTCTGACACACCAGTCTCCAATGGTGTTCCAACCACCCTTCCCAATCCTGTATATCTTGGGTATATGAAACTTCTTTCATAAATCTCATAGAAGAATCTCACCTCTTCTTTATTGAGGTACGCCAAGTTCACATAAGGGAACTCAAGAGCGTTGATATTCAATATTGAGGTTACTTGTCCACTGTTCTCTTGTGTGGGTTGACTTATTGATGGCTGAAATTTTTGAGCCACACCCTTGAGGTATTCTTCAACAAATTCAACTTCAGGCCATTTGTCATACAGGTACCCTTTTGTAAGATTAACAATCGCAGGGTCACCAGGATAAGCTAATTCGTATCTGTTTTTTTGTGGGTCAAAGTTTCCTGTAGTACTTGTGTTGGTGATGTTGTTTTCAATAAAAACTTGTGGCCATGGGTAGACAGGTTCTTCGGAACTACGAGCCGCATCCGATGCGTTTGCTGCATACTGAACATTTCTTACCGTATCAGAGTTAGGAACTGTAGTTGAATTATTGAACACCACACTTTTTCTAACTGGGTCAGTTCTTACATCCCAAGCAGTTCTGTGTACTTCATCCATCAATCGGATAAACGCTTCGGTAGATGCGAACATAACGGCCATAACGTTTCTTACGGTGGGTACAAAACCAAGTCCACTGGTTGATGCTATAGTTTCAGCCAACTTTGCACTAATTTCAGTTTCCAAATTGGACACCTTTTTGTCCAAATCAGCCTGCATTGTTCTTATCAAAGTGTCAAATCTACCAGGACCTTCAAAAATAAAAAAAGGTTTTTTGACTTCTTTAATCCCTTGAGGAGTCATCTCAATTGTGACATTAAACTGATTTTTGAGAAGTTGTACAAAAAAATCTGCAGTTTGTCCTGAAGTCGGATTGACAATTCCTGTTTGTTGTCTGAGTGTTCTAATTACATCTACCTGACTTGGGTCAATAGTTGCTATAAAAGTTTTTTGAGTAATAGAATTGTCAATTTTTAAATTCTTTACCCCCCTTGTTTCCCCAAATGTTCTGTTCTCATTTAATCTCAAGTTGAAAGAATCTACCTCAGCTTTTAGCTCCGTTAAGGCCTGTTCTCTTTCTTGCGGACCCAATTCCGTCTTAAATCCAAACACAATTGTTTCATCTTTAAGAATATATGCGTTTGGATTGATATATTTGGTGAACCAAGAATTTTTATCTCCCCGTACTTTTTTGAAATATTCATCCAAATACTTACCATATGATGTGGCATCAGTTAATGGTTGTAAGTCTGCTTTGCCTTTGAATTCATTTAATAAATCTTGTTCAAGATGTTGAAGTTTGTATGCCATTTCAGCAACGGTAATTTCAGGGAAATCCAAAGGAATTAATCCTTTAGCCTTGTATTCCCCATACATCTCTTTAATTTTTTGAGTTCCCCTCTCTGAGATTGTTTCGATACTTGTTTGAGTGCTTGATATTGTTGAATCTCCAACCAAACCACCTTCATATGAATTCTGATTGATAACACTTGTATCCTGAAGACTCACATCACTTTGAGTTATGTTGAAAGTCTTACTGTACATGTGAGGAGTCGCAATCAAATGTCCTAAGGAAATTTCGTTGAGGATATTGTATTTGTATCCGTAAAACTGACAGGTGATTTGGTAGTTACCACTAAAGGTGTTGAATCTCGCATCAAACTTGTGAAGATTCAATTGATATCTAATGGCTTGTCCGTACCATCCCTTCATTGTAAGGTAAAAGGGGGGATATGGTAAATTGAAAAAGGCGGCATAAGGGGACTGGTCACCTGATTCAAACAATGCTTTACCTTGTACATCCTCAAGTTCAATGGTTACTTCAGGAATGAATGACATTGTAGTCCTAACTTGAATACTTGTGATACCAAGTAACCCTGGGTCAATTACCCTACCTCTATTGTCTGTCGCGGTAAATTGTTTGTAAAATTTTTGACCATTTTGGTCGTTACTAACTACCGTTTCATATCGTTGTAATCTTGCCTTACCTTGATTTGAATTTTGTCCCGTCAGGTCATCATAATAACCTGTGTTGAGAAATTCATCATCGTTTGGTTTTAGGAAATTAATCGAAGCAATTGAAATTGTTCTTAAGTTATCCTGAGGGGTTCCTCCAATGGCAAGTTTCGTTCTTGGAAGAACTGAAGCTTCCAAGTTTGCATACATAACCAAATTTTCGTGGTCAACAACTCTTTCTTCGATGATGTTTTTTCCACCGTTACCGATTCTTGAAGTCTTATTCGGGTCTACTAAAATTATGTTATTGTAGTCCGCTTCAACAAAAATGTTTCCCGAGTTGTCACCGAATACATTACCTGCCATAATAATAGAAATAGTTGTCCACCGCTAATTTGTAGTCCTGTAGAGAAGTTATCAAAGGATATGGAATATTCAAGACAGCACCGTCGTAGATGTTATTTTCCAATCCACCAAACTCAGGATTAGCCTGAAGAATCAACCAAGAAAAAAATGGTGTTCCATAATATTCTTGAGATACGGTGTCCAATCTACTTCTTCCTACTTTGTAAACAAAAATTTTGTCTGAAGGTTTTGGGGCAAGTGGAACAAACGGAACAACACTGGTTTGTCCGTTTATTTCAAAAGGGGTGTATCGATTATAATAATTAAATGCCATTATAATAATTGTGCCTTTCCGATTATAACATTTGCACCAACCGAAGTGGTCCAAGATGTTGTATTGGAGTCAATGTTATTTTTGTTACCTAAGTTTTTAATTAATTGTACTTGTTCTGCGGTTGGTTGTAAAATGGTTTCGTAGGTAAAGACTCTTTCTTTGTTTAGGTTGAATGGGTTGAAATTCAAATAATCTCTAAGAGCATTTGTTTGAAAATCAGTCAAGAATGTATTTGTCGCTGCGTTTTCTGATAGGTAGGCAGGTCTTGCGACTCCCTTCCAATAGTTATCGAATGATTGTTCCACTTGAACAAAAGTGACATTACCCAATACTCCTTGGTTATCTCTTAAATTACCAATAATAGCTTCCTTGAAAGTATTGTATCGATTCTCATCCAATATTTGTTGTGACAAAATGAAGTATTGTCTTCTATTTGCCTCACTATCCCAAAAGGTATCATCCGTAAATGGCTCAAAAACTTGTGATTTAACAGCATCTTGGTCAGGAAGGTCTGTTACGGTATATCCCGAATAAACTTTACCACTCACATTAGCGGTGTACAGACTCTCAATTACATTATTGAATTCTGTGAGTGCCGAAGCCACCACTCCAATATCTTGAATAAGTTCTTCAAGAGTATTTGTCACACCTGCAGAGGACGCTGATATTGCCGATGTTCCTGAGATGTTCAACACAACAGCATTACCATTCGTGGTTTGGAATCCATCCATACCTAAGGTCGGGTCACTATCGTAGTACGGAATCACATTTGCCCGAGAAAGTGTTTGAATATAAGATGTTTGAGTATCAACTAAGTTTTGAAGAATTGTTGTTGCCCCATTTTGGAATTCACCTCTAAAGTTAGCAACATAATCTTTGTAATTATTTTTGATAGCTCTTATCGTTTTATTCGAGAATATTCTAACATCATCAACCAAGTATTTTATAAATCCATCTTGGTCGTTAGTAATATCAGTGGTAAATGATTGGAAAACACTATTCACATCACTTTCGAATTTTGATGGTTTACCAAACAATGGTACATTGTATCCAACACCAGTTACTAACATTTCACCATCAGTATATCTTCTTGAGAAACTAAATTGTTGTCTAACAGCATTGTTGTATTGTAAATTCAAATCCCTAATCTTGTTATTAACTGTTGCAAAATAGTTTTGTGTCTGACCAACTAAAGAAGCCATAAATTCTTGGTATGCAATCGTACCAATATCCCCATTAGCAGTGTTTGTCGTAGTTAAAACACGACCAATCGTTTCTAAATTGCTCTTTGGTTGTGTAGATTGAACTTGATTTAACGTTGGTGGTGGTACCTTAAGATTAAGTTGTTGAATGAATTCTTGGTCGAGTACCTTGTAACTATCGTCCGTAGCGTCCGCTCTATCGTCATATATTTCAGTATTCGCATAGAAATTGAACGACAATGCATTCTGTAGTTTGTCTACGGACTCTTTCAAACCTTGACCCCCAACAAATTGGAATGAAAGTGTTACATTTGCAATCATCGGTTGTACACCAATTCCTTCAGGATTCAAATCCAAATCCTCATATGTAATTGATAGGTTTTCGGGTATAATCTTGGAGTGGAAGAAGTCACCAACCCTTAATACTAATACTGGTGGAGCACCAAAAGCTGTGTTTACGGCATTGTTATACTGAAGACTGGTTCCTCCTTGTTTGTCAGTTTTTACAGTTGGAATTGTGTCTCCAGGTCTCATACACTGTTGAAGGAATGTCAATCTTGAATTGAGACCTTCAGGTGTTATAGAGTGGAATGCAGGATGAAAGAACTTTAGTTTTTCTTTCAAACTGTCATAGACCATTGGCGTTTGTTCTTTGATTACTTCAAAATAATCACACTCAGATAATAAACTACGAAGAACTCTTTTTGTAATATTGTCTCTAAAAACAGTTTCTTCAACTACCTGTGTCACGGGTGGTTTCGGTCTCCTTTGTTCAATGATTTGTTCATCATAAAATGGAATTTCTTCAGGAACATCAATGTCAGTAGTAGGTGGAACTTGTTTAAACTCAATGTTTGTAATTGCCGTTCTACGACAAGCCATCGCATTGACACTATAAACTTGTGATGTTCTTGAAAGAGAATCTTGGTTCGTACAATCAAATAAACCATAGGCTCTGTTATCAAGTCCAATTGGTATTACATTTTTAGCTAATTCTCCCTCTGTAATTTGAGTGATAGTCAATCTTTTAGGGTTACTTTCCATAAACGTTTTTAATTGACCAATACTTTCAATATATTTAATTGCGGAAACCATTCTTCTTTGTGAAAGAAGTTCGTTGTATGGCACTGTTTGAGGATTAGAGGCACTACTCTCTAAAACTAAATGACATGTTGCAGTCTCATCGTTTTCTAAATCCTTACTAAGTTGGATTAACATTTCCTCAATTGCACTTTTGTTTCCTTCCACAACTTGAGTAAAAAATTCTGAAACCTGAAATTGTTCATTTATTTTTGAACTCTCAACTGCATATTTTTGTTTGTTTGCTGGACTTGTGTAAGTATTATAATAAACCTCATAATTCTGTACTTCAACATTCGGTTTAGGAATGTCATTTTCGAAATACAATCCATAGTTTTGAAGTTTCAAATAATCAAATCCTGATGTGGTGAAACTTGATTGAGAACCTGATGGCGTATACCCCCCTCCAGCAGTTCCACCGGCACTAGTATCAAATCCCCCACTTTGAACTGTTCTCACATAGTATTCCACATCCTCACCTGAAACATTTTTTGTTTCCAATCTTTGTTGAATTTCAAAAATGTCGTTAGGATTTACCGTGTAATACTTTCTTGCAAGTTCATACAAATCATATTTTCTACAACCAGCGAAGAATGAATCCAAAATTTCATCAGCTCTTTGACTCAAATTTGTATCATTCAAAACCCTATTAACCAACATATTCATTACAGAGGGGTGGTCAACAACAATTTTCCATTGTAGGGAACCAGACCTTGAACTATTTGCATAGGTAAACACTGGCTCGGGTCTCCCAATAAAATCAGTTTGTTTGAAACTTGCTCTTGTTGATTCATTAAAGGTTAAACCGTAAGGAGGAAACCACATAACTCGTCCACCATTTGGTCCTCTCTCACAAACAGGTAAATCAGAATATGTTAAACCAGGTCTGTTAGATGTTCTCCAAGCAAGGTTTTCCAATGAGAACATGTACTTTTTAGCATATCCATTAGGTCCACCGATAATATTGGTTGAATCTTGTCCACCTTCTCTTTTGTTTGGTGCAATGTTTAAGTTGTAGGTCTTATCAAAAATAGAGTAAGAGAATCTTCTACCTTCAGTGGTTATACCATCTTGTTTTTGTAAATCATTGTACTGAAGGTACGGAGTATCTTTTTGGAATATTCTACAATATTCTGCACCTACTTCAGCGCCGATAGCACCAATATATCTTTTTACTCTCGAACCTTTTGTAATTTCTTTATATCCGTCGTTGAATACTTTGGATACTTGGTCTATGGCATTTCCGGCGTGTTGAAGTCTTCTACCTCCTCTTGGCTGCGAATCAATGATTCTTTGGGTGTCATCCATAATCGAACCCTGTCTGAATTCAAATTCAGTTGACTCTGTGGGTTGATATGCTGACGGTCTAAAGTCTGGGTCTTCAGCAATTATTTCACCACCATTACCAACAAACTTTCCAGCATTTCCCTTGAATTTTGGTGATACCCAAGTAAACCCACCAACAATGTCACCACCACTACTATATGTTGGTCCATTTGCGCCTAAGTTTAGAGATTGACCTGGTCCCTCATAGAGTTGGGCCAGTTCCTGTGGACCATAAACTGGAGACTGAATTTCTCTACCGAAACGGTCAACAGGAATATCACCTGAGGGTGAAAATATTTGAGCAGGTTCAGATTTTACACTACCGATGTAGTATTCACCATTGTTTGTATTTCTACCTTGAAGCGCCCCCGCAACTCTATCAAAAATAGGTCTATCATAACCAGGCTTGTAAAGATTGTAATCTAAGTTCTTAAATAATTGTGACCTTTGACCACCACCAGTGTTTTCCAAAAATAATTGGGAACCTCTAAGGTTTGATTGAGAATTTAATCTCGCAAAAAATCTTCCAAGACCAGCAGCCGCATTTGCCCCCAAAAACGCACTTGCTAATTGTTGTCCTGTCGTCGGGATACCACTATTAATTTGAGGGTCAAAATACTGACCCGGTATAACAGAGAACGGTGCATAAGAACCTGAAATTCTATTCAAAAGACCTGCCGCCGCACCGGCAACTGTTGACCCCTCAGTGATTGTCCAATTCGGTTCCAATAAAGGAACCCTACCATTAATAAACCCTAAGATATCTTCCCCCCCGTTTACATTAAGGAAGTTAGCCCTTCCTAAAGTATTCCTTCTTATTTGACGACCAATATTGTATTCTATTTGTCTTCTTAGGTTTGTCGCTGCTAATTTTGCCAAAAAAGAGTCACTCGAAAGAAGTCCATTAGAACCCTGTGGGTCAGGGTTGAGCATAATCCCTATTGTAGAATATGAGGACGGATTGAAGTTAGGATATGGTTGTGCGTTTGTTGAACGTCCATTGTTTTGAGTCAATATCTCTAATGAACCAAAAAACTGAGCTGAGTCCAATAGTTGGTCCGTACTTGCATAAGCATTTAGTGGTTTCCACGCAGGAGCCACTCCAGGGAATCCTATCTGAGCAGCACTGAATCCCTCATCAATAATGTTCGCATCTTGATATCCATATTCACCCTCATTACTTCGGGTGTTTTGGAGAATGTTGACATCTCTTACTTGTTTGTATCCTCCGTCTGAACCATATTGGTTTAAAGGGTATAGGAGGTTGGCTAATACGGGAGTATCAATTAAAGTATCATCAGTATCAACCGGTGATAAATCTCGTTGAATAGTTTCGTAGTTATAGGGGGGGTTAGGAAATTTGGGAGACTTCTGATAAGGTTTTAAATTCCTTACCACGAGTTTCTTCCTAAAAACCTCTGAACTTGGAAAATCAAGTGGACTACCCATTTACTCTTTTATTTATAAATAGGTTTTTAATTATTTTTTTGTCAATTCTTTAATTGCCGCTTCGGTCTTAACCTTAACAATCTTATAGATATTGTCCCTAACTTCGGGACTATTGAATATATTAAAGATTTGTTGGTCAGTTAGATTGTTCGGTGCGTTGACATCTATAGTAAAATTACCATCAACATTGACATTTCCAGTAATTGTTTCTGTTGTTGTTGAGGTTTGTCTTTGGTATTGTTCCCAATTCTGATATCTTGTGTCTGTCTGTTCTCCTATTCTTGAGATATTTTGAGCAGCTTCTCTTTGAGCACTACCTTCACTATATCTCGCAAGAAAGGTTTGATATCTTTGAGCTAAGTCCAAACTTATTGTTTGTTCTTCTGCAGCTGTTTTCATTGTCGATAAGACATCTTCTACCGAACCCTCACCTTTAAGTAAGTTCATGATTGAGGTTCCAACAATATCTCCGAAGTTTTGAAATTCTCTTCGAAACTCTTCACCAGTTGGTAATGCACCAGGACTAAACGCAGCATCCGCAATTCTTCCTTCCTCGGTTCTGACATACTCTATGGCTCGTTGTAACCCTTCTTGACCAGCTAATGCATAACTCAATCTCATGGGGAGTGCCGCGATATCTCGCGCCATAATATCACTTGTTGATAATTGACTTCGAGCAATATCCTCCATTGTCTTAGGTCTATCCTCACCCTGTTTTTTGATAAGTTCAAACTGAGCTTGTGATAGTTTGTCTAAACTTTCCGTTTGAAGTTTTCCTGTCTCGTCTCTGAATTGAACTTCATACTTTCCACCTTCACCCATTTTAGCCATGTTGGCAACCAACATTTTATCTTCATCACTACCTCTAATGTCAAAAGATATTTCACCTAATCGTCTATCTAAATCCGCAGCAGCTAATGCAGTCTTTGAAAATTGTTCAAAGGACATTCCCGCAGTTTCGGCAAGTTCCTTCATCAACCTTACTCCACCAGGATTAATTCTAAAATTACCAGCCTTCTCATCGAAGTAGGTAAATTGTTTGGTCATCTCAATTAGTGAATCCTGTAAACCTTTTGGGTCATTGATAGATTTATCCATTAAAATGAACGGGTCTACTAAATCACCTGTCGCAACTCCCAATCTTTGGAAAGCAGCTGCCATTTGTATTGCACCTTCAGGATTTAGAACTTTTTCCGCAAAATCCGATGTGACCTGCATGTCAAATCGAAGCATCGAAGCTTGAGCTGCCATTTTGGTAAATCCCACAACACCATCTTGGAAGTTGAATCGATTCATCAAATCAACTTTGGTGAGGACATCTCCCATAATTTGAACTGCATTCAAACCTAATGATTGTACATAACCAACAGATTCTTCAACACCCTCAGCAATATTTGAGAGTTCAATACCAACAATACCAAACTGTTCAACTAAAAATTTTACTTCTTGACCAAGAAATTCCGATGTCGCGAAAATTTCTTGTAGAGATTCTTGAGATGCAACAACATTTCTTCGTGCACCTTCACCAATTTCTGCAATAGTTTTACTCAGTTCTGCTGCAGACCCTCCAAGTCTAACAAAATCCGCAACACCATCAGATACCGCAGTTGAAAACTCTAAAAATCTTTCTCGTGATTCACCGAAAGACCTGTTAATACTGGTGACACCATCTTGTATTCTACCGATATTACCAGCCAAATCAGCAGACTCACCAATTAATGACTTTAAATTACCCAAAAACCCTAAATCTTCATCTGCCATTATGGACTTTTATATTATAAATAGGGTTTTTGTTATTTTTTTTGGTTATCTTCAACCCACTTATCCAACAGATACTTCCGTATAAAAATCGGCATACTCATAAAATCTGAGTAGGGTATAGAAAATATTTTAGACAAATAGTAAAACTCGTCTATTTGGTTTTTTCTATAATCAGAAGAAAGGACGAAAAAAGTCAACCCCGAAGCCAATGTTCACCATTAGCTTTTCTCCTGACGGGGCAATAATCACCCGATTCATATCTAATCGAGGCACGTTTTCATTCATGAATTTTTTTATGTACTTTGAATCCGCAAACGGCATGGATTCCGCAAACTTTTGGATTTCTACTTTGTCTTGAGTACCATCAACCTCCACAATTTCTCTTTGTAGTCTCCAAGTTCTAATTGGAGCAACTCTCCCTTGAGGATAGGTTTCAGATAAATTATTAATTTCTGTAACTTCACCGAAATTGAGTGGTTTCAACTTAACTGTTTTTTCGGACATCGGTAGTTTTGTTGTAAAACTTCCGTCTTCATTTGGTTCATTACCACTAATGATGTTAAGTTCGTCAAGTCTTTCATTCGCAACAAACTTTCTGTTTGTTTTGGGGTCAGTTAAATTCAATTCGATATTTGGACCAAATGCAGTGTTTCTTAAAAAAATTAAAATCGCTTCAATATCACTTTCGAGTAAGTCTTCAGGTCTCACACCTGGCTCATAAATTTTGGCTCGTAGAAGATTTGTGGTCATATCTTTACCACCCGCAATCAAAATATTTTCATCACTTGCAGTCAAGTAACCAACCTTCAAAGATGATTTTTTATTCTTATAAAACATTCCCTTTGAGGGAAGGGGTACTACATCGTGTGGTAGTGTAAACTGTTGTTGTCCGTAATTAATCGTTTCTTGGTCCATATAAAAGAAAAACCGTAGAGTTTAGCTCTACGGTTAAATATAAAAGTTAATAAAAGTAAATAAATACAATATTAGTAAATCAATACACAACGGTCCATCCTCAAAGTGGCACTGATTGTTGCCAATCCATCTTGAGAGTAGTTTAAGGTATTAAAGTTCACATCTGTAAGGAATGTACCATAGAGAATCCATTTCTCCACAACAACACCTGTTGGGTCTAACATCTCTAAGTCAATGTCTTTTTTGTATCCTGCTGCGTATCCCATACGACCAGTTACTGATTCAGCGTGAAGACGTACCCATTCCATAAGAGCCTGTGCCGCTGAAGGACCAATAGGGTCACGGAATGTTACGGGAATAGTTTGCCAGTTAAATCTTCCCGCAACGAAGGTTGAGGTATTCAAGAACTGAATTTCTGTTGGGTTAATCGTAATGTGTGGTCGAGCAGTTGATTCTACAAACCACTCATTAATACCCAAAGATGATGGAAACCTTAATATAAACCTGTTTTGTCTTTTTGGTTCATAAGGAATCGGCATTTTCATTAATAAATCCGCCATGGTAATATCTTAATTTTTACTTTTATCTTTTATTATAAATATACCAATGGGCATATTTTTTCTATTGACTTTTTTTTGCGGAAATTTATTCTCAACTAGAGTTCCAGTACTAGTATTCTTTTTTTATTCCTCCTTTAGTTGAATATGTTTTTACCGGTTCTTTAATTGATTTAAAATAATCTTTAATCTTTTCTACATTCCTTTCATCATCATCTGAAAATCCTATAGTTGGCTTGCCTGGTACGAATTTATTTGCTATGTCTTTTTTTAGAAATGCTGTTTTATGTAACAGCGCTGCCATAGATTTAACATAATTTACAAAATCTGCCATTGCGCGTACTTTAGCTTCTTCAGGAGAAGATGCACCATCTTCATTTCCAAAACTTACAGGGTTGTAACGATTTAATTCTAAATAAGACTTAATCATTTCTTCATCGGTCATTTTTTCTTCGTCCACAAAGTCCCGATATTTTTTTAGATTTTTTACTAATTCTTTTTTGGAAATACCCCCAAAATCTGTATTGATGTAATTAAAAATAGCTTCTTTGATTGTATTTGGATTATGACCTCGAGCGGTTATAATCGCAAAGATTGAACCATTATTGATTGATTCTTTGAAATCATTCCATGCTGGTCCAACTTTAGCCTGTAAGGTATCTTTCAAAAATTGTTTGTCACCATGAACCCCAAAAAATCGGAATGGGTCATCCGAGTAATCAACAATTTTATGACCTAAGTAATTAAAAGTTTGTTTCCCGATTTTGTCTCTGTGAGTTGCAAAATCCTCAGTTGACATTTCCACTTCTTCATCCTTATCATTTAACAGAATGATTTTGGTTGGCATGTGAACAATGTTATCATCCCAATCAAACGCGTAGTACTTGAGGTCTGGCGTTCCACTTTTGAAAGTGTCCTTAATTTTAGTTTTCATTTTCGATTAGGCAAAAAAAGGGTGGGAATTTGTTTTCCCACCCCAAAGATATTAAATATTTTCGAAAGAAGCTCCAGTCGGAGTAATTAAAAACTCAATATCAATAAATTCAAGTGCTTTAGTTGGTTTCAAGTAAATCTTTCCTGTCAAAGTGTTTCTATCCAAATCTTCAGGTGTAGACGCTACTGTAACTCTAAAGTCGTATAAACCACGGTCTCTTCTGATTGCATCCAAGATTGGGTTTACCGAATCCAAGAATTGTTGTCTTACAATTTCATCGTTTTGTTCAAACAACAATCTTACCGCAACCGCAGATATCAATTTACGAGCCTGAAGTAATAAACGTCTTACATTCAATCTGTTTAGTGCTGTATCTCTAATTTGTAGAGTTTTGTTACCCCAAATTACTGTACCAACATCGGAGAAAGTTGCAATTGGATTCAACCTTCCTTGATAAAGGGTGTCCCTATCTTCTTGAGTAAGTTTTAATCTCGCCTTCACTGAGTTCACAAGACCTCTTGTGTAACCTGCGGATGCGAACCAAGGGAATGAAATATTATCGGTTAACGCTAAGTTTCTACAAACCTGACCTGTTGGTGGTATGTAAATCTGAGTGTTGTTTACAGTATCTCTTTCCAAAATCCATGGGTAATAAGATGCGGTGTATGATGAATCTATACCTGTTTGGTCAAGGTTATCTACAGCTTCTTGTGGGTAAATAATTTCAAATTGTGAAGTACCATCATTTGTATACATATTGTAGTCTGGTGTGGTCACAATGTATACCGAGTCAGCTCTCTCATTTTCAATCATACCAATTGCTAATTCACAAAGATTTGAATTATTAACATAATCAATCCCAGGAGTTGCAAACACATTTATATTTGTTGATTCAGGATTAGCAAACGATAATTGACCCAACAAATATGCGTAGTAATCAGTGTTTGCAAAATCTTGAGTGTTGTCACCAACAACTATTCGTTTGAAAGTACCATCACCCGATGCGGTTGGATAACGTTGCGTCGGGGTTGCTCCTTGCAAATATCCTGATGCTCCTAAAGCAAACCTATCTTGGTTTGTTCTGAATTCTCTGTAGATGTCCCATCCATCGAAACCACCTTGGAATACACAAGTAAACTTTCTTGAATACAAGAAATAATATGGATTTTCTTGATTTGTAGGTTCGTCATCAAAAGTTGCAACACCACAAACAAAAGCTGGTGTTCCACTTGTAACTTGGGAATTAGTAATTTGGATAATTGTTGCACCAGAGTCCATGTGGAAACCTTTGGTTTGATAATTCCAAGGTTCGGAAGTTGTTGCCAAATCCCAACCTACAATAGGATTTTTCTTACCCTTGTATTGTAATAAATCGGTATCCACACCAAATTGAGAAGAGATGCCCAAATAAGTTCTCCTTACAATATCACCTGATGAAGAAACAATGTTGCTTCCACCAGCACTTGTGCCAAATGGTGGGTCAAAAATTGTTTCACCCGGGAAAAAATATTTGTTTTTAATAATTGGGAAAGGTGATGGATTACTTGCACTTTCGTAAATTCTTTGTTCTAAACCAAAGAAACCACATGGAAGCGCGTCTATTGGATACTCGTCAGAGAGTTCAACCATTATGTAAGCCGAATTCAAAGGATATTCACCATCTAAAGAGCCAATTTTTTTAGCAACAAAACTATTTGAACTTGGGTCCATCGTACAGTTAGTGAATTTTTCATAGACTACAGGATTAGCATCTGTGTCAAAAAAGTCTCTAACTTGAACGTCAAAAGTTAAATTATTAAACGAAATATTTGCTATAGAAATCTTCACCTCAGTGTTAGCTGTGTTACCATCACTTATAGTGTGGAACCTAAATAATTCAAAAACTTGGTTACCACGAAGTTCGGAAACGAACCAAGGAGTTTTTGGGGTTTGGTATTGTTCTAAGTTCCAAGCAATACTAGTGGTTGAAGATTTGTCACGAGCTTCAGGTAATGCAATCATATCACATTTTACACCACGAACGTATCCTTTGTTATACCCATAATTTAGTAACCCCAAATAAGACTCCTCCACAAAGATTGGAACATCTTGTCTTGGTTTAGAAAAATTGGTTATCCCCAAAACTTTGGTGATGTAATTTGCACTTGTTGAATCAAAAGATGCATCAAAAGCAAAAGTTTTACCCTCGAAAGTAACACCACTTAGTTGGAATGTAGCAAAAGGACTTGAAGAAACACCCGAATAAGCTCCATCACACACGAGTTGTAAATCGGTTAAACCTGTAACTTGGTATTGTGGTCCGTGGTCATTAGCATCATAAATAGAAATACCTCTAGAACGAATTGTAGCTAAAATCAAATTATTCCAATCTGAATAAGCACTTCCCGAATAAGTAAATAATTGTCCTGTTAAAGTACCTGAGAAAAATCCTGACGCACCCGTCACAAAATTAGTAACAGTATTGTACCAAGAGTAACCCGTATAAATGTTGCCTGAGGTAACATCAAAAGTTGCATAATACCAAGGGTCGTTACTACCTGAAGTTAAGTCCGCAAAATCAACATTAACATTATCTACACCAAAAACGTTATCAAAAAGAGGATACGTCGTGTTAAGACTTGTATATGTGGAATTAGGAATGGACCCATAAACATTTACTGTCGAAGCTGAAACAGAGGTGTTAGCGGAAATACTAAGCATAAACTGAAATAAATCGCTCGAGTAATTGGATGTTGACCCATCGATAAGCGAATATTGTGTATTCAAGTTGTTACTTATCAATGCAGGTAAAGCACTTGTAAATCCTATAGTGGTACCACTTGTATTACCAGTAAAGGTTGCCGAAAATGAAACAGTTGATGCAGTTGTATTAATACCAACAGAACAACCTGCCACGTTAGCAATTGCTTGGATATTCCAAGACGGACCCGCATCGTAACCTGACAATCCCAAAATTCTAGTAACAAATAATTGATTGGATTGTTGAAGGTAAGCTTTAGCGATATAAGCGGCTTCGTATTTAGGGATTTGTGTGTTGATAAATTTTGTTGGAACAGTTCCACCAAAAAAAGTTTGGAATTCGTCAAAATTTGTTATAAAAATTGGTTCGAATGCCGGTCCCTTTAGAGTCTCACCTACCAAACCCAAAGTGGTTACACCCACACTTTGTGCAACAAATGATAAGTCCGTTTCAGAAGTATAAACTCCTGGTGATACGAAAACTTTTTGATTTGCTTGTGATGTTAATTGAAAAAACATGTTTTAATTTTTCTTATTCGGTTTTATTTTATTAGATAAATATTTGATTTGAAACGAAAAAACTTGACTTTTAAATATGTATTATTAAAGGGTATGTTTTTTTTCTACCTTTTTTCTTCCTATGAAAAAAGAAGTCAAACAAATAAAGAATCTAAAGATTTCTCAAACAACGCATGAAGTTCTAAAAACTTATTGCGATAAAAATGGTTTTAAGATGTATCGTTTTTTAGAAAAACTTATTTTGGATACCTGTAAAGAACAAAAAGATATCTACGGAGAAAATTAAACCAATGTCGATTGAAACTCGATAAAGGCTTCTTCACTTGCAGTTTGTTTTACAATCTCAACCCTGAATATATCCCCAGTGTTGAGTTGGATTTGGTTTAAATTATCTCCATAAAAGTCTTCGTTGATAAAAATTGAATAACCAAATACATTTGAACTATTCACAAAAGATAGGTTCACTCGATAGTCCACTTGGTCATCAACTAAAGTACTATTCTCCGCGGTGAAAAATAATTTATAAGTAAATTCATCAGGATTGGGGGGGATAATTTGTGTTCTTTTTCCCTTAGGCACTTGAGTATCTACTTCGAAAAGTTGAACTACACGAGAAATTGCGGGTTTAACCTCAAATTCTTCCTCGTCTATCAAGTAACCCAACATGGTAAAATCGTAACTTTGAATGTAGTAATTTCTTCTGTCAACATCGATTACTGATTCGTCTGAAATATTATTCATTATTATGGGAACATACTGACCCTTGATAAAAGTGTATGCTTGACGAGAAGAAAAAGTTTGAAGAACATTTTTGTTGAATGTATTCAATTCCCTCATCCTGTTACAAATAATTTTCACACTGTAATTTATATCTACTGGTACTGGTTGGGGTATAGTATAAACATCATAACCTTTTTGGTTACCATTCCATGTTGGAACTGTGGCATAATAGAATTGTTTTCTAACAGGAATCGTATATTGAGTCGATGGATTGGTTCCGTATTTCACCTCAGGTTGTCTTACAAGAGTAATAAAGGGGAGTTGTACGTTAAAATCATTGTCTTTGAAGTTCCAAGTTTCTGTAAACTGTGACCATCTTTGATTTGTTATAATTTTGTCAATAACATTGATGTCTTTACCGGATACAGTTGTCTTTAATTCATTTTTGACAAATTCTAACATCCCCCCATCCAAATCGGCATGAAGAACACTCTGAGGAAGGTAAGTTCCATCTTCATTAATGAATTGTAAAAGTTGTTCTCTTCTGGCTGACAAAGTCTTTGGTGGGACCAAGTCAATATCCATTTTAATTTGTTTCTTGAAAATAGGGTTTTTTGGAAGTGCCATTATGTACCGTAAAATTCATTTTGACTTGTTGGTGTTGCAATGATTGTTCTATAGAACGGTTTGTAACCACCATAAGTATGTTTATTATCAGACACGACACGACCATCGTCAGATACGGTGTAGTATCTAACTTTATCTTCAGACTCGTAATATCCAAGGTAATCACCCATTTGAATATCGACACCCAATTCTTCCAAGTAGGCACGGTAAACAGAGAATCTCATATTACCAGGTTCATTCTGTTCAACACGAGATGTACCGAGTCTCTGAGCAGTGGGGGATAAGATTTGAACATAACCCTTTAGTTCAACAGGAGCAAGGAACTGAATTCCACCCTCTGGTGATTCACCATAAACATCATCAATTCGAGTACGGTATCTATCGATACGATACAATACCACTGTGAAGTTCATATCACCTTCTAACCATTCTTGACCCATGGAAATATCAAGGCTGTAATCTTCTCCACCGAAGAATTTACCTAAGCGCGTAATTGGAACTAATTTCTCTGCCATAGTAGATATATTGATAAATACCTCTTTTTAATTTATATTCTAAATAAAAATATGGAACTCATCTTACCAACTAAGATTTCGGTCAAACCAAGTGATATACATGGATTGGGAGTTTTTGCCACCCAAAAAATTTCAAAAGGTGAAGTTATTGAAGAAACTGCTCTTTTGGAACTCCCAATTCAAAAAGGAGAAAGAAGTACTCTTCTTATGAATCACCGTTATGTTTGGCCAAAAGGGGCTGAGTGGTATTGTCATGTGGTTGCCTTAGGTTGTGGTTCGTTATACAATCATTCTAATACACCTAATGCTGATTGGAATAATAATCTTGAAAATAATTCATTTTTATTTACCGCGCTTGAAGACATAGAACCTGGTGAAGAAATTTTCGTTTATTATGGAGATGAAACATTTTGGGCAGATGGGAGGTCAAATATTGAAATTAAATAATGCCGATTGGAACAACAATAGAATCCAAAGCCATCTCAATTTTAGAGAACTACTCGGGGGCTAACAATTATATCTTGGGATTAAAAGTCAAACTTGACAAAAACTCCAAGTTTTATCCTACGCGTAGTCAATCGGAATACATCATTAATAATCACTCCAAGACCCCCCTTGTTGCAAAAAAGTGGGTGGTCTTGGATTCTTATTTCGCAAATAAAATTGCAGATGAAAGATTTATGATGACAATTCCCGAGAGGATTTGGATTGAAAAATTGTTGGCAGAAAAAGACAAAGCCTATCACATTTGGGGAAAGTTTTCTGAAGGAGACCAACTTACCGACATGTGGATTCCTAAAGTAGCAATTATAAAAGACAATAAAGTTGAAATCTCTGAGGTGGATTACTCCAAGTATTCACACCGTCCACCCCTTGAACACCAAAAGGTTGCTATCGAAGAACTTTTAAAAAACAAGAAGTATATTTTGGCGGATGACATGGGATTGGGAAAGACCACCTCAACGATTATCGCCTCATTAGAAACGGGGACAAAAAAGATTTTGATTATTTGTCCAGCATCACTAAAGATTAACTGGCAAAGAGAATATCAACTTTACTCGGAAAAGACCAGCTTTGTTTGTGAGGGTAAGAATTATTCGGAAGACGCTGAAATTGTGATAATGAATTATGACATAATCAAAAATTTCCACGATTCAAAAGACAGAAAGAATTCAATTATTCTGAACTCAAAGTTTGATTTGGTTATTATTGATGAGGCCCACTACATCCAAAATGTTCAAGCTCAAAGAACCAAATTAATCAATGACTTGGTAAGGGATATCGACCGTTTGTGGTTGTTAACGGGAACACCTATGACCTCTCGTCCTATTAACTACTTCAATCTTTTGTCGTTGGTGGATTCACCCGTTGCTAAGAATTGGATGGCGTATGTTGTTAGGTACTGTTCAGGTTATCAGTTCAAAGTTGGTCCAAGAAAAGTTTGGAATGTAATGGGTGCATCCAACTTGGAAGAACTAAGGGACCGAACTTCAACAACAGTTCTTAGAAGATTGAAAGAGGATGTTTTAGATTTACCCGAAAAAATTATCACTCCTGTCTACCTTCGTCTCCGTTCAAAACTTTATGAAGAGGTAATGGGTGATTATTACAATTGGTATGAAAAAAATCCTGAGGAAAGTAAAAACCTCTCGATTCAGTTCACTAAACTAACTCAGGTAAGACAAGTGATTGCTGAGGAAAAAACTCAACATACAATCGAACTCGCAGAAAACATTGTCGAGCAAGGAAAAAAAGTTATCATTTTTTGTAATTTCACTAAATCACTTGAAACCATCGTCAATCACTTTGGTAAAAGTGCTGTGAGGTTAGATGGGTCGATGAGTAAAATTCAAAGACAAGATGCGGTTGACAGGTTTCAAGAGGATGATAAAGTAAAAGTATTTGTGGGGAACATCAAAGCTGCGGGTGTCGGGATTACCCTAACCGCAGCAGAAGCGGTCATTATGAATGACCTTTCATTCCTTCCTTCAGACCACAGTCAATCTGAAGATAGGGCATACAGATACGGACAAAAAAATAATGTTTTGGTGTACTACCCTATTTTCGAAAACACAATCGAGGGTATCATTTACGACATATTAAACACCAAAAAAAGAATAATAGCCACAGTTATGGGTGATACCCCTGATGAGACAAATATTGTTGAAGAAATTCTAAAGAGTATAAATCAGAGGAGATAATCAGTAAATGTCTATTATTTATAGAGAAATAATATAGACCATGCAACATATACAAGAATCAGTAGAGAAGATAGAAAAACAAATTCTTCACGAACAAAAAAGAGAACAAGCCAAAGAACTTTTACAAGAGGGAAAAAAAATCGGAATAGAAAAATTACCCTACAGTTACTCAGCGGTAAAAAGATTTATCGACTCCGAAACAATGAATGTCCACTACAACAAACACTACAAAGGTTACGTGGATAAACTCAACAACTTGTTATCAAAAAGAAAAGGTGACCATGACCTTGAAAAAATAATCAGAAGTATTTCAAAGTATCCCAAAGGAGTAAGAGATAACGCAGGTGGTGCATTTAACCACGCACTTTTTTGGAATATGTTATCTCCCCAACCACAAAGAATTGGTAAGGAGTTACTTACAAAAATCAAAAAAGATTTCGGAACATTCGAGAAATTTAAAAAACAATTCGAAGAAGTTGCCAAACAAAGATTCGGTTCAGGATGGGTGTGGTTAATCCTCACCAACAAAGGAACCCTTAAGATTATGTCAACCCCCAATCAAGATAATCCATTGATGAATGTCATTGAAGGCGGCGGATATCCACTTTTAGGCTTAGATTTGTGGGAGCATGCATACTACCTCAAATACAAAAACAAAAGAGATGAGTACATTAAGAACTTTTGGACTGTGGTCAATTGGGACTTTGTGGAAGATATGTATACACTCAAAACACAAACCAAGTTATTGGAGTCACAAGAAATGGGTAAGATACTAATGGAAACAAAATCAGAATCGTGTACAAGGGGTGAAGTAGAGTTCTACCGAGTGTTATTCAACAATAACCTCAGAGCAAGAGATATCTACAAGAACACCATTAATGATGTTCTTAGAAAGTTATTTTCAGAGAAGTACCACAACAAAAGAGAAAATGGTGAAATACCTGGCGTTTACGATTTAGAAAAACCTGGTCGAAGTGTCATTAACTATATGAATACAAATTACTCAGTTTTTTGTATAATGGTCAGAGACCTGAACAGGGTAATTACCAAGTCACTCAAGGAAAAGGCGGTAACTTTTGATGGCAAAACCCCTGCGGAACAAATCTCAGAGATGAAGAGACTTTGTAACTACATTGAACAATTTAGTCCGAGAATTTTCGACCCGAACAGTCAGACATTCCATTCAATTATGAATACCCTTAAGGAGAAAGACAATGTCGGTACTCGTAGAGAAAATATGGCACAGGTTCGTTTACAGGAAAGTATTCCCAACGCCAAGGTAATCGTAACTGCAGGTGCTGGTAAAACCAAAGATGCAATCAAAAAAATTGACATGGAAATTGTTGTTGAAAACTCAAAACTTACGGCACAGGTAAAAGGATACGATGAAATTTTGGAACAAGATGGTCGTTTGGTTGTGACTAAGACTGGTGAGGTTGCAAAATACAATGTCGATTGGATGGTATTTGTTAAGGGTAAAAAAGTGGTTGTTTTCGAAAACAAAGGTGAAATTGTTATGGGTAACTATGTTTTCGCCAAAAACCAAATGATATACGATTTGAGATAATCGCGGTATTTATAGGTATGGCTGTATTACCTGAACCCGAAAGAAGTAGAATCTATACACGACTTCGTCACCAACTTGGTGCACCATTAAGAGCTGTAGAACTCGAAGATGAAATGTTGGACTCCTTGATGGAATTATCCATTCAAGACTACGAGCAATACACTTTAGATTGGCTTATTGAATCTAACTGGGTTAACTTGGTCAACCTCAATATGAACGAGAAATCCGTTGCAAGAGCTTTAGTCACTCGTACTTTTAATTTAGAAGACCAATTCACATACGCATATTCTAAGATTGTAGGTTTACAAACAACCGGTCCCTATGTTTTGAAAAAGGATTACTTTGTGTTAAGTGCCAACACACAATCTTATGAAATTCCTGCAGGACGAGAAATCAATGAACTTTTGTGGTTTTCAAACCAACCATTTCAAAACCTGGCCCTTTGGGGTACAACTGACTATGGATTCGGTGGTTTAGGGTTGGGTGCTAACCAAGCGGGATATGCACAAATTGGGACCGCAGGGTCTTACTTTATGTTAAGTGGATTTGATTACCTACTCCGTTATCAAGAAGCAAACATTCTAAACAGAATCTTGGGTGGCGCATTAACTTATAAAATTACAGGTCTTCCTGATGGTAAACGACTGGTAACTCTTTATAATGCACCGGGTTCAAACTTCTCATGGAGTAATTACTCGGAGTATACAGGTAAAGCGGTTTGGTATTGGTATTATGATGTCGATGGTGACAGCCGTGCTCAATGTATCAAGGATAATCCTGATATCATCAAGTTACCTTCAGATGTACCTATTGAAGAACTTTCTTGGGAAGATTTGAATGTACCTGCACAACAATGGGTTAGAAAATGGTTTACCGCTTACGCCAAAGAAACACTAGCCCGAGTAAGGGGTAAATTCTCAGGGAATTTAAAGACTCCAGACTCAGAGCTCCAAATGGATTACCAATCTTTATCTACAGAATCTAAAGATGAAAAATCCAAGTTAGAGGAAGAATTGAAGTTAAGATTGGAAAGACTTCGTCCTGAAAAACAAATGGAAAAAGAAGCATTGTTGGCAGAAAATCTAAACAAACAGATGAAGTTTAGAGCAATGCCAAGACAAATCTATGTAGTTTAATATGGAACATCAAGAAAGACTGAAATCTATTTTTGAATTTTACCTCAAAACAATGGAGAAAAATTTTCAAATAGTTAATACTAAATTGAAATTACATCTTGACACCAAAAATAATTTGTCAAGCTACACATTTATAATTGAGGTAATACAAGAATTTGATGGTATCGATTTTCAAGAAATGGCGACTAATCTGAATCAAACCGAAGGAAAATTACAAGAAATATTTAGTAGGAATATTATAAACAAAAATTTCAAAATTTCGAATCCTGAGAGTTACCCTAATCTTTGGGTAGGGGTACTCCTTTATAAATTATTCGCAAGTCACGAACAATTTCAAATGGAAAGTGAATGGGAAATTTATGTAGAATTAAATGATTAAGTAAGTTATGTCAGTAATTAAAAATACCCCCTCACAAAGAGTTATTAATGGTAAAATGATAACCACATCTGAAACCGCTGTAGTTTCTGAGCCGTTTTACGAAACACATGGAGAAGCATGTATTGTTATCCGTGGAGTACCTCAAGCAAAAGTTCGTTTGGATAGTATATCTACCGACCATACAGTGGTCAAAGCAATGACAAAAGTCCTAATCGTTCCTGATATAGGGAGAATTGACGAGGACTATGATGAAATCTTGATTGACAGAGGAGCTTGTGTGGAATTTAGATTCTGTGCCGGTGTTTGGTACATCATATCCTCTGACGGACTCAAGCAGTCATAAGTTCGAATTCACCCAAATTTTTTACATTAATTTGTCGGATGGTCCCATCACCACTCAAAATTGGTGTCAAAGCACCTACTTTGGCTAAGTAATCCATGTAGTAAAACATGAAATTTGGTAACACCAAATCAGGTCGAGTAATTGTAACACCGATGTGGTCCGGAGAGAATACACGAGTAGTGGTACCCACAGTTTTAGAGTTACCTTTTCTAATAATCCAAAAGTCTGCTTCGGGATTATTTACCTTGAAGTCAAGAAATGTTTTCAGTTTCATAGTTGTAAATGTACTGCTCCCAACCCTCTTCAGCCAAATCATACATGTAATTTTCTGAAAGACCTCGTTTTTCCCAATATCTTACCTCACCATCAGACAAAGTCATTACCTCATCCAATTCGTCTTGGTCACCTGGACCCATCGGATATCCGTTGATTAACTCACATTGTGTGTTGGTGAAAATACCCATCTCTTCGGGGTTATTTACAATCAACCCATTTCTTACCTCATCTTTAAAACAAACCAATAGAGGTTCGATTCTCTTGTTAAATGTTGTAACCGCCCGTGCCACATTATAGTCCCCTGTCATCTCAGGATTATTCTCGAGGTCATCAGGATTGAGGATGTAACAATTGAGTTTGATGTACGATACAACATCTTGTAGGACTTCACCTGTTTTTTCAAAATGTCGTTTCTTTTGAAGTTCTGAGTATTTCTTAGCGGGAACTTTCTGAACATCTCCATGTGAAGCTTTCTCACCATTGTTAACATACATAATCATGTCCCCTAAGTTTACATTCATCTTATGGTGAATGGCGAGTTCCATGTGTGCTTGACGAGACATCAAAGACCCTGCTTTGGTGGTCTGAGTACAACGAACCTTGTAATCCTCAAGGGTCTGTTTCACCTTTGCTTTCTGAGCAATCTGTGAAAGAGGAATCTGTTGGTTGTAAATCTTTTCCAAGTATTCGTAGTAGTAATCAACGAACTCCTTACCCTTACCCTCCAACAACATCTTAATACCCTTATCCAAGAATTTTTCGATGTAACCTGGTAGTTTCTTACTCTTAATAGAATTACCTGTGAGTTTAATCTTACCCTTGTAATCCATAACCGCATAGTTCTTACGAGCAAGGTTTATACACGATGGCCATACCCCATCAGTATCCAAAGCCATTTCCCCCCTCATAAAGATGTCATTGTATTCGGCAACATCAGCTTCAGGACCTTCATAGACTTTTCCTAATTTAACTTTCCAGTTCAGTCCACGACCAACATAAGTTCGAGACTTTGCCTCCTCAGGAAGAGAAAAGTTAACACCGTCAGTATCCATTACAAGGGGGGTATAACCACGGGACATGAAGAACTTAATCATCTGACGCAGGTACTGACGACCCGTACAGGTAATTTGTTCACCCATATACATGTCTCCCCATGCAAACACCTGTGGAGCAGAAAGAGCACCGAACATGGAGTTAATAAAGATTTTAATGGGAAGTTGTTTGTTTCCGTATGACTCAGATTTCTTTCGGTCAATCTCGTAGTATTCTTCAGCAAGTTGTTTGTATTTGATACGAGTATCACGGAAATACTTCAACATCCCTTTCATTGCACCTGTGACATCACACTGAGGAAAAACATCGTGTACGAGTTGAATAGAAGGATACAGAGAAGAGAAGTCAAGTTTGAGGACATCCTTTGAGTATCCAACCTTTAGAAGTCGTGAGAGACCTCCTACGAAGTCTGTCTTACCTTGTTTAGCTGGGATTGCAAGATTGTTTTTGTAACTCCACGCAAGCATCAACATTTTCCACAGAGTTGCCGTACCCATGGTCGAAACTCTTTCATATGTGGTGGGAATCATCGCAGCAAGAAGAAAAGAACCCTGATTGAATTCCTTATCAACTTTCAAAGTTTCTTCCAAGTCATCTTGAAGGTATCTTTCTACAATATCAGCACCGTTAGTTAACAAATAGGTGTCAGGGAATTTTTTATCCAAATCCACAAAATCACCCTTTTTACGATACTCACCATTTTTAAGGTTTAACCAATAGTCTTGTTTTTCGGTATACATTTTACCGATACTATCGTGATTGATATACACTCGGTCAGGCTCCTTAGCGTTGATAAACTCAGAGATATACTTAAGACCAGCACTCTTAATTGAAGAGTTAATTGCTTGGGCTCGTCTTACAGCATGGATAATGTCAATTACATTATACCCCCAAATAGAAGTCTGCATAAAGTCCTCAATCTCGTTCGCCAACTTCAACATATTCTTTTTCTGAGAAATTGAATGTTGAGGGTGAAGGGACTTACAAACCTTTCTTATATCAATCCCCAAAATACGAGACCTTTCAAACAACCAATACCAGTCAAAGTTTGCTGAGTTATATCCCCCAATGATACTTGGTTTTAATTCGTTGATAATATTGAAAAACTCAACAATACCCTTAACCTCATCCTCTTCATTAATACACTCAATAATCTTATTGAATCCTTTATTGGTACGAATACCAATCATGAAGATTCTTCCGTCCTTGGGTTCGAGTGAGGTGGTCTCCAAGTCATACACCAAACGAGTTACATCATCATAGTCTTCGTAACCTTTGAAAAGTCGTTTTTCTTTTGAGATAAAGTATTGCTCAACGGGGGGGAGAATAAGAATTTTATCACGGAACTTATCACTCCATGGGTCAGCACCACCCTCTCGGAAAAATTGAATGAGATGACGATATCCCTTAAGTGACTTAACCATAAAGGTTAATCCTTTTTCCATACGAGGGTCACCGTGAGTCTGAAGTTTTTCGATAACGATACCATGTTTGGTCATCGCTTCCTTCTGTAAACCTTTTGAGTTTTGATAAAAGCCCATATTATGAAGGTCACCAACCCAACAAAATGGGATAAATGTATCCTTACGAATTTCTTTCCCCTTGCCAGGTATTTCCTTGATTTTATAAATGGAGTCGGATGCGTAGTCAAATTCACACGCTACGATAAATTCTTCAGGGTCATTACCCTCCAAGAATGACTTGATAACTTCTTCGTCAATCATATTTTAAATTTTTACCGAGTGACACATTATCTTCCACAACTAAGTGGAGTTTGTCTTACTCATTCATTGATAAATATAAAAGACCCGAAGTGGGTTGTCAAACTAGCAACACGCTTGTTCAGAAATAAAACTATCTTCAATATTGATATAGAGCTCCTCACGGATAGGGACAATCAAACTTCCTTGTTGTGTGCCAAGTAGTCCACTGTTCTTAATCAAAAATTGTCCTTGATATCTTCCAGGAGTATCAGTTTGTCTTGAGGTGAATTGATAATAGATATAATACTCGGTAGGCGCTCCTGGTTCACTTGGTATTAAACTCACAATAGAACATGGGGCACCCACAATTTTTGGAATTCCTGTTTTTACATCGACCATTGAAAAGAATATGGTGGCGAGTTCTAATAACTCCATTGTATCACCATAAGTGCTTCTACCATCTTGAACAACCTGCATCTTAAGTACAGGAAGAGTTGCGTTTTTCCTAATAAAGAATTCCATACAAAGATAAATACTTTGTTAGGACTCTTTTCTTAACTTCCCATCGTAGAATTCAAATCTGTCGTGTTCAGTAGGTGTTGCAAACAACAATGCGGGTTTGATGTTTCCCTTTTTCGTTTCTTGATAGATGTGACTCATCCAAGTTTGTTCGAAAGGTCTATCCCACTTTGTGGTTAGGAACATTTTTTCATTACCATACTTCGTCACCACTTGTGGCCAGTTACAATAATACACCTCACCAATACCATACGCCAATTTTTTATATGAACGAACTTCGTTGAATTTGGTTCTTGGGGCGTTAGGGTCCAATCCTTGAACGGGTAAAGTTGGTTTTTCGGGCCAGTACTCTTCTCGGATATGTTGAGGAACATTATACCAAGACCATTGTGTCCCATTATCACCATAAAACTCAGTAAAATTAAGTTTCAAGAAGTCCAAAGAATCTTTCTTTGCAATTTGAATAGATTTGTTGTATAGGTCAGGAATTTTTCTTATAAAACCATTTTTACAAGTTTCGTCTGCACCACCGTAAAAGAACATATCATCTTCAAAAAACCAATAAAAGTCAAATTTGTTTTCTTGGGAATGTTCTGCAATCCATTGTCTTCCACCACAAATTCCTAAGTTGTCTTTTTTAATATGTTCGAATCCAAATTCATCACACAACTCTCTATATCTTTCAGTTGTAGTTAAATCTGATGAATTATCTAACAAAAACTTTTTTGGTTTATCCAAAAAGTTTCTATCATACATTTCCATTGATTTGATGAGGGTCTCAAACTGATTGGGGCTATTGAATGTGATTACATATAGTGCAGAGTTATCAATATTCAAATCAGAATAAACAATTTTACCCTGTGTATTTTTAACTTTATGTGTGTCGTTTTTGACATCTTCGCAAAATTTACCAATAAGACCATTGGACTCAATTTCATAGTAATCGAAAATATCGGGGTGACGGTAAAGAAGAATACTAAATAAAGATTCTTCAGTACCCATCAGACCATCTGATAAAGTTTGATTCATTAGGTTGTAATAAAGTCCATTAACATCAGAAATGGTGTCTTTACTACCACCGAAGATTCCACCACGACAAACCAATTTCACATGATTTCCCGCGTAATTGTTAATTTTAGGGTAAGTAAAACCATGAATTTCTCTTTCAGCGGCGTAAGGAAATGCAATGAAACCGAACTTAGAAAAAAGGTTATGAAACTTGTGGTGAATTTTATCGTGAGTAAAATAACCAGGATGAACCGTATTGGTTATGCCAGCATCAATCCAAAACATATGTGTCGATTCAAAAGAGTCAAAAATTCTCGCATCGTTAAGTAAAAACATTTTGGACATAACCAAAGGGTTATACATCTCCAAACGAGCCTGAGTTGATTCAGGTAACCAACCCGATTGATTAAACCATTCAGGATTTGTTCTAATTTTTTGAATCTTGTCGTGAAAATCATTTTTGAACCAAGATTGGTCCCTAACGATAAATTGAGTATTTTCACGAGCTCTTCTTTCCCAAACAAAACCTTCGAGTTCCTTTTCCCCAAAAATTATTAAGTTAGCATCGATTCGAAGTAGTTGTTCAAATTTATCTAAATAGTGTTGAAAAGAACGGGACCAACCCTCTTGAAGTTCATCTCGTTTAATATTCCATAAACCTGTGACAAATGTAATATTATTCATATATGTTGTTAAATTCTTCAAATATTTTATAGAAACTTCTGTTTATAACAAAAAAATCCTCTTGTAATCCCTTGATTCCTGAATCAGGAGACCACCAAACATCAAAAAATTTTTTATTGACTAATTCAGGATGGTTAAATGAAATTAATGTCATAATCAATTCTTCATATGGATGTTGATTATCTTCATCCATAATTCGTGTTAGGTAGTTGTCAAATAAATCGACCATTTGTCTCCATTTATCTCTGCGTCCACCGAACAATCCTCCAACAACATGTAAAGACCTATCATAATTGATATACCACTTTGGATTCACAGTTCCCGACCAATAATTTCTTTCATTGTCCTTGGCAATCATAAAAAATTTATCGCCAGTAAATTCAATTAAATTTTTCAACATTTCATTATTGAATTGATTACATTCGTAATACCTTTGTTCAATATGTTTTGAGGTCAGGTACTTATTTGGAAACAAACCAACGTGTGACAATCCCGCGTCAATCCAATAATAATAATCATAAGACCCGTCTTCATAATCAAACCATTCGAATTTGGCGTATTGAATTTCTAAACATCTATCACCCCTTTTGATTTCATCAACTTGTTTAATTGAATTTAATCTTTCAGAGTGTCTTGTTTTGGTTATATCGAAAACTCTGATTTCTAATTTTTCTTTAGAAATTTGATGTTGATTGTAAAAAAAGTTGATAAGAGAATCATATTCTCTTTCTGAAGTGTAACATAAAAAGTCGGCTTCAGTCATTTTTAACAACGACAATAGACTCCATCTATAGTGTCCGTTTCTACCTGGTCTTCCTCCCAAGTCAGTACCATTTAGGTCACTGTAGATACATGTAATAAACTTAGTTTTCATATAGAAATTTCTGTGAAAATTTTATCCTGTTTAGTTTTAATATTTTGTGTAAGGTTCAGATACTCGGAAGGAATTTTGACTGGTGAATATTGGTTCCAATTATATGTTTGTGTATAAAAATTATTATAAACCCCATGTGACACATCTGACCAGTCACTAATTTGTGGTGCAATTGGTATTACGGGAGAATAACTTTGTTTTTTACTCATAATGAATTGATAAATAAAATCATCAATCGCATAATAACCCAAATTTTCTTTAGGTTCTAATTTCAAGACTTCATCGTAAACACTATGGTGATAAATAATCATATTTGTTGCGAAGATACCTCTGTGGTGCTCCAATTTTGGTGGAAAATTTGTCAAATCCAATAAAGTTGAATATTGTTCACTTCTATTAACAGGTCGATTTAGTGTTGGTGATAAATTAAATATACCGTAATCAATACCTTCAGTTTCGGTAGTAATTTTTTCAATAAGAGACTTGGCGTAGGGCATAATTGAACAATCATCTTCAATCACCATTACCTCATCTAAACCTTTTTTAATTGCACTCTTTATTATCTCAATATGAGATAAAGAACAACCACCGTGGTCATTAGTATCTACAGCACTAAATCTTTCAAAGTCCCAACCAATATAATCCATTTCAAAATGAATGGATTGCATTCTGTCATGTCTTCTATCTAAATTGACAACATACTTGTAAATTTTATTAATATCCATTACAAGTTTCCTGTTAGACGGTCACACCAACCTTTTGACTCAGAGTGTGGCCATACAACCCAATAAGCCGGTTTTTGTGTTGTTTGGAACTCTCTCCAAATTTTACAATATTTGTCGGGGTCATTCATCATCCTCGAGATTTCAGCTTTGTCGGCATCCTTCCTAAATAATGTCGAATCATCAGAACCATGGAATGCTACAACCCAAAAATCATAATCTTTTTCGGGTACACTAGCATAACCCACATCAATACAATGCTTGAACACTTGTGCAAAATCTTTTTTCCATTCTTCCTCGTTCTCGTAATTGTATGGGTTTGGGGGGTAATGTTTATCAATGGTATATTGTTGGACTGCTCTTTTCTCGAACAAAATCCCCGCATACTTTTCATAATCTCTCAGAGTCCTTTCAGTACCAAAACCATAAAGTCCATCATGACCTTCTTGAATTTCACCATCCATACCAAATAATTTTCTGTTGGTAAGGTGAGACTTGTTGTTTTTATCGACCCATTGCTTGTCGTCATCCCATTGCTTGGTTCTACCCTTACGAGTGTATTCGTGCCAAATAAGAACCTTATGAGGGTGAAACAAATCATAACCCCAAGTGTATGCCCTTGCAGCAATCGAAATTTCCTCGCCATGAAAGTAATACTCAGGATTGTGTTGAACCTCAGTTGAAAATTGTCCAAGAGTAAATGCATAGTGTGCTGAATAAAATCTTGCGGGAACGGGTTCTTTCATATCCCTCCAACCTGGAATTGTTTCAGGAAGGAAAAACACAGCGCCCTCAGGGATGAATCGGTCAAAAACCATTCTCCAAGGTTCTTGAACTCTTCCTGATGGGTCATTATCAGGGTCAAATGATGAAACATATCCTGTTAGTAGGGGCTTTTTATGACCTTTTTTTTGAAGTTGTTTAACCATCTTTATCATTTCATCATCCCAATTTGGTGCAAACCTCATATGTGAATCAATTTGAAGTGTGTACTCTTCACCCTCATAAAGTTGTTGTGTTAGATTTCTCGCCCAACAAACTCCTTTCGAGTCTTCATATGGAATATTTAAAATACGAAAACGCTTATCGTTTTCATATTCAGTCAAATCATCAAACTTGTCGTCAGTATGAAATTGTCTTGAGATTGCAATTCTTAAATTTTTAGGTCTTTTAGCGTTCGCTATCATATCCCTCAAAGTGTGGATAAGTTGTGGGTCTCTATAAGAGGCAATTTGAACAAATATTTTCATTAACTAAATTTTTACAAAAAAAATAAGTATAATGAAAATAAAATGAATATTCCTTTTAAACAAAAAACCCCTCACAAAGGAGGGGTTATTTTAACAAGGTGTTTCGTTATTTATGAATCCGTTTCCATTTATCACCTCGAACGCAGATGTTCCATCTGACCAATAACCATCATTTACAGGTGTAGTCAACGAGGTATCTAAGAATAAAAATTCACCTGTTGTTGGCCCTTGTGGTTGTGAGCTACTTGAGTAAACATTAAATGTTGTAACACTTGTACAAGCATCAATTGCTGTTGCCCCTGAGGTTAATAGATACGACCAATAAGATATTGTTGGTGTTGGTGTCATACTTGTTGTAGGTGTATTCGTCGGAGTTTCTGTTGGCGTTGAAGTAATGGACGCAGTCAAACTAACGGTCGGCGTATTAGTTGGTGTTTCTGTATTAGTTGGTGTGTTTGTTGGAGTTTGTGTCAAGGTTGGACAAACTGAAATAAATAAGAAATTCCCTGAAGAATCAACTTCAATAACAATACCATTGAAATTATAGAAACCTGTCATATTGATTGTTGCTGGTCCTGCAGGAACGTTCGAGAGTAAAGATACATCCCCCCAAACAGAGTCGTTACCATATACCGTAATTGGTCCATTGATATTACCACACGCATCTAATAAAGTTGAACCGCTATAAACACTGAATGGAGTCAATGCTGGCGGAGTTACGCTAGGTGTGGGTGTGTTAGTTGGTGTTTCAGACGGCGTTTGGGTTGGGGTTTGTGTATTAGTCGTAGTGTTAGTTGGTGTGTTTGTTGGTGTCTCTGAAGGTGTTTGTGTTGGTGTATTTGTTGGTGTTTCTGAAGGTGTTTGTGTTGGGGTTGGCGTGTTTGTCGCACTTGGAGTTGGCGACATAGCAAACGGAAAGGAACCAAAATCTGTAACAGTAATGATTGTTGGCATTGCTGTAGAATAGGTACCATCTATCAACCAAATATTGCAGGCATGTCCTGCGGGAAGTAAAACATCGTATACCCACATTTGATTCGAACACTCTTGATATGAATAAACACCATTTGAAGATGTGTTATTAGTTAAAAGATATTTTCTACACGCCATTTTTTCGTTTTTTTAATAAATATTATAATATTTCAAATTATTTCAAGTCTGACTTTTTAACTTGGTGTGACTGTCGGTGTGGGTGTTGGTGTCACTGAAGTTTCACTTGGTGTTGCTGTGGGAGTTGGCGTTGGAATAACAAGGTCATTTTCTACTTCAATACCAATGTATATTAATTCACCACTAACAAAGTTAGTAGATGCCGATTGAATTAATCCTATATTACCCGAAGGTGTTGCTCCCGAGACAGTTCCAAACACAAAACCGTTATCTGAACCATTTTCCCAATACTTCAACGAATTCGAATCACCAGAATAAATTACCGTTGTGCCCGATTGTGTCATTGTAAAGAAAATAGTGTTACCCGTAAACTCAGAAAAATAATCTAATCGGTCAACATCATCTGAATCAAATGAGTTGAAATACACTCCACTATTAGGAGAATTCAATAAATTCGGGTCCGTGATACCATTATCAATTATTGTATTTCCAGAAGTTGGTAGTCCTGAAGGAGATGTAATAAAGTTATAAGGAGCCGAACTTTGAATCTGTACATCAACTAAAGTAGTCAAAGTAATAGGGTACGAACTTGTGAGAGTTACCGATTGGCTGACACTCGAGTCTAACAGAATTGTTTGATTATTCAGAACTGTTACAGTACCAGGAGGGTCCTGAACTCTTAGTGACGCTAATAAAGGTGTACCATTACCTGAGGGGGTTGAAGACAATCCAAGAGTGATTGTGTAAATACCCGAACTAGGATTTGCAGTATTATCAGTGTCAGCAATGTATTGGTTTCCACCACCTGCCGCGGGACATGGCCAAGGATTTTGTGGACCTATAGGTAACGAATTCACGTAGAATGTCGGTCTAGGAATACTGTTTATAGTAACATCGGTTATACTGGTAAATTGACTACAGTTCGAGATGTATAATTCAATTGGTCCCGTTGTTTGAGTTGGCGTTTGAGTATGAGTTGGAGTATTTGTCGGTGTTTCAGTATTGGTAGGTGTTGGAGTCTGAGTTGGCGTTTCAGTATTTGTTGGTGTTGGCGTTTCAGTATTTGTTGGTGTTGGGGTTTCAGTAGGTGTTTCAGTTGGTGTATTTGTTGGGGTTTCAGTATTGGTTGGTGTTGGAGTTGGAGTTTCTGAAGTTTCAGTAGGAGTTGGTGTTGGAGTTTCAGTAGGTGTCTCTGTATTTGTTGGTGTTGGTGTTGGAGTTTCTGAAGTTTCAGTAGGTGTTGGAGTTGGTGTTGTAGGTGGTAAACAACAATCAGTATCATAAACAACACTGACAGGTGTTGAACCCGATAATACAACCAACGAATCTTTTTCGAAACAAAACTCAAATCTGAATCTTACAGTATCAGGATATGTTGTAGCCGTCAGGGTTCGGTTGTAAGTGTAAAGTCCATCGCAACTAGTCATTTGAACTATCGTGTCACCAGTTATTTCTACTGATACAAACTGATAACATTCGTCCAAAACACAAGTAGCTGTTGGAGTCGGTGTCATTGTTTCCGTTGGTGTGGGTGTAGAAGTTGTCGAAGTTTCGGTTGGTGTCGGAGTTGGTGTCGGAGTTACTGAGGTCTCAGTAGGTGTTGGGGTCGGACCACCACAACAATCAAGAGCAACATAATATGCATAAATTATCCCTCCACCACCATCCCAATAATTGATGAGAACTGGTGGTGTCGATAAACATACTAGTCGTCCACTATATCCTGAGATTTGAACGGTTTCGGTTCCACCACTACAGTAAGTGAATTCCCAAGTGGCACCTGAAGCAACACCTCCGAACACCTCATACTCCAAACAACCCGCACAAGGTTGAGTTAAAGTTGGTGTTGGAGTTGGTGTTTGTGAAGATGTAACACTTGGTGTTGGAGTTGGTGTTGGTGGTGGTGAACAAAGGGCGACTTCAGTAATTTCAATCCAATTATTGTAAATATTGATTGTTCCTTCACATAGGCAAGTGGTAAATACTTGATAAGCCTCAAGGGTGTAATCAATAATATTACCATTACAATCAGTGGCAGTAAAGACCGCAGGAATCGGTTCCAAATTCCTGAAAGTATACTCAACACAATTACATGCCGTAGGTGTAATTGTTGGTGTTGGCGTGTTTGAGGAAGTATTTGTTGGTGTCGGAGTATTTGATGATGTTGCCGTTGGTGTTAAATTTGCAGTGACACTAACTGTCGGACTATTACTCGGTGTTGGAGTTATGAAAACATTTCTACATGGTCCTACTCTTAAAACGGTTATATCAGAACAACTTGATGTTGGTGGTACACAAGCACATACATTTACCGAATCGAATTGTGAGAAAACGCTCAATCCAAAATAAGAAGGCCCTTGGCTCACAAAATTTCCGTTACAATCAACCCAATTAACGTTTTCACCACATGGGGTCGCACCCGTGAAATAAAGTGTATAAGTTTGACAATCACAACCACTTGTAGTCGGTGTTGGGGTGTTAGTTGGAGTAACAGATGGTGTTACTGTGTTACTTGGTGTTTGTGTATTAGTTGGGGTTTGAGTGACAGTGGGAGTCTGTGTGACAGTTGGCGTGACTGAAGAAGTAGGTGTTGGGGTTGGTAAATTACATCCAGCACCCAAATTAGTTTGTGTTGTTAAACAACTTGTGATTACACAGTCCCCACATATACAAACATAAATTGTTGAACCCGATGTGAAAACATTATCAGTATACTGTGGGAAATCTGATGCCGATTTAGTAATTAGAGTTCCAAAACAATCGATGTAACTAATCGTGTTTGAACAATTCTCATTAAATGTAACTTCAATAGTTTTACACTCACAAGGTGTTTCTGTTGGCGTTTGAGTTGGGGTAGATGTCACTGTTTCTGTTGGGGTAACTGTTGGAGTTGCAGTCATAGATGCTGTAACAGAAGGTGTTGGAGAAACTGACACACCTTCACAACAGTTGTTATAGAAAGAAGAATTCAATATACGGTCACTGTTTGCGTCATAAATTGTGGTCCCTGAAATACAATTACCTTCCAATGGACCTAAGGTGACTGTATATGGGTATACACCCGTTGGTGACTCCAATGGGAAGAATCTGTTCCATGGACCAAACGACGCACAATAAGTCATAACTGCGGTTGTAGGTCCGAGGATAAGAATATCAACGTTATTCCAACAATTAGTCGTTGCGCAAGTTGGTGTTGGCGATACTTCAAAAGTATTTGTTGGTGTTGATGTGTTAGTTGGTGTAACTGTAGGTGTAGGGGTAGGGCAAGGGTCATCAAAAGGCCATGCAGAACCACCACCTCTACAAGGAGTAGAATATGAATTAACAGTTACTGCAGGACCACCAACAGTGCCTGTCACAAAACAATAATCGTCAAGATTATAAGTACCAATTGGTAAACCATCCAAAGTGACAACAGATTCATCACAACAAGTCAATCCTGTAATAAATGCTGTTGATGCGGTTACAGTTATATTAACAATCGACGCACATCTTCCTGGTGGTGTCGGTGTAGGGGTTGGAGTTTGAGTTGCTGAATTTGTTGGTGTCGGTGATGCAAAAAACTGAGGACAAACCACATTAATAGCATCCAAGAAATTTCCACCTGCTTGTGCAGATGTTGCGGAAAACAATAATTGATAATTTTGTTCTTGTGCAACAAAATTAATAGTGTTAAAAGTCCATTGTCGGGTTACGGCAGTGTATTCTGTTGGGAAATAGATAAGACCTGTAGTTTGTCCACTAACTGCGACAACTAATGTATTTAAAAAGTCTTGTCTACCCATATGGGCAAACTGAATTTGGTATTGAGTTCCAGGTGTGGCGTAAAAGGCTTGAAATAACGCTTGTGGTGAGGCTAAATCGGCATTTACTTCGGCAAAATAATTACCTTCGTAGGCAAAATAATTTTGGAAACCACTTGGCCAAATTTCGATACTTTGGTCGGCAGCGGTGGTTTCCCAAAAAGGAATACAAAATTCAGGATAGAACCTTGGTTGGTTCGTAGAAGGTAAGCAAAATGATGTGCTTGTATTGAAATCTTCAAATGAAGTGTTTCCCAATCTTCCACAAGCTAAAGTTGGTGTGGGAGTCGGAGTTGCTGTTGGTGTTTGAGTTACCGTTGCAACAAACTGACATTCAGGAGCAGATGAGGCTCCTCCTACATATGTTCCGGTATTTTTGATGTATGTGAGACCATAAGGGGCAATTGGATTAAACAACCAAACATCACCATTAGCGTTTGTTATGTATAAATCGTTATCATTTATAAACATTCCTAATGCATAAGGAATAGATGGTTGAACTATAAACTCCAACACCATTGCACCGGTTGAGTAGTTATAACCTCTTATGTAACCATCAACGGTTGTTGCATATAAAATGTTATTAGTTGTTAGAATCAAATCTCCATAAACAACCCCTATTATATTGAATTTTGGCGTTACAACACCCGTAGTTGTGGTAATATCAATTTCAATCACGGTTAAACCACTTGTTGAAATCAATTTTGTATTCGAAATTGCGGTCATACCTGCACCAAGTTCTACACCTGTTACTGCGATATTTCGGTTGTATAAAATCGAAAAAGGGTTCAGAGTAATATTATATTCGTAAATTGCTCCTGTGGTGTAGTATGCAGAATAAGTCCAAAGTTTTGTTGTTGTATTGGCAATATCTACACCATTACCCAAAATAGGTCCACCTAAAAATACTGATAAAGGTGTAACGGTATTACTCGAAAACTCGTAAATTGCACCCGGTGCTAAGAAAACCACACAGTCATCTAAAGAAGGTGGAGTAGTTGTGAATGAATAATTGTAGTCGTATAAGGGTGAATAGACATCATAATCCCCAAAATAATAGGGGTTTAGGTAATTGAATGGGATTGTTTGTTCACCAATATCAATAGTTCCACCACTATATGGGTTAAAAGTTACATTAACCGTTTGTCCGCTAAGATTATCACTTAAAACTCGAATTCCGACTGCCATAATAATAAATACTCAATACCTCCAATTAGTTTTTATCAACACACACCTGTATTGATAATTAATGTTCCACTTATTTGTATTATTTTTACACCATCCGAAATTGTAAAGTTTGCCCCAATTGGTGGAATAGTTAATTCACGATTACCATAAACATGGTCACCGACAGTTAATTGTCTAAAAGGCTTGGTTGAATACACAGTAACATTTGAAGGAAACCCTCCGAATTGATTTATTTGTTGACAAACATCTTGAAAATAACCACCCGTTCTTAAATTTTGGATGAAGACTGCTGAGGGGGTAACGGAAGGTGTTACAGTATTTGTTGGTGTTGGTGTTTGAGTGGTTGGGGTTTGACTCAAACTTACTGTTGGTGTTACTGTTGGTGTGATTGTTGGTGTTGGTGTTGAGGAGGGACAAGGACCTAAATTAACTATATTCAAAGGTGCCCCATAAGATTCAACCGTGATTGATTCTGCACAAATACTTTCAGAAAATAATGGTGCAATTTGAGTAATATTTACACTACCTGTACAACCAGTCCATTTATAAAATCCCTCTTGTACGGAGTTATAATTTGTTATTCTATAGTATAGACAAGACATTTTTCAATCAATTAGAATGTCTTGTTTAAAACGAATAAATCACTGTAAATATAGTTCAATGGGTCGTCGCTACTAAATTGTACCGTAATGTCCAAAGTGTTTGAAATTGTTGTATCAAAGTCTGTATTATTCGTTGTTTGAAAGGCAGTTCCATATACTTGCCCGTTTCCTTTAACCACTTGAAAATTACCATGACTAGAAATTGACCCTACAGTAGGACCACCAATATTACGAATTGTAAAAAAAACACTCATAAACCAATTATCGCCTGATGCCGCAGGGTCAAAAGATGCACTTGTTGCAAGTATAACAGAACCTGACTTAAGTCTTATTGTAATATCATCATTAGTATTATTCAAAACACCACCCATAATGAGTTGAAAACTATCCCCAACTGAAAATCCATTTGCGGGTACACTCAATGTTCCAACCCCTTCACCAATTATTGTTGTTTCGGATGTTGTCCCACTTACAGTAACACTATTTCCTGTTTGAGAAAAAAGACCATAAACTTGAGGATATGGGTTCAGTGAACCTTGTTTTACTCTGTATGTTGTACCAGATTGTGCAACGGCAAATTCCGCATTGGGTGTTATTCCTGAAGATAATAACTCGGGAAGTTGAGAAATGGGTAAATTTGGCATTTTATTTTATAAATATTTGTTTATACGAAGTATTTCAAAACTATTATACCAGAGCCACCGTTTCCTCCCGCTCTTACTCCTCCACTTGGATGTGAACCACCTCCTCCACCATTACCTGTGTTAGATACCGCATTAGCCCCTGTTACAACAGTATTTCCTCTTGCACCTGCACCACCTTTACCGTATTCAATTGAAGAACCTGTAATTGAGGATGTAAGTCCTGTACCTCCCGCACCACCTGAACTTGGATTATTAGGGGAACCGGCGCCGTTAGAACCATTAGCGGTTGAACCTCCTCCTCCACCTCCGCATCCACCAACTGCACTACCCCAGTTTCCACCACCACTACCTCCTGTTGCAGCACTTACATTTGAAACCTGTGAAAGTCCGGCAACTCCGACACCTCCGGGAGCAAGTCTACTACCTCCACCAGCACCACCACCGAGTGCCGTTATAGTGTCAAAGACTGAATTCGAACCATCGGTTCCGTTAGTATTAACACCTGGAGTTGCGGCGCCACCCGTTCCACCTGAACCAACGGTGACCGTATATGAATTACCTGGAATTACAGATAAAATTCCTGTTAGAACCATACCACCACCTCCACCAGCACCACCACCAGTATCGTACCCGTTACCACCACCACCTCCACCTGCAACAACAAGATATTCAACTGATGTTACACCTGCAGGTGCTATCCAAGAAGTCGTACCAACAGTTGTGAATGATTCAATTGTTGGTGAGGGTGTTGTACTTGGTGTGGGCGTATTAGTTGGGGTTGTGGTTTGTGTTGGAGTTGGTGTTGGTTGTATTGGCTCTATCAAAATACCATTGGGTTCCTCACTTTCCTGAAGAATCATAAATAAATTTTCCTGAAGTAAAAATCCTTCGTTCGGTAAAGTACTGGTTGGTGTAGGTGTAACGCTACCTGTTGGAGTCAAAGTATTTGTGGGTGTTGGAGTTGGAGTGTTAGTGGGGGTTTCTGTCGGAGTATTAGTCGGAGTTTCTGTTGGAGTGTTGGTGGGACTTTCTGTTGGAGTGTTAGTGGGGGTTTCACTTGGAGTGTTAGTTTGAGTTGGGGTATTTGTTGGGGTTTCAGTATTTGTTGGCGTAGGAGTGTTAGTTGGGGTTTCAGTATTTGTTTGCGTTGGGGTGTTAGTTGGGGTTTCAGTATTTGTTGGCGTAGGAGTGTTAGTTGGAGTATTTGTTGGTGTTGAGGTTGATGTGGTTGTATTAGTTGGGGTGTTAGTTGGTGTAGAGGTCGATGTTACAGTTGGTGTAGGAGTTGCCAATAACTCAAAAGTGTATCCTGTTGTGAATGTATAGTTGAATCTACTAGTCCCCGAATAGTTAGAAGTTATTGAGGTGTATTGTGCATCTCTAGTTAGATTTCTGTAATTGAAATCTAAAGAAGAAAATTCATAACCCCTTGTCTGACCTGATGGAATTAGAATTGTAACATTTTCAGTGATTGGTTCACCAACGAATGTGTCGAGTTGTATTGTAAATGATATTGATAAATCTACATCAACTGGCAACTGACTTTGAGCAATATAATTTGACTGTACGGACCCTTGATAAAATTCAGAAAGTAAATCAATGTTGTTTCCCTCTAACTCCAAGTAAGTTAAATCATTGTTGGGGATGGGGATTGAAATAATGTCACCATCAGGTATAACAAGATAAGCTAGCTCTTCGTCAGGAATAACAATGTATTCTAAATCATTTGATGGTACTATAATTACACAATCAGGACAATCGGGATTTAACAACCCATATTTCGGTTTCAAAATCCTAAAATTATGTTTTACTTCAGAGGCATCCAAAGGTTCAACATACATTCTAAAGGCACTTACTTCACCAATAAAACTACCCGCAAAAATTTCTTCCAAAAATATGTTTGTCGTGAGACCCGAATATATTGTATTATCTAAGTCTTCAGTTGTTAAACACTCAGGGTCTTGTTGATAAATTATATCAGAAATCTCAGGAGGACACCCTCCTGAAAAAGTAAGATTATCTTTGAGTCCTTGTGTACCCCCACCAACTGATATATTGAATGGTACACCAACTTGACGCTCTTTAAACGTGTTTAGTGGTCTTGGAATAATTTCTTCAAAGTCTTCACATACCATCAATAATTTACCATTTACAAAAATTTTGAGAGTACCAAGTCGGTATTCTCTCTCTTGTAACCATAAGTCATTGATATGGACTTGAGTTGTTTTCGCAGGGGTATATCCTGAATAACCTTCTTCGTGGGTTATTGGTGGCATTACCAAACTAACACTATTATTCGCCGAGGTTGCGGTAAAAACATCTTGTTCAATAACCCCTAAACCTCCAAGATAAGATAAATCTTTACACTCAAAATAGGCATTTCGTTCGAATACGGCATCAATTTGCACCCAGTGTTCAAAATTAATATAAGGTGTAAACTTACAATCTTCAAAAATACCACGGGTAGAACACCATTCTACAGTGGTCACACCAGTTACAAAACTTGTTCCTGTAAGACAAGTACCTGATGGTATACAACTTCCTGTAATCAAATATTCCTTTACACAAACTCTCGGGTTACCAGTGTCACCACTAAATCTGATTGACATGGCATTGGATACACCATCGTATAAAGGGTCCAATTCTTTAATTGATGCTTCGGTGGTACAACTACACGGGCATCCACAAGTGCAATTCGACGATGTCACACCTGAGGGTTGGTATACTGGAATGCAATCTGCACCTGTTCCTCCTGATACTGCACAAGCACAGGTGTGCATACAGGTCAAACCCGAGGTCACTCTTGTATAACCTGTGTCGGAGGATGGACTTCCATCGGCGTAGTGGTAAAATTTGTTTTCAGCTCTACTACCCATGAAAAAGAATGTTCCTTTGTTCTCAGGATAACGGGCATTTAAACCAATATTTGTATTACCTGTGAACTGATATTTCAATAACATCTCCACAGTCCAACCTTGACTCATTCTTGTTGGAAAAACTTCATAATCATAACCTTGGAGTTTGTAAAAACCCTGATAAAAACCACCTTGTAGTTTCGCCACCGTTCCGATGTTTCCACCGACATTTACATAATCCAAATCGTAAGAGTAAGAATTGTCATTCCATAGACGATTTTGGGGTGTGGTGTTTCCACTAATCGGATGCATTTTAAACCTTCGGTCGTAAACATATCTGTTGAAAGTTTCGGCGGTTGTGGTATAAAGACCTGTGTATGCGGTCATGGTGATACCCGACATTTGGGTTGTTAATCCATTGTCAATACCCGTTAAACCCACATCACAAATTTCGGTGGTTACAGGACAGAAGTTTGGGTCAACATCTAAAGGGTTATAAAAGTTTTCTGAAACAACAGTGTCATAAAGAAATTGACCAACTAAAGGAGATATGGTTGTCCCTGTTGAATTAAAATCAAACTTAAATGGCATCCTATTACCATCATCTTCAGCAATTAATAAAGGTGAGAAAATAACCTCTTGATGGAAGTCTCGGGCGTCGTCTGCCAAACAGAAATCTGTAATTTCATTGACAGGTTTTAACCCAATCTTCCTGTAATTGTATTGATTGATATTTTGGTATGCCATAAACTATATGATAAATACCCTTCTTTTGAGTATTTATAGTTAAAAAAGTATGCTGAAATTAAACGAGGAATATTTCGGTTCAAATTATTACTTTCTCCTCCGTGAAAAGAAGGACAGCGGACACCTTTGGTTTTCCGTTGCAAATACAATAACGGAAGCAAGAAAAAAAGATGAGTATATTAAAGTACCAAAAGAGAAAATTGAAAAGCTCAAAAGTCATTTGAATAAACTGATTAAGAGTAAGACCAAGAAAAAACCAAACGAAATCAAAAGTGAAATTGAAGAGTTGGTAAACTCAGATGGGACTTTGTCAAATTCAAACGTTCCAATCTTAGACCCTCGGTTACACCCAAGAAAAACTATGGACCAAACTGTCCAAGCAACTACACAACCAGGTAATTACTTGGCTTGGTCTTACAGAGGTGGAAGAACATATTACTCAGAATCTGAAATGAAAGAAGAAGATATGTCAGCGGCTTTCGGTTATGAAGAAACAAAAGACATGACTCCTGAGGAAACTATTAAAACTCTTGAAAAAATGGGAGTTGAGAATCCTGTAGAAAGAGCAATTGAATTCGGAAAGGACCCAAAAATTTCTCAAAAAAATAAAAAAAAGGGTAGTGATATGAAAATTCGTCTACAAGAAAAAGAAACCTTAAGACGAATTCAAAAAGAGCAAATGGCTAAAATAATTGAAGACATTTTGGTTAATAAGAAAAATAAAGAAGATATTGTTGGTAAAAAAAAGGGTAAAGAAGTTCTAACTAAAGCGGAAATTATGGATTTAATCAAGAAAAACGAACCCGTTGAAAATATCGATAAAGTTATAAAATCATCTCGTGAACAGTAGTCTTTACAATTCAAGTATCGGTGAGGTGTTGATTCCAAAAGAAATTAAACAACATCTTGTAAATTCTTTTGCCCAAGCACAAGGTGCCGATATAAATACGGAAGGATTCAGAAGGAACCAAGAATTACAAGGTCAAGAAAAAATTACCTACAAACAACTCAAAAGAATTAAAAACTTTTTTGATAACTTTAAAGGTAAACCCACAGAATTACCCTTCATTTTAAATGGTGGTGTACTTATGAAAAACTGGGTGAATAATACTTTATCAAGTATGAGAAACAACACACAAAATAATCAACAAGATACTACACCTGAAGATTCTAAGGTGAATTCAAGTGATTTGAAAAATAATGTGAAGGACTTGGTGAGACCATCCAAAGAACACAAAAGGACCGCACAGAAACATGCCACAGCAACTTATGAACAAACAGTTGTTGAAAGTCTGAAAAGAATAAATGAATTAATCTCAAAAATCTAATGCCAGCTAATAACCCCAAGGTTTACGAACCTTTAGATTTAAATCAAACTGAACAAAACAATCTAACGGCAATTGCCGATTTGGAAAGAAAAAAATTAATCACTCGTAATGACTTTAAACAAGGTGCGGATGAATATGGTGTAACGAATTCACAGGCTCTTGCAGATGGTGATGATATGGGTAGAGGTACAGGTGTCTTCTTGGATGTGTACAATGACGCCGCAGGTACTAGTGTTGATGTATTTGAAAGAAAAGACGACATCAAAATCAACAAATACAATAGATTTAAAACATATCCTAACTTCTAATGAAACTAACTGAAGTCTTTAAATCTTTGATTACCGAAATCGCTTCTGTAGATTCGGTAAGAAAATCTATTGAAGACAAACAAAAAATTATCATGTATTATGATGGTGATGAACCAGGTGGTAGGGGTTTAAGACTTATTGAACCTGTTGCCCTTGGAAGAAGTAAAAGAGGTAATTTAGTTTTACGGGCTTGGGATGAGGAAGGTGCATCACACAGAGGATACTTAGGTACACGACCTATGCCGGGATGGAGATTATTCAAACTTGATAAAATATTGTCCTATAAACCGTCGGGTGAAAATTTTAATACACCAAGACCAAATTTTAACCCAACTGGTGACAAAGACATGACAAGTATTATTATTATAGCAAAATTCTAACAAATGGACTTAGAAAAAATTATGTTGTCAAAGGCTATCATGGATAGACATAGCCAAATGGATTCGGGTAGTGCCCCTAAACCAAAATCGAATACGGTTTTGGAAAACTATGATGCTCCCCAAGCAAGATATAATATTCCACAAGAATTTATGGGTGAAGCACCACAAAGAATGCAAATGCCACAAGCACCATCAATTCCTGTAAGTCCATTCGCTAACAAACCATATCCTGTAGCTTCATCAGAAGCCATCAAAAATTCAAAACTACCTGATGCAATTAAAAAATTAATGATTGAGCACCCTATCGAACAACCAACTTCAATGTCTGGTGGGGCAGTTTTATCCGATGAATTAGTGGAAAGAGCATCAAGACTTATGGGTAATAATAAAAAACCTGTAATGGAACAAGCAATACCACATCAGAATACAGGTGACCTGAGAACTATATTAAAAGAAGTTGTTCAAGAAGTCTTGGCTGAGAATGGATTGTTGATGGAAGGTGCTGAAAAATCAAATGAATCATTCAGATTTCAAGTTGGAAAACATCTTTTTGAAGGGAAACTTACGAAAATCAAAAAATTATCTTAGGTACTTTTCATTTGTGAATTGATTTCTTATATTTTAGGGAACTAAAATAGAATTCATGTCACAAATCAATGTATTAGTAATACCATCTGACCGATTTGGTGTTGGAAAATTTAGGTCAATTGAACCTCATACTTTTCTTCAAAATAAATTCCCTCAAGACTTTCACATTGAAATAGATTTAAATCCTCCTATGGATGATTTGGACTTTTACAAAAAGTTTCAAATTGTTGTTTATCACAGAAGTATTACTAATGAATTCGAGAAGTCATATGTACTTGTAGAAAATCTGAAGAAAATGGGTATTGTCACAGTGTGTGATATGGACGATTATTGGAATCCCACCAAGGACCACCCAATTCACGATATCATTATTTACAATAAGATTAACGAAAAAATTGTTGCTAGTATCAAACAATCCGATTGGGTAACAACGACAACGCCATTGTTTGCGGATGAAATTAGGAAATACAACAAAAATGTGTTTGTACTTCCTAACGCAATAAATCCTGATGAGGCACAATTCAAAGAACCAACAACAGAACATGAAAAACTTAGAGTAGGTTGGTTAGGTGGTTCATCTCATTTGTCAGACCTTCAACTTTTAGATTCTTCGTTTGCTAAGCTCAGTCAAAATTATAAAGATTTGCAATTTGTTATATGTGGTTTCGACACAAGAGGTACTATTACTGAGATAAATGCTCAGACAGGTGAGCACAAAAAACGACCAATTCGACCTGAGGAAACTGTTTGGGCACGCTACGAAGAAATCTTCACACAAAACTACAAGTATGTTAGTTCAGAGTATGAAAAGGTTTTGAAAAAATATGCTCGGGAAGAATATCCCGAATTTTCCAATGAGTCTTATCGTAGGGTGTGGACTCTTCCTGTGACATCTTATGCAAGAAATTACGCCAAACTTGATGTATCTTTGGCACCAATTAAAAACCACATGTTCAATCGAATGAAGTCACAACTCAAAGTGATTGAGGCGGGATTTTACAAAAAGGCTGTGATTGCAACTGACTTAGGTCCATATACAATTGATTTGAAACATTGTCTTAAAAATGGCGAATTTACCGATGGTAATGCTCTTTTGGTCGATGAGAATAGAAATCATGGTGATTGGGCAAAGTTTATTATAAAACTTCAAAAAAATCCAAATCTTGTCAAAGACATGGGGGAACGATTGTATGAAACTGTATCAAAAAAGTATGACTTAAATATTGTTACTGTTGAAAGAGCGGATTTTTACAAAAGTCTAATTAAATAAAAAAAAACAAATGATTAAAACACCAATAAACAAAATTCTTTTTTTGGACATCGAAACCGTAGGTCTTGAAAAGAATTATGATGACTTACGAACCAACCACCCGAGAATCGCAGACCAATTCGACAAATATTTTGATTGGTTTCTGAAAAGATTTCCCGAAGACAAGGAAATTAAGGAAGACCAAAAAAATATTGTTTTTGCAACTCGAGCGGCACTTGTCCCTGAATTTGCCAAAGTTGTTTGTGTTAGTGTTGCATTTGTGCTAAACAACGGGGAAGTAAAGAGACAGACCTTTTCAGGTGATGATGAAAACCAACTTCTACGAGATTGTCAAAATCTTTTGGATAGATGTGGAAAATTGGATTTTTGGTTATGTGGTCATAACCTCAAAAATTTTGATATTCCTATGCTCGCAAAAAGAATGTTGATTCAAAACATCCTTCCACCCTCCATTCTTCCTTCTTACGACACAAAACCTTGGGAGGTTAAAGCAATCGATACAAAAGAGGTATGGCAGTTTGGTGCGTACACGGCAATCGGCTCGTTAGATTTACTATGCGCTTGTATGGATGTACCATCACCTAAAGAAGGTGAAGTTACTGGTTCAAAAGTACATGATGCATATTGGAATAAAAACATGTTAAAAGAAATTGCCGAATACTGTGAACGAGATGTACAGGTATTGGTGGATGTAATTCAAAAATTAAAATCTTTGAAATGAACGATAACCAAGATAATCTTGACGATTTAATCGACGCAGAATTGCAGAAGTTAATCGAAGAAGTCGAAAAATTAACTTTCAATCCTTCAAGTTCAGAAAGCGAGTCTGAAGATGAAAAAACTCTGAATAAAAGTTTATCAGAGTTGGATGATTTTATGGAGGAGGAATTTTTAAAAATTGAACTTCCTTTACACAAATTTCACCCTGATGCGATAGTACCTTCATATGCGTATAGTTTGGATTCGGGATTTGATTTATTCAGTACCGAGGAAGTATGTTTATTACCTTTTGGTAGGGCATTAGTACCAACAGGTTTGGCATTTGAAGTACCTGATGGTACAGAGCTTCAGATACGAAGTAAAAGTGGTCTTGCAATCAATCAAGGTTTAATGGTCTTGAATAGTCCGGGAACTGTTGATTGTGGATACCTTGGCGAAATCAAGGTGATTGTTATGAACATGAACGATTATACGGTTACAATTGAAAAAGGAACAAAAGTAGGTCAAGGAGTTTTGTGCCCCGTTTACAACGGTAAACGAGTTAAACTAATCGAAAAAGAAAGTTTAGGCACCTCGGACCGAGGAAATAAAGGATTTGGTAGTACAGGTTTGAAATGATTACAGTTGGATATTCTACACGAAAACATAACCCCGAATTAATTGAATACTTCAAAAAATCCTCGGGGAATCCAAAATATGTCGAAGTTATTGAAAAAATTAATAACGGAGAAAAATCTTTATCTCAAGTTTATAATGAAATACTTGAAGAATCACAAAGTGACATTGTAATTTTTTGTCATGATGACATTTATTTTGATACTAACGCTTGGTACTCGAAAGTTGTAAGAAATTTTGAAAAAAATGATTTCGGAATCATTGGTGTTGCAGGAACCGTCAATCTACCGAGTTCGGGTCTATGGTGGGAAAACCGAAGAAAAATGATTGGAATTGTAAATCATGAAAGTAATGGAAAAAAATGGGAGTCCAAATATTCTCAAAATTTTGGTAATGAAATTAGACAAGCGGCAATTGTGGATGGTTTATTTATTGCGGTTAGTAAAAAAAGAATTAAGAAAAAATTTGTTGAGGAATTTGAAGGGTTTCACTTTTATGATTTACCGTTTTGTCTTGAAAATCATTTAGAGGGTGTAAAAATCGGTGTTTGTACAAACATTAGAATTACTCACAAATCAGTTGGACAAACTAATGAACAGTGGGAAAAAAACAGACAAATATTTGAGAAAAAATATTCTGATAACCTACCAATCAAAATACCGTTTGCACCTGAAAGACAGATGAAAGTTTTAATTTCTTCTATGTTTTTCAGAACATTTACCGGCTCAGAAATTTATGTGTATGAATTAGCAAAATCTCTTCAAAAACAAAATTGTCAAGTCACGATACTATCACAAATAGGTGGTCCATTAACAGATTTGGCAAAAAAAGAGGGTATTAAATGTTTACCGTTTGAGGAAGCCCCTGGTTTTAAAATGGGTGATGGTAAGTGGATGGTAATGGGTCCCGATGGAAAACCTCAAGTTTCAAACCCAACGACACTATACAAAATTGCCGAAGTAGATTTTGATATCATACATATTCAACATAAACCTGTTGCCGAGAGAATAATCAATCTATACCCTACGATTGATAAAATAGCAACGATTCACTCCGAGGTAATCGAACTTGAAGACCCTGTAATTCATGATTCTATAAAACATTATGTTGCAATCAGACCAGAAATCAAAGAACACCTTATAAATAAATTTGATATACCTGAAGAAAAAATCTCAGTAATTTATAATCCTGTCGACAAAAATAGATTTCCAACACTCACAAAAAACGAGAATGGTTACATTCTTTTTGTTGGAACGGTGGATTACCTAAGAGAAATGGCAATTAAAGATGCTGGTGAATACGCGATTTCACTTGGAAAGGAATTGTGGTTAGTTGGAGAAGACAAATCAATTTATTTGAAAAGTTATTTAAACAACCCAAGTATAAAACATTTTCCACCAACGTGGAACTTAAAGCCATTTATTGAAGGCGCGTATGAAACTGCTGGAATTCAATTGGGAAGAACCACAATTGAAAGTTGGATGAGTGGTAAAGATAGTTGGATTTATAAGGTTAATGATAGTGGAGATATAATTTCGAAAGAAAAAACGTCACCACCCGATGATATTGAAAAGTTTTATTCCGATAATGTTGCAAAACAAGTTAAACAAGAATTTTTAAAAATATTATCATAAATGACTATTTTGACTACAGCATATAATTGTGAACCTTTTATTGAGAGGTGTCTGTATAGCATAATGTCACAGCAATTCAGAGATTTTACTTGTTATATTTTGGACGACATGTCAACTGATGGTACCACAAAAAAAGTCAAAGAAATAATCCAAAATGACTCGAGATTCGTTCTAATCGAAAATACAAAGAAATTATATCAACCAGGAAACTATGATTTAGTAATACGGTACATGAATTTATCTGATGATGAAATATGTGTAGAGGTCGATGGCGATGATTGGTTACCAAATTCTAAGGTATTTTCAAGGATTAATGAAATTTACAGTTCTGAAAATATTTGGATGACCAGCGGTTCATTCAATTATCATAATGGTAGACCTGGTTTTGCCAGTCCCCCCACTTCTGTAGAAAATTTAAGAAAACAAACATTCACATTGTCTCATCTTAGAACTTGGAAGTCTTGGTTATGGAAAAAAATTGATGAGAATGATTTAAAAAATGAAACTGGTGAGTATTGGTCAGTTGCCGGTGACTTGGCATTTATGTTCCCGATGTTGGAAATGTCAGGAATGGAACATTTCAAATTTATCTCCGAAATTTTGTACACATACAATGAATCGAACCCTTTAAATGACCATAAAGTTAATATGTCAAATGTTAATAAAACAACTACATTAATAAGAAATAAATCTCCTTATACAAGAATTAAAAATGAATAATACCCCCAAAATATCAGTTTGTATTCCAACTTATGAAGCTAATGGAAGAGGCGTAGAATTTCTAAGGAAGAATGTAGAATCTATTTTGGAACAAACTTATCAGAATATCGAAATTATTATTTCCGACCACTCCAAAACTGATAACATCCAACAATACATTGAATCTCTTAATAACGATAAAATTGTTTATCTTAGATATACTGAGAATATAGGATGGCCAGCACACAACACAAACAATGCAATAAAAAACTCATCAGGTGATTTTATTAAGTTGATGAACTTAGATGATTACATTGAAGGCTCGGATAGTATTCAATTAATGGTTGATTTGTTAAATGAAGGTCACAAATGGGTTATTAGTGGTTGCAAACATTTAAACTACGGAACAGGAGAATGGTCAAACCCAATTATACCTCGAATTGAGAACGATGGTAGACACCTACTAAGGGGAATCAATTATGTTGGTTGTCCAAGTGTTGGATTAATACCCCGAGAAGAATATTTTGACCCAGAAGTAATCTATATGATAGATTGTGAATTATGGTACAGAATGTTTATTAAATATGATTATCCTGGTGTCTTGAAAGATTACAGAATTGTAATTGGAATCGGTGACCATACATTAACAAGTCAATGGGCATCAAAACATAGTGATTTACTCTGCAAAGATATTGAGTATTGTAATAAAAAATTTCTAATATGAAAAATATACAACTTTTTGTTCCCAAGTTTAGGAAAGAAGAAATTCAAGAACATATTTCAGTTTGCTTAGATAGAGGATGGACTGGTTTGGGATTTAAGACCGTAGAAATTGAAGAGAAATGGAAGGAGTATACCAACCTTCCATTTGCTCATTTTATAAATTCTAACACCTCAGGATTACACTTGGCGTTCAAGATTCTTAAAGATGCCAATAAGTGGAACGATGGTGATGAGATTATAACAAGTCCTCTGACATTCGTTTCCTCAAATCATGCAATCGTTTACGAAAATCTAAAACCAGTGTTTGCGGATGTTGATGAGTTTCTATGTTTGGACCCCAAATCAATAGAATCAAAAATAACCAAAAAAACCAAAGCAATTCTATTCATTGGAATTGGGGGGAATACAGGTCAATTAAATTCTGTAATAGAATTGGCTAAAAAACATAAATTGAAAGTAATCTTGGATGCTGCCCATATGGCAGGAACTTTTATTAAAAACCCCAATACAGGTCAACCTGAACATGTTGGTCATAGAGCTGACGTAACCGTATTTAGTTTCCAAGCCGTTAAAAACTTACCAACGGCAGATTCAGGTATGATTTGTTTTGCAAATGAGGACTACGATACTTTAGTTAGAAAACTATCTTGGTTAGGTATTAATAAAGACACATACCAAAGAAGTAATGACAAAGGAAATTATAAGTGGGAATATGATTTAGTTGACGTTGGTTACAAATACCATGGAAACTCAATTATGGCATCAATGGCATTAGTTGGTTTAAAATATCTTGACGAAGATAATAACAGAAGAAGAGAAATCTGTGAAATTTATGAAAAAGAATTAACAAAACATGGAATTCAAACTATAAAAACTCATAAAGATTGTGTATTGTCATCAAGACATTTATTTCAAATTGTTGTTAATCAAAGAAATAAATTTATGGAACTATTAAACTCGAATGGAATTTATCCTGGAGTTCACTATAGAGACAACACCAATTATAAAATGTATAAACACGGATTTGGTACTTGTCCAAACTCTTTAACTATTTCTGAAAAATTAATAACACTACCATTACATATGAACTTAAATGACGATGATGTGAAATATATCATAGAAAAAGTAATAGAAGTAAATAAAAATTTAAATTGATATGTTAGTTATTCGTGATTTTGAAAGAAATGACTCTACAAGCGGGTTATTAAAAACACTTAAAGAAGTGTGGTCAGTTGATGAAATAAATGAATCAACATTAGATAAATGGTTTAAGAATGATAATCACATGGTAATTGCGGAGTTTAATGGTGAAATTGTTGGTTCAGCAACTTTACATTTACAACAAAAAATTATTCGTAATGGTGGTATTGCTGGATGTATTGAAGATGTTGTAGTTAGAGAGGATTATAGAGGAAATAACATTGGCACTCAATTAATACAAGAATTAATTAAAAAGGCTGAAAATTTTGGGTGTTATAAAATAATTTTATCTTGTTTTCCTGAAAGGATTAATTTTTATAAAAAAAATGGATTTAATCAAGAGTCAATAACTATGAGATTCGATTTAAAAAAATTAGAAAAAAATGTATAACGTTGAAAAAATTTCAAATTGGGACTTACGAGTTAATATAGAAACAAACAAACCCTGTGAATTGTATGTTGATAATTTTCCTAACACCCCAAAAAATTCTATTCGAGTTTTATGGTTAGTTGAACCTGATGAAGTAAGTAGAGTAAAAGAAGTTGTCTTTGGTAGATACAATGAGTTTGATTTAATTCTTACTTTTGATAAAGAAATTTTGGAACGGTGCCCAAACGCTCGCCTTCATACTTTTGGTATGACATGGATTTTGGATTATGATTCTTCTCAAGAAAAAGAATTTTGTGTTACTTCACTAATTGGTGGAAAACAACTTTCTCCAAACCATCTTCTTCGCCAACAATTACCTCAGATTAAAAATAAAATTGAAAATGTAGATTTACACCTATTCGGAAGTATTAATAATCCTTTTTCGGGTGAGGGTGTTGATAGGAAAATGCAGGATAATGACAGAAAAAATGAACTTTTTTATTCTCAATATCACATTGCAATCGAAAATTTCTCAAAAGAAAATTTTTTCACCGAAAAATTGATGGATTGTTTTCAAACTAAAACAATTCCAATTTATGTTGGATGTCCTAATATCTCAGAATTTTTTGATACCCGAGGTATGTTCATTGTGAACTCTTTGGAAGAAATTACTGAAGTAATTAAAAATTTAACACCTGAAACTTATTCTAATATGTTGGAATATGTTGAAATAAATTATGAATTAAGTAAACCTCATGCACATTTTAGGGAAAGACTAAAAAGTGTTGTGTCGAATTTTGTAAACTCCTTGTAACTATGAATAACGAATTAGAATTAAATCTCCAAAAAATTGTTGATGGTCATCATAAAGTGACTTATCGAGGTATAAAGATGATTAAAAATCCATTTGATTATCTACTTTATCAAATGATAATTAATGAAGTTAAACCCGATTTAATTGTCGAAATCGGAACTAATCATGGTGGTGCTTCTTTATACATGGCTGACATGTTAGATTTGATTGGTAAGGGTGAAATCCATACAATAGACATTACAGAATATCCTATGGATTCTCTAATTTTAGAAAACAAAAGGATTAAAAGATTCTTGGGTGGATATCAGTCATATGATTTAAAAAATACTGAAGGTTTCGAAACAGTATTGGTTATTGATGATGGTTCACACACATATGAACATTCTTACGAAATTCTTCACAAATTTAAAAATGTTGTAACACTCAATAGTTATTTCATTATCGAAGATGGTGCATTAATTCATATTGGTTTAGGTAAAGATTATGGCGGTGGTCCTGTAAGGTCAATTGAACAATTTATGGGTGAAAATAATCAATATATCATAGACAGAAAATGGTGTGATTTTTTCGGTACCAATACAACTTTCAACACTAACGGATTTTTAAAAAGAATTAGTTAATGAGCATTATTTCAACAAAGTTGATGGGTGGGCTGGGTAATTATATGTTTCAAATTGCCGCCGCTTATGCAATTTCTTTAAGGGACAAAAAAAAAATTGTTTGTGAAACATATGATGTACAGTCACCTCAAAAACCAATACATCACTATAAAACGAATTTATTTAATAAAATAGAATTCACTGAAGAAAAAATTCCTCATATTCCTTTTGGAGAACCAAAATTTTCTTACACAGAAATCCCAACAATCAAAGAAAATCTGAGACTTTATGGATACTTCCAAAGTGAAAAATATTTCAAAAATTATCGTGACAAAATTTTGGAGTTATTCGATTTAGATGAATCAATTAAAGGAAATGTCAAAACAAAATACAAAGAAGTTTTAAAAAAAAATCCGACATCAATTCATGTAAGAAGGGGAGATTATGTTTGGTTGAGTGATTACCATGAAAATCAGAACTTACAATATTATGAAGAAGCTGTTCGAATTATTGGTGAAGAAAGTTATTTTTTAATCTTTTCAGACGATATATCGTGGTGTCAAGAAAATTTGAATTTCATCAAAAACAAAACATTTGTAAGTGGTAATCAAGATTATGAAGACCTTTTTTTGATGACACAATGTGAGAATAATATTATTGCAAATTCAAGTTTCAGCTGGTGGGGAGCTTGGCTAAACAAAAATGAGGGTAAAAAAGTGATTGCACCGAAAAAATGGTTCGGAAAATCAAATTCACATCTTGAGACAAAAGACTTATATTGTGAAAAATGGATGGTAATATGAAGGTATTAGTTACAGGAAGCAACGGATTAGTTGGGAATGCATTAAAAAAAATATTAGGTGATAACCATGTCTATCACACACGAGCTGATGTTGATTTGTTTGACACAAAAAAAACGAAAGAATATTTTGAGTATCATGTTAAGAATTCAGGTGTTGATACTGTAATTCACTGTGCAGCCAAAGTTGGTGGTGTTGGCGCAAACTCAAGTAACAATCATGGATTTTTTCTCGAGAATTATTTAATTAATAAAAATGTAATGCAGGCATGTTTTGAATTAGAAATGCCAAATTTTGTTAATTTGTTATCTACATGTGTTTTTCCCGATTCAAATATTGTTTATCCACTTACTTCTGACCAAATAGACAATGGTAGACCACATCCTTCCAACGAAGGGTATTCATACGCCAAAAGACTATCAGGATATGAAACCAAAATTTTTAGAAGTTTTTTGAGAAAAAATTGGATTTCAATTGTCCCTACAAATATCTACGGACCACATGATAATTTTAATTTAGACCATAGTCATATTATACCAGGTATGATACACCGAGCGTATTTGACCAAACAGAAAAACGAAAAAATGGTTATATGGGGTGATGGTTCACCCTTAAGACAATTTATTCATTCAGAAGACTTAGCTAAAAACATATTATGGGCACTTGAAAATTGGAACACAGAACATAATTTTCAGGCAATAAACGAGACTGAAGTTTCGGTAATGGAAGTTGCCAATATAATATGTAAAAAATTTGGAATTAAAGACAATGACTTAGTTTTTGATTCAACTAAACCTAAGGGACAATTTAGAAAACCTGCCAAAACAGATATTCCCAAAAACTATGAATTTATCAAATTTGAAGATGGTATTAATTCAACGATTGAGTGGTTCATAGAAAATTATAAAAAAGTAAGAAAATGAAAAAAATAGAACTCGTACAAGACACAATTGATAACAAAGATATTGACAGTTTAATTGAATGGTTGTCTAGCTACCCTCGTCTGACTAAGGGACCAATGACATTGGAATTTGAATCGAAATGGTCAGAATGGATTGGTACCAAATATTCGATTTTTGTAAACTCAGGTTCATCAGCAAATTTATTAATGGTATTTGCTTTAAAATATCTGAATCTTTTGAAGAATAATAAAGTTTGTGTACCATCACTTTCTTGGGCGACAGATTTGGCACCAATCTTACAATTTGATTTACAGCCATTATTGGTTGATTGTAACCTTGAAAATTTATCTGTGGACTTGAATCATTTAGAGGAAATTTTTAAAACAGAAAATCCGTCGGCACTAATATTAGTTTCAGTATTGGGTCTCTCTCCCGACATGAATAAAGTGGTGGAACTTTGTGAAAAATATGATGTAATACTTTTAGAGGATAACTGTGAATCACAAGGCACTGAATTTCAAAATAGAAGGTTGGGAAATTTTGGATTAATGTCGTCTTTTTCAACTTATTTCGGACATACTATGAGTACGATTGAAGGTGGTGTTATTACTACCAATGATGAAAAGATATATCATACACTTTTACAGTTAAGGAGTCATGGATGGTCTAGAGACCTACCGTCAGATAAACAATTAGAATTAAAACAGGAATGGAATTGTGATGATTTTAGCTCACTTTACACTTTTTTTATACCGGGATTTAATTTAAGAAGTACGGACTTACAAGCACAGATAGGGCTGAATCAATTGAAAAAAATTGATGGTTTGATTGAAAAAAGAAATCAAAATTTCAAACTATACTCTAAATTGTTGTCACCCAAAGTGTGGTTCCCAAAAGAAATTGAAGATACTTTTACCGCAAATTTCGCAATCCCTGTAATTACAAAAGATAAGGAAAGTAAGAGTTCTTTAATCAAAGAACTAGTGGAAAATGGTATTGCATGTAGACCACTTATTTCAGGTTCAATGGGTTCACAACCATTCTATAAAAAAATATACGGAGAACTTATCTTACCAAATTGTTCAATTATTGATGAAAGAGGGATATATGTTCCAAATCACCCTCAACTTGAAGAAAGTGATATTGAATTAATCTGTGATATTATTTTGAAACACGCGTAGTAATTCATGGAAAAAGTAGCACTTATCACAGGTATAAATGGTCAAGATGGTTCATATTTGGCAGAATTTTTATTGGAAAAAGGATATGAAGTACACGGAACTCTAAAAAGAAATTCTGTGAGTGAAAATCAAACCGCTCGACTCGATAATATTTTTCAAAAAATAACCCTTCATTATGCGGATTTAACAGACTTATCATCATTAATTTCCGTTATACAAAAAGTTCAACCTAATGAAATTTATAATTTAGCTGCACAATCACATGTTAGAATTTCGTTCGACCAACCAATTTACACCGCACAAGTTACAGGTCTTGGTACTCTCAATTTGTTAGAGGCTGTCAGATTAATCGACCCCAAAATAAAAATATATCAAGCATCATCGTCAGAAATGTTTGGAAACTCAATTGATAAGGATGGGTACCAAAGAGAAACCACTCCGATGACACCAGTATCACCATACGGTTGTGCCAAAGTTTTTTCTTATAATATTTGTAAAAATTATAGAAATTCTTACAACATGTTTATCTCTAATGGTATTTTATTCAATCACGAATCACCAAGAAGAGGAACTAACTTTGTAACTAACAAGGTAGCTAAAGAGGCCGTAAAGATAAAGTATGGATTATCTACTGAGTTAAAATTGGGTAATTTAGATGCTACACGAGATTGGGGACATGCAAAAGATTATGTCGAGGCGATGTGGTTGATTTTACAACAAGAAACTGCCGATGATTTTGTTTGTTCTACAGGTATATCTCATTCGGTAAAAGAATTATGTGAATATACGTTTAACAAACTTGGTCTTAACTATCAAGATTGGGTTAAATTAGATGAGAAGTTTTTAAGACCTGAAGAACTTCACGATTTAAAAGGGGATTCAACAAAATTGAGAACTATTACAGGTTGGGAACCAAGATACACATTTGAAAAAATGATTGATGAAATGATTGATTATTGGTTGGAATTTTACGAATAATTAGAAATGGGGATTAGACATTACATTTCACATCGAGGTAATATAGACGGGAGAATAACCAACGCGGAAAACTCTCCTGAATATATTTTGACCGCATTATCTCGGGGATATGAGGTGGAAATTGATGTGTGGTTTGTTAATGATTTATTTTATTTAGGTCACGACGAACCTCTTTATTTAGTAAGTGAGGAATTCTTGGAAAATGAAAAACTTTGGTGTCACGCCAAAAATGGAGAGTCATTTTACAAGATGTTATCTAACCCCAAAATCCACTGTTTTTGGCATCAAACCGATGACTACACTCTAACTTCAAAAGGTATTCCGTGGGTGTTTCCTGGTAAAAAGGTGTATGAAAATTCTATATGGGTTTTACCTGAGAAAACAATCTTCAAGAATATAATGATAAACTGTTTAGGGATTTGTTCTGATTACATATCAAAATATAAATGATAAAATTAGTTGTTTTCGATTTGGATGGTGTGTTAATTGAGGCCAAACAATTACATTACGAAGCTCTCAATGACGCACTAAATCTACACGCACCAAATTGTGTAATATCTTGGAATGAGCACCTTTCCAAATATGATGGTCTTAAAACCAAACAAAAATTAGAAATGTTAACTAATGAAAAGGGGTTGGACCGTAATTTACACAATGTTGTTTGGGAAGAAAAACAACGAATCACCAATCAGAAACTAAAAGATATTACCCCTCATTCTAATTTGATAGACCTACTAAAAAGACTATCAGAGGATGGTTTTAAAATTGCCTGTTGTAGTAATTCAATTAGAAAGACTGTTCTAACGGTTTTATCTAAGTTGGACATCATAGAATACTTCGACCAAATACTGTCCAATGAGGATGTAAAGAATAGTAAACCTCACCCCGAGATTTATTGGAAAGTCATATCTGAAATGGGGGTTATTGCAGAGGAGACTTTAATTGTTGAGGACTCACCTTATGGACTCTTAGCTGCGGCAAGAACACACGCACCAATACTGAGGGTAAAATCCCCCAAAGAAGTTAATGTTGAAAACCTGTATAGAAAATTAAACGAATTAAATAACAAGTTCAAAATGAAGAAACCCAAATGGACTGACGAGACTCTCAATGTATTAATACCCATGGCGGGTGCTGGTTCAAGATTTGAAAAAGCGGGATATACATTTCCTAAACCTCTTATCGATGTTGAAGGGGACCCTATGATTAAAGTCGTCACTGAAAATTTAAACATTAAAGCCAATTACATTTTTATCGTTCAAAAATCACATAGAGAAAAATATAACTTGGATACTTTACTTGGTATGGTTTCACCTGGTTGTAAAATTGTTGAGGTTGAGGGTATTACCGAAGGTGCTGCAAGCACTACACTTTTGGCTAAAGAATATATCAATAATGATAATCCATTAGTTATGGCAAACTCAGACCAATTTATCGAGTGGGACTCCAATGAATTCATGTATAAGATGTCGGAAACCGATTGTGATGGGGGAATTGTAACCTTTAAATCAACTCACCCTAAATGGTCATTTGCTAAAGTTAACGAAAATGGTTTGGTAACTGAGGTTGCCGAAAAGAATCCCATTTCGGACATTGCAACAGTGGGGGTCTATTATTGGAAAAAAGGTTCTGATTATGTTAAGTATGCCGAACAGATGATTGAAAAGAATCTTAGAGTTAATAATGAGTTTTATGTGTGTCCTGTGTTCAACGAGGCAATTCAAGATAACAAAGAAATCAGAACTTATGAAATCGTCAAAATGTGGGGATTAGGTACTCCTGAGGATTTAAATACCTATTTGAGACGATAAAAGGTTTTTTTTCTTTATTTTACCACTATTTTGGTAAAAAAACATTATGATTACAACACCCATTAGCGTTGGTGAACTTTTGGACAAATTATCTATTTTGTCCATTAAAAAAAACCGACTGACAAATCCTGATAAACTATTTCAGGTTGAAAAAGAATTTTCTTACTTACATGAATTGTCTGAACCATTTTTGAGGGTTAAAGATTATTTTAATTTATATGATGATTTGGTTTTGGTTAATTCAAAATTATGGGACATAGAGGATAAGATACGAGTTTGTGAAAAGAATAAAAAGTTTGATGATGAATTCATCGAATTAGCCAGGTCGGTCTATTATACTAATGATGACAGATTCGAACTGAAAAATAAAATTAATCTTCTTTCAAATTCAGAAATACAAGAACAAAAAAGTTACGAGGATTACAAAAATTAATATATGAGAAAAAAACCATCTCCAACACCATCTTATATGGTACAAGAAACCCCTAAATCCAAAAAGGAAATTATTGGCTCTATCTTAAAGAAAAAAACAAAAGAAAAGTTTTTGTCTGAAAGTCAGAAAGAATATTACAAAAAATTACATGATGCACAGATAACAATTTGTGCTGGTCCTGCTGGTGTTGGAAAAAGTTATATTGCCATGAAAGCGGCAATTGATTTATTGGTAGACCCCTCCACCCCTTACGAGAAAATCATTATCGTTCGACCCGCAGTTGAGGCGGAAGAAAAACTTGGGTCACTACCAGGTAATGTAGAAGAAAAACTTGACCCATACATTTTCCCAACATATTACCTCCTCAATAAAATTATTGGTAAAGATGCTAGAGAAAAATTGAAGGAACTTGAAGTTATTGAAGTTTTTGCCCTTGCATATATGAGAGGAATGAACATTGACAATTCAATTTTAATTTTTGAAGAGGCCCAAAACTCTACTCCAAATCAAATGAAACTTCTTTTAACAAGAATCGGATTCAATTCGAAATTTTTTATTTCAGGGGACTTGGAGCAAACTGACCGATACAAAGACAAAACCCATTCAGGTCTTTATGATGCAATCAATCGATTCAAATCAGTCAACTCAATCTTATGTCATGAGTTTAGTCAGAAAGATGTGGTTAGAAATCCATTGATAACAAAAATCTTAGAAAAGTACGACGAATGAGAATTGCAATAGAAATTAATGGTGTTTTAAGAGATACTGTAAAGAAAATCGAACAAGTTTATGAAAAGTTTTATGTTGAGAATATTCTCAATGAAAAAAGAGATTTTAAATACGAGATTCTTTCACCAATAACTTCATTGAGATTGCAAGACCATCTAAAGTTTAAAGACGATGATGAACTTTATGATTTTCTTTATACAGAACACTGTATGGAAATTTTTGGACATGCACCGTCAACTGAATATAGTAGCTTTATAGATTTAAATGATTTTTATGTAGATATGAGAGACAATCACGATATCCTACTTATTTCGGATGAAATCGGTAAATCAAAACCGGCTACATTATTTTTCCTTTCAAAGTTCGGTTGTCAGATAGAAAAAATTGTTTTTTATAATCAGTTTACATTGCAAACAGTTTGGAATGAATTTGACCTTTTACTTACAGCAAATCCCGACTTATTATTAAATCATCCTACAGATAAAAAAATTATTAAGTATAATACAAGTTATAACGATAATATAACGGACTTTACGAATATTGATAACATTAAACAACTTAAAAATTTAATAGAAAATGATACCAATTTGGAATGAAAATTACTACATCGATTTGGAAAGAATTGAAGAATTTATTGAACTAACTAATGTTATCAATGACGAACTTAGTGGAAGTACCAACGAACATAAAATCAATGTTGTCAAATTCGAAATGGTAAAGATGATGTTAGAAGTTATTATGTCCGAACAAGTCGATGGTGATGAAAAACTCGGAATAATGAATTCAGAGTTATCTGTACCTTTTAGATTAGCATTTAATTCATTATTAAATAAAAAAATTATTAACAAATATTAAAATGGACCAACCTCAAATAGACAAAGTCAAACTTTCAATTAGTAATCTTAGAGAAAAAAAATCAAAACTATATTTTTTCATCCACGATACTAAAGGTAACGCCAAAGCCTCAATCAAATACATTTATGATTTGGCACTCACACTAAAACGAAGTGGATTTAATTCGATTATCCTACATGAAAAATCTGATTACACAGGAGTTGCATCATGGTTAGGAGAAGAGTATATGACTGAAATTCCACATCAAGTTATCGATGGTCAGAATGTAGAAATTGCACCTGAAGACTTCTTGATTGTTCCCGAAATTTTTGGGTTTATGATGGACCAAGTTAAAAACTTACCTTGTGGTAAAATTGTCTTAACACAGTCTTACGCATATATGTTGGAGACTCTTCAACCTGGTCAGACTTGGAATCAATATGGTTTCTTTAAAACCATTACTACTTCAGAGGCACAAAAGGATTATATCAGCAAGGTGATGAGAGGTCAATCATACGATATTATCGAACCTTTCATTTCTGACGACTTTAAAAAAAGAAATTTACCACCACTTCCTATCATTGGTGTTCATTCCAGAGAACAAGAAGACACAATTAACCTTATCAAAACATTTTACCTAAGATTTCCTCAATACAGATGGTTTACCTTCCGTGATTTAAGAGGTCTTTCTCAAGAAGAATTTGCCAACGCAATTTCAGAGTGTTTTGTATCGGTTTGGATTGACAGACAAAGTGGTTACGGTACTTTCCCATTAGAGTCAATGAAAGTTGGTGTTCCTGTAATTGGAATTACACCTAATTTGGTCCCTGAATGGATGAATGAAAACAACGGAATTTGGATTAAAGATGAAATTCTTCTTCCAGACATTATCGCAGATTGGACTCAAAATTGGTTAGAGGATAATATCTCAGAAGAAATGTACTCAAACATTCAAGAAACTGTTAACAAACTTCCAACAAAAGAACAATTTGAAAATAAAACCATAGAATTATTCACAGAATATCTTGAATTAAGAGCACAATCTATGGAAGAACAAATCTCAAAATTTAGCGAATAATTATGAACACTCCTTTAGACATTACAATTGTATTACCAATTAAATCTGCGGTATCCCGTGATTTCGAAGATTACTTCGAAAAGGCTATCACATCAATCAAAAACCAAAAGGTATCTGTAAAAGAACTTTTGATTGTAGCAACTACTGAAGAAAAGTTAAACAATCATATTGATGGATTCGATTTTGGGGATATCAATATGAGAAAAATTGTTTGGGACAAAGAAGCTAACTTTGCATCTCAAATTAATTTCGGTATTGAAAACGCAACCACAAAATGGGTTTCATTTTTCGAGTTTGATGATGAATATTCAACAATTTGGTTCGACAATGTTCGTAAGTACATGGAATATTATCCAATGGTACAAGCGTTCCTTCCAGTGGTTGTTGATACGGATGAAAAAGGTACATTTGCTGGTTTTACAAATGAAGCGGTATTCGCAGCAAACTTTGCACAAGAAGTTGGTTTCCTTACTAATGATATTCTTCAAGACTATCAGAATTTCCAAACCTCTGGTATGGTAATTCGTAAAGATGTTACAGAAGACTTTGGAGGTTTCAAATCGTCAATCAAATTGACTTTTGTGTATGAATTTTTGTTAAGACTTACATACAACTCAGCATCAATTATGACAATCCCAAAACTTGGTTATAAGCACACCAACATGAGAGAAGGTTCTCTTTTTTGGAACTACAAGTTTGGTCAAGAAAAAATGTTGGATGAAGAAGTAAAGTTTTGGGTTCAGTCCGCAAAAAAGGAATATTTCTTTAAAGAAGATAGAACAATAAATTTCCAAGCAACTAATGATTAATGTTAGAAACATTAACGGCAAATACCGAAGATGTTTCATCAAAAAAGAGGGGTAGAAAGGCAACTACCACCAATTATTTTGATGTCCGAGAGGAGGAGGCTGTAAAGGCCTTCCTCTTGGCAGAAACTTATGAGGAAAGAAATAAGATTTATAATGAATTCTTGAGAGACCCTTTGGATAAGATGATTTCATCGATTATTCGAAGGTATAAATTATATCGTAAGGATATGGATTTCAGGGAAATCCATGTAGATACTCATTCATTTTTAATAACGAAGGTTGATAAGTTTCAACCCGCAAAAAATAAAAAGGCGTATTCCTATTTCGGTACAATTTGTAAAAATTATTTGATGGGTCAAATCATCAAAGACCAAAAAGATATGAATAGAAAAGTCTCATATGAAGACATCTCACTTTCATTGGAACAAAGACCTGATATGATTTATACTATTGATTCGGACCAACTTGATATGGAGGTCGTAATCAAAAAATATTTGAGTGATTTGAAAGAATTCATTAATTCTGAATCTTTATCTGACAACGAAGTTAAATTGGGATATGCCTTAATAGACCTATTCGAAAACTACGAAAGTATTTTTTCAAGTACGGACAATAACAAATTCAATAAAAACATCATTCTTTTATCTCTTAGAGAGATGACAAATCTATCAACAAAAGAGATAAGAAATTCGATGAAAAAGTTCAAAAAATTGTATACAGTCCTACAAACTAAGATGAAATATTAACTTTTCGTTTTTTTGTGTGATATTATACTTAATACTATTTATAAGTATGCCAAGACCGCAACGAAAAGAAATTAAATTTTCCAAGGACTCAATTTTGTCTTTGATGCAAGAAATCTACAATGAACTTGTAGAACAAAGAAACACTGCCATTAGGATTCAAAATAAAATGATATCTATGATGAAGGATGCCGAGGATATGAAAGAAATCGGTCCTGTGTTAGAAAAACAACAAAAAATTATTAATGATTGTGTTGAGAAAAAAATTAGTTTATCTCGACTACAAAGTTCGATTTGGGAAAAAACTACCAATCAAGAGGAATCGTTTACACTTTCAGATATGGATGATGATTTGTTTGAAAAACTTTTGGAAAAAGATTCTGATGTTTCGGACGAACCAACATATCGAATGTAATATCTATGCCAATATTTAATAATCAATCTATAGACATCTCAAGTGGGTTCGAAAGTATCTCATCAAGAATTTCTGCTCTACAAGCATACAATGAAGCACGACAAGGTCAGATTGAAAGTGATAAAACTCGTGGTGACAGTTTAGCCCGTTCACTAGAAATATTAGCGGGACAAAAGTCATCTGTTGAAGCAAATCAGTCAAGAAACAAAAGAAATCAAGAATCAAGTTTTGATAAACTAATTTCATTAATCAATCAAAGCACTTCGGGTTCGACGTTTTCAAGCACCAATAGTCTCATTAGACAAGAACTTTTGGGATTAGTCTTTAAAATGAAGGATGAAATAAGAAAGATTATTTCAGAAGAAGCTTTCAGAGTTTTGAACTGTGCTCAACAACAAACCTATCAGGGCTACCCAACATCACAACTCCAAAATATATCGTCATTTTCACTTCTCCCTCAACAGGATGGAATTTATGTTAAGGTTAGTGAGGTTGATTTCAACAGCTCTTTAAAAATAAAACCACAAACTCAAATAGGAAAGTTATACTATGAAACCACAGGTATAACTTCTCTATCGGTGTACAACAACTATGCGGGGAGACAACCATTCCCAATGAATTTTGAGTTAAATGAAAGAATTCAACAACAAAATTCAACCTTCCGCGATGAGTTTTCAGTACCATATAATGGAAGAAGTAGACAAGGAATTTTTGATATTGAGTACACCACACAAAACGGGGTGGGAGCATCTGGCGATTATTTCCGTGTATTTCTCTTAGATAGGGAACCTAGTCCACCACCAACTACGGGTGGCACTATAAGTCAATTGATATCATCAGCAAATACTGTTGTTGATGCTTTGGGGGATTACTATCAATCAATAGAAATCTATAACTCAAAAGTTTTTTTGGGTAACCTTTTGAATTTAGTATCAGGTACTCTTTCACAGTCATTATCAATTCAACAAATTGAAAATCAAAACAGATTTGTTACAATTCTTAATCGAATTATTGGGAGATGTGAACCTGGTCAAAGTGAAATAGATGTGTCGGGTGTTGCCAAACTTTCTGAATTAGATATTGATGATGATGAATTTTTTACATTTACAGAAGTCGAGTTAAATGACATCAACACCGCCTCAGTCAATCAAAAACAAGGAGTAATTGAATTCATAGATTGTGATACAGTTAAACTTCCTGTAAATAATAGTGTTTTATTACAAGAAGCACAAAATCTTGCAGATAATATAGACAATCTTTCAGTTGAACAACAAGTTGCCGAAATTGATAGAATATTGGACTCAATCACACAGGAATTCAATCAAACGGGATTCGGGGGGGTATCATTTGATGTCACAAACCCATTCAATCAAAGTTTGTTCAAAAAAATAATATTAGCACTTTTATCCTCACTTTTTACCCCGAAAGTGTTGTTACCAATTTTTATATTCAAAGAATATCTTAATAACCAAGTTGTTGGTTTTGCTAATACCCTTATCACCTCAGCGAATACAATAATCACTTCAGCAAATACCCTAATTAATTCGGCAAATACAATCAATAATTTAATTGCATCACAAGTTAATAATGGTGTAGATTTTGTCCGACAATACAAAAAATTTGTTTTCAATGTTGTCGGTAGGATTATGAATAGATTTTTGGAGCTTCTTTTCAATATGTTAAAGAAAAATCTTTTAAGACTTCTTAGAGAAATTTTGAGAGATATTGCTCGTACAAGTAAAGATGCAAGACTTAAAGCAATTAATGCGATATTGGACTATGCCCAACCTTTGATACAAGGGTTTCTCAATTACAGAGAATGTAAGTCTTTGATTCAACAGATTCAAAGGCTTCTCTCACTTCTTAGAGGAACACCACGAACTCCACCATCAGGTATTGGATTGTCCCTTTTGGCGTTATCAGATTTTTTACCAGGTATAAGTCCTGAAAGAGGTGTCTTAAACACCATCGAATACATGGAGGCTTATGGTTTGAAAGTGGGACCATTACCTGATGGTTCACCAAACAGAATAATAAGATTTACAACGGCAATACAAAAGGGGGGATATGACGAATTTATTCAAAATGGTAAAGTAAGTGGGGGTGCGTTTGTACCACCACTAACGGGAGGGATAGTTAAAATATTTGCTAAAGGATTTTGATATGACACAAGAAGAATTTAAAATTTTAGTAGAGGTTGCAAAAGACTCAAAAAATGTTCCCAACTCAAAATTGGAACAATCAATGGACCAATTAGCCAACGAATTTGAAGTAACAAAAAACAATATTCTAGGTTTAAGTTTTTACTTAGACAAGATTGAAGAATTGTATAACACATTGTTAAAGGAATACCAACAAAGAAATGGCGAGTAGAATTTGGTTTTATGCCGTTGTTATCGATAATCAAGACCCTCTAAACTTGGGTCGTATTAGGGCAAATTTGCTCACAGATGACAATACTGCGATAGGAAAAAGTTATGAAGGATTCGGTCCGAAAGATTATTGGACTGCAAAAGACCCCTTTGTTTTCAATTCTCTTTTACCACTTTATGTATGGACTGTACCTAAAGTAGACGAACTTATTCAAGTTTACTACCACGAGCCGGAGACCTCTCAGTTTTTAAATGCGTACTACATTCAAGGACCTTTTAATAGAATCCAAAATATTGTACAAGAAAACTTCAACGAATCCCAAAAATATACAGATATTACTGGGGTACAAATTATTGGGGCAGAAAATTTAAGAAATCCTGATGGAACTTACAAAAATCCTGACCCTGATGGTGTTTTTCCTGACCCAGGTGATGTTGCGGTATTAGGTAGGGGTAGTACTGATATCATTTTTAAAGAACACACTACCCTTATTAGAGCTGGAAAATATTCAGGTGAACTCGTAGCTAATAGAGACCCCAAAGGAAATAAGAACAGGGCGTTTATTCAACTTAGTAAATTCCAAAACAAAACAACAATTGGTGATACTGTAAGACAAGCCGACATAGGGATACAAAACCTTCAGGTAAATTTCCTTATAGAATACGATATTAATAATCCTGAAAATTCATTTAACCTATTCAACGGTACTGTACGACTATACAAACTCTTACCTAACACTGCAACAACCTCACAAAATCTTAAAGTAGATTCCGATATAGAACAGTATAAGTTTATCAAAGCATCTCAGAGTTTCAGTTTCTTGAGTTTGGACAATTCTATTGCTTTCATTAATCAATTTATTAGTGATTGTAATAGTAAACTTAAAACTCAAACAGGAGTTGTGTTATTCAACGTGTTGGATGAGAAATTTCCGATGTATTTCAGACCATCAAATAATTTCTATAACCAAATGAAAACCACATCTCAAAATGTGGTTAAACAAAATCTGACAACGGTATTTTCGAAAGTTAAACTTATACCTACCGATAAAATTGGGGGTTATGGACTTATATTCCAACAAGGAAGAGTTGGTGACCCAATTAAAATCACTCCTAAGAGTTTCAGAAAAATCGAGACAAACGCACTACCTGAAACCTATAATGCATTTGGGGCACAACACGTCTATCTTCTCTCACAACTTTCTCAAATACCTGGTAAAAGTAAAATCAATTTTGATAATAGTCTATATGGAATTGACGAACAAAAGTTTTCGTTAGAAATTGAACCAAATACCTCAAGTATGGTAAGGGGTGAAGAATTACTTCAACTCCTCAATGTAATTGTTAGGTTTTTAGTTTCTCACACCCACGGATTCCCAGGAGAACCCCCCATTTCAGTAACAGAGGATGGTTCTAGTGTTGATAATCTCATCAAAGAACTCAATGACGCATATAATAAAGTTTTGAATCAATATATTCGTTTGAATTGATATTTATAAAGAAAAAGTATAATGTCAATTTATCGGTCGTATTTTAATAGAAACAATACTTTATTATCAAACCTTTACACCAACACCGCGAGAAATCCCGTGGTACAACTCAATTTTGGTAGTAGTGACCTTGTAGTCCCCAATTTTGGATTCACCCGTTTTATATTTGATTTGGACTTAGAGGGTCTTGAAGAAATGATTGCCGATAAAGTTATTTCCACAGGTTGTACCACAGGAATGACACATACCCTTATGATGACAAATACATCATCGTTCGACGATGAACTCCTTAACACTAATATGAGTGACGGGAGAAAAAGAGCCACATCATTTGATTTAATACTTTTTAGGATACCGAAATTTTCAGGGGACACAGGTTCACCACAAATATGGGACGAAGGTGTTGGGTACGATTATAATAATTTTGGAACTACCCAAAATGGACTTGCGGGAATGCAATCATCATTAGAACAACTAAACAATAAAAGTTTTTCTTTAAGACCATCTAACTGGTACCAAACAACCACCGTAACAAATTGGTCCGAACCAGGAATCTATAATAATAAAAACTCCCTAACAAGTCTTACAGGACTTAACTACTCATCAATTACAATAGTTGACGAACAAAGATTCGAATTGGGTAACGAAGATATCCAATTTGATATGACCGATGAGATAAACGGAATTTTAGACGGTTCAATCACAGGAGTAACAGGATGGGGTATTGCCTACAAACCCGATATTGAAAACATTACAGGTTTAACAGAATCATACTCTGTTGGATTCTTCGGAAAATACACACAAACATTTTATCAACCATACCTTCTCACCAATTACGATGACTTGGTTAAAGACGACAGAAACCTTTTCCTAAAAAACCAAACAAACAAACTATACTTATATGTCTACCAAAATGGTGACTTTGCCAATTTAGACAATTTACCTGGTGTAAATATAGAAAACCAAAACGGGGACATTGTACAGGGGGGTAGTGGACTTACTACTTGTCAGGTAACAAAGGGTGTATATGAGGTAACCGTTCCGAATATATTTGTGAATCAACCAACCCCGTGTCTATTTTACGATGTTTGGACAGGTCTTACAATCAATGGACAATCGTTACCTAATGTGACAAATCAGTTTGTTCTTCAAGCCTACAGTGCGGGAATTCAAATAGGTAGTAACTCACAAGAACCAAGTAAATATGGATTCAGTTTCTACGGTATTTTACAAAATGAAAAAATTCTCAACACCGAAATTCGAAAGATTGGGGTCGTGGCTAAGAAACAATGGACTTCTCAACATCAACTGGAGAACATTGACATCTACTATAGAGTTTATGTTAGAGAGGGGACAACTGAGGTTCAAGTACAGAATTGGACTCCTGTAAACCGTACTCCAAACGAATATTATTTCATATTTGATATGAGAGATAAGATACCGAATGAATATTTTGTTGACATCCGTGTTAACACTAGTGGTGAAAAAGATATTTATAAGGACACGATTCAATTCCAAATTGTTAACAAGAAATGAAAAAAATTATCAGACTAACCGAAACAGATATTAAAAACTTGGTTCTAAGAGCTTTAAAAGAAGCGGAACATGAACATAACCGTTACATGTTTTTCAGCAACTTAGAGCAACTAAAAAGACAAGCTGAGAGGTTATTAGAACTTGATTCGGATGTAATACACTCAATTTTGGAGAATGGTCACGATTGGGCAGATGACCATATTACCGTTGCAAAAGAAAACCTTGACCAAGTGTTTGATTTCTTAATGGGTGAAACTCAAGGGATGGATGATGATGAAATGATAATGGTGGATGATGTCACTGTCTTGGAAGGTAAAAAAAAGACAGGAACAAAATTATGTGCTAGGGGTAAAGCGGCGGCTAAGGCTAAATATGATGTATACCCCTCTGCATATGCCAATGGTTACGCGGTACAAGTTTGTAAAGGAAAAAAACCAGGTCTTGACGGAAAAAAAAGATGTTCGGGGACCTATTGTTAATTTGAAAAGTTTGATTTACCTTTGTCGTCAAAGATAATGGTAATGAAAAATCTAAACCACACATTTCGTCGTTTCATTCAAAAACTGGCTTTGAAATTATTTCGGTATTTAAACACCGAACAGGAAAGGTCAATTTATGAACGGGACTGCATTGCAGTTTGTAAAAAATTTATTTACGAACCTGATTCAATAATGTTACTAACTCCGATTACAAGTAAAAGATACATTAGAAGTGAAAACAGTCAAATTTTTATTATTTTAGAATCCCATCGTGTAAAAATTATTAACCATGTGTATGCATATGATGTACTGATGAATGACAGGTCATGGAATCAATTAATCAAATTGTTTGACAATGAAGTTGAAAAACGGAGGGAGGATTTTGAAAAACAAATCACAAAAAATATCAAAACTTCACTACAAAAAATTATTTCAGAAAAATGAAACACCCATTCTATACTCTCTACTATACAGGACTTGCCGTCTTGATTTCCCTGTTACTTTTTGGTGGATTATTTATTTCCAATCTCTCAAATATTGTTGACCTTATACCAAAAGAGAATAAACCTAAGGTTCAATCAAATGTGGTAATAAATCCTATGGTGTTAGAAACAACAACACCTAAATCATTTGTTGAGTTGAATAGTCCCAAAGTAGAAAAAAAAAGGAAAACTGAAACTGAAAAACCAAAATTAGACACTGAGGATACTAATAGTATTCACAATAACATGAATAATGAAACACCTAATACTGTAAACAACTTAGATACTACGCAAAAGAGAGGAGATACTACCCTATAGATTCCTTGAGTACTTTTTGAATTAAATCTCTCAATCCCTCATTCTTTTTCTTTGATTTGTAAGAGGTCATAGTTGGTTTATTACCCTTACCAACTTTGGGCTCCTTTTTTTCTGCTCGTCTTTTTTGCGCACAAGCGGCTTTTTTTTCAGAGTCTGACATTTTAGCCGCAACTCCTGCCGCTCGGCATTTCGGGTAACCTTTTGATTCACCTTCAGGTCGACCACAAGGTGGATGCCCACCACCTTCTTTTTTTCTACATATATTAACCCATGGACCTTTGGGTTGTTTACTCCCTTTAGGTTTTTTTTTGGTACCAAACCAAACCGCCAAATCTTCCTTTAAAATGTCCTCTTTAAAAATTTTCTTTCTCATATTTTCAACTTTCTTAACATTTGTTTTAGTTTGTTTTTCATCTTTGGCAATTTGTTGTTTTGTTTTTTTTATCTCACCATCATATGAATCAAATGCAGTTTCATTATTAACATAACCTGAAACTTTTTCAGTATAAGGTCTGAGCTGTTCATCCTTCCAAACTCGTGGGGTAATATTTAATTTTCCTTTAAAAACACCATCACTTGATGATGTGGTACTCTCGTTGATTTTTCTTTTCATAACCCTATATTTTAATAAATATTTAGTTTTTTATGCAAGATTTGAATTCAACTTCTTTATTTGACAGAATAACCATCCAAAGTTCAAATGATTTCGATAATTTGATAGACACCTTGAATGCTGAGCAGGCTGATTATATTACTAAGATAGCATTAGAAAAAGCGTTTAATTCGGGTATCTTTAGCTTAAGCGAAAGTGAAATTCTATCCAAATCGCTAAGAATTTTAAATGTTACCAAAAATTTACACAGGGAAAATAATATTGACAAAAAATAAAAAAGGGGACCGAAGTCCCCTTTCTTTTTGTAGTTTGAGATATTATCTCAATTCTCTCAAGTCGAATGTTCTAACACCATCAACTGTGATACGACCGTAGAAACGGTTGTTTACAACCTTCTTAGCGTATCTGGTCATGATACCCTTGATAGGTGTAAAGTTGAATGGGTTGTACATTGTTGGAGTGAGTTGTAAAGGTACATATGGAGCGTAGATGTAACCTGTGTCAAGTAACGATGTACCTTTGTGACCCAACAACACTTGGTTTGCTGGGAAGTAAGGGTCACGGTAAACTTGATATCTACCTGCCAATGTTCCAACTCTCTCAATACCCATGTTGTATTGGTCTTGCTCAGGAGCTGCGTTTGATACGTGGAAGTACTCCAAGTCATCAAAGATTGCAGAAACCTCAGAAGATACAACAATCCAGTTAGCACCACCTCTTAAGGTAGACTTGTGGATTTGTGCTGAAATTTGGTTAATTGCAGTGATAAGAGTTTGGTTCCAGTCCTTCTGAGTGTAAGGAGTAGTACCTTGAGAGAATCTCTTCCATCCGTTGTAGTCCCAACGAAGGTTCCAAGATGCTGCTTTTCTCAAATCTCTTAAGATTTCACGGTCGATTTCCGCAGCTACTTGTTCTGACAATAAAGCTGTCAATTCAGCTTCAGCGTCGATATTGTGGAACGCAGCTACGTCCTGAGCCATTTCAGGTGACCATTGAGCTCTAAGTTTTCTTTCAGTAACCGATACAGTCACAGACTGAAGGTCGAAAGAAACTTCACCAATTTTATCTTCGAATTCAAGATTCTTGTAGATTCTGTAAGTTGCTGTAAACGCAGAATCATTTGCAGTTGTTGAAGAGAATGTTGAACCAGTGTATCCGTCAAGTGATGAATCACCACAAGAGATACAAACAGGAACTTGAAGGTCTACTTCGAGGTAAATTTTACCTTCAGCGTCACAAACATTGTAGTAAGTACCACCATCAGTCAAACTGTTAGGGAATACCAATGAAGTGTCCTGACCGTATTCCACAATACCCTTACCGTATCTCTGAGTAACAACTCTAAATAGGTAATTGTTATTTACATTCGCAGAAGTTGTTGGGTTACCAGCAACACCACGGATTTGTAGGTCAGTCAAGAATTCTTCAGTGTCCATAGGTTGACCGTTTGGTCCAATCAATTGACCAGCTCCAGCTGAAGCAAATCCAGACATCATGATGTAAACTTTTCTGTAATTATCAGTGTCATATCCTGTAACAATCAAAGAATCTCCTTGCCATGCTACTGTTCTTGTACCAGCTGTGATAGCCGAGAATGAACCTTTTGAGTAGTCGTAAAGTCCTGGTGGGTCCAAAGCAGGTTCGTTACCTTCGTAGAATCTATCGTAAAGGTCTTTAGTGTTGTTGTAGTCATAACCACTGTTTGGAGTCTGACCAGCAGCCGCGTTAGGTGCGCCGAAAGGTGCCCAGTGCTCGTTAGCGTTAGCTCCAGTGTAAGACTGAATGTTTGGTACGAAGTAGAACAACTTACCGATAGGAAGGTTCATCGCTTGTACCGAAACGATGTCGTTAGCCAAAAGTTTAGAGAATACTCTTCTTACGATTGGGAAAACAACAGTTTCAAATGAACCTGTATCTGCAGTTGATGATGCTTCGTTGATGAGATAAGACGCTTGGTTTTCATACAACTGAGCGATGTTCTCTTTAAGGTGTCCGTTAAGTCCATCGAGGAAACCTAACTTGTCCCATTTGTTGATTGTATCTTCTTTGATAACCTTAAGGTGCTTAAGACCGATGTTACCAACAAGACCACTTTCTAATAATGCTCCCATTTTAAATTTTTGTTTTTAGGAATTTTTATTTTAGAGTTTATTCATTAAATCCTTAATTCTTAAGTATTGAGGATTTTCATATGTTTTAGACTCAATCAAGGTTGCTGCTGAACCAGAAGTTTTTGTTGTGTTCAACTGTCTTTCAACACTTTCTGAAATATTTTTCATGTCTGTGTTTGAAAGTTCATCCTTGACAGTTTTATAGAGTTGCTTTGATTCTTTAAGAGATTCTACAGAATCAAATCTTCTCAAGATATTTATTTTTTCTTTTTTGGTAGTGGAATGTTCAGTAAATAATCTTGTTGCGTATGCCAAGTTTGAGTTAAAAACTGCAACTTCGTTGAGTTTCTCTCTAAAGACATTAAGAGCTTTTCTGTACTCTTCATTCTTCTCTCTTAACATGTTTAATTCCGCTTCAACAGCCTCTACTTTAACACCATTATCACCATAAACATAATTTCTGTTGTTTGTGATACCTTTTCTTAACCCTCTACCTTCTTTTGACCCCATACCATAAGTTCTAGCAGCCTCTTTGGTTTCTTCCTTGGTTTCATAGTCTTTCTTGCCAGGATGTGTCTTAGATTTGTCACCTTTGTTACCACCGAATTTTCCTTCGTAGTCTTTGTAGTGACCATCTTTACCTTCACCAGCTTTCTTCTCAACACCACCTACTTTCTTGCGTCTGTATTCGTGTTTGTCAGAACCCCAGTTCTTATCCTTACCTTCTTCCATTTCACCCTCTTTGAACTCAAATTTTGCTTTACCAGTACCCATAGCTTTAGGTCCAGCCTTTTTGTGGTCATCAAATCCTTTTTTAGGTAAAGTACTATCGTACTTAAATTTAGGATGACCCATACCTACGCCTTTTGGTTTTACAGTCATTTTAGCTTCTGAAAGGTCATAATCTTCAGTATGAAGTTTATCGTCCTTCATATCCAATTCCAAATCACGAATATGTGCCGCGTCATCTTTTTCAGCTCCACGGTAATGGTCATATTCTTCATCGTCCTCTTCAGAAAGGTCCATCTCTTCCTCGTCCATTTCTATCTCATACATGACTTCGTCTTCTTCTTCCATAGTTTCAGATGACGAATAAAGAGCATCTAAAACAGCGTCCAAGTCAGGGTCGTCTTCAACATCAAGTTCGTCGAATTCCATTTCTTGTTCGTCCATTTCCATTTCTTCCATCATTTCATCTTCCTCATCCATTTCAGATTCGTCGAGTTTTACAATGTATTCTACATCTTCATTCTCGTCAGTGATGTGAACTTCATTTTCGTCTTTTACAACTACGATTCCATCTTCAGGTCCCATAGCCTTGAAAGCCTTAATAACTTCCTCATCTGACATATCTGTCATATCGATAGTTTCTTCATCCGAATCAAAATCCATATCGAATTCATCTTCAGAATCTTCCATATTATCAACATCGCTATCCATGTCAAAATCCATGTCTAGCTCAGTATCAACTTCAACCTCATCTTCTTGTTCTGAGAGAGATTCCTTTACTAACTGACTGATTTCTTCCTTCATTGTAGAAGCAAGTATTCCTTTTGCGTTTTCGGCAATGACTTCTTCAACATTTTTCATTTGAATAAGTGCCTCTTCAACTAAATTTTTAGTTTCTTGCATAAAAATTGTTTTTAATTTACCTTATAAATAGTTCTCAAAACAAAAAAATCCGTCTGAAACCCCCCTCTTTAAGAAAAAGGTTTTAGACGGACAAAAAAAAAGGTGGATAAACCACCTTTCAAATTATTCGATTACTTCGTCGATTTTACTTTCAACAACAGAAACGATACGCCATTCGTGTTGGAACCCCGTATATTTCTTTGTGACTTTAGCTTCGACATCAGTTACAGAAAAACCGTTTACAAGTTTCTCTTCTCGGATTTTTTTGATTCGACCTGAGTTTTCGTCGGGTAAATCATAAACCACTTTAGCAATGAAAAATTTCTCATCCATAATTATTAAATCATTTTAGTTAACGATTTAAATAATCGGTTAATTTTTTCATTAAATCAACTGACTTACCCATTCCAGAGTCAGAAATTTTCTGTTTTTTTTCTTCCTCGAGGTTTTCCTCGTACATTGACCTCTCTTCGGGGGAGTTAAATAGGTAAGCACCAGGAGTTGACGGTGAAGATACCAAGTCGAAACAGATAAGTTCAAAATCGTCCTGTACTTCATTTTGTTCTCCCTTTTTAGCCAAAGACCCAACACCACGCGATGAAACACCCATTGTTACACCTTGTCTCATGAGGTTTGCTGCGATATCTCCCTTGGTTGATACAATACCACTCTCATGGAATCCTGGTGATGTAAGGAGTTTTAATTTACCCATAAGGATATGACCATCCCACCATATGTCTGTAATAAGGTGTGATACTCTATCCAAATCAATCAATGATGATTCAGGGTGATTTAACTCAGAGGTTGATAAACCTTTTTTAATTGCGGTTTTATATCTGTCAGCCTCTCTTTTTAAAATTCTCTCAGGGTATACTCTTCCATTTCTATTTGGGACACCAAATTTTTGAAGAACAGCATAGAACTCAAATGGGTTACGATAATCCATTTGTTTTTGTTCTTTCAAAAATGACTCATTGAGTGGGTCAGAGGGTGAAATGTAACCAGCGTCCATTTCAATCAATATACCCTTACCCGTTTCTCTTGGCCCAAGAATGTGCAAATCTTTCATTATATTCTTTTAAAATAAATATAATGTTAGTTCATAGTTTTAATTTTTATCTTTTCTTTACTGGAAGTAAATGTGAAGTAATCATTTTTGATTACACAATCTTTGTAAATTTCTCTGATAATTTTTTTTATTGCGTCTTTCAGTACCGAACCTTTGAAATCTATTTCAGTTTTAGTGAATAGATTTATCTCAAGATTCATAAAAGACTTTTTACCTACTTGAATACCACTTGTTCTTAGGTCTAAGTCGACGATAAATTTTTCAGCGAAAAGTTCACGATTAATACTTTCATAAACACTGTGTTTTACATTTCTTGAAAGACCACCTACAACACGGTCCCAATTCTCCATTTCCTTTTTTGGAGTAACCCATGTTTGTATGTTTATGTAAAGTGATTTTAGTTGTTTTGAATCTACTGTTCCGTATTGAGTTTTAATTGATTCATATTGGTTAATTTTAACCGTTTTTCCTTTTTTCATTCATATTCAGATTGGAATCTGTTTATTTTTTAATAATCATAAGAAACTTTTACCCCAAATCCAAATATTTCTATTATATGTTAATAGTACAAGTAGACAAAAACATTGAGAAAGCACTCAAAATGCTTAAGTCTAAAGTTATTAAAACCAAACAGAGTCAAAAACTTAATTCCTTAAAAGAATACCAAAAAAAATCTGTTAAAAGAAGAACAGAAAAAACAAAAGCTTCTTATGTTCAAAAGTTTAAGAATCAAGAAGAATAGACTCTTCTAATTTCTTTAACTTTACATAATTAACTTGGTCGAATTTTTCAGTTTCAATCTTTTCAATGGTTTCATTAATTTTAGATTGAATATCTGACTCTTCTTGTTTGGAGAGCAAAACCTTCAGTTTGTTAATTGTCGACTCCTTAAGAGTTGAGTACTCACTTTCCAAATCTTCATTCTTAGACGCTAAGATATGAAATACCTCTTTCTTGGTCACCTCATCCAAACTCTCTATGTATTTTCCAATAGTTTGATTGGCAATCGTAACCATCGACTTCAAAGGAATTTTAGGGCTTTCATTTAAACCTTTTGCAGTAGACATAAGATTACTAATTAATCTTTTTTTTGACGACAACCTTTTGTGAATATTCACATTTTCAAAATACACCAAATTATCAATATCTTGGTAAATATTTGAAGATTTTTCCCCATTTTTTGGTAATGAAGCATTCTCTAACAAATGTCTAATTACATTTACAGATTCTTCTAAAAATTCTTTGGCGTCGTTTTCAGATAATCCTTGTGGTGTATTAAGGTCATCATAAATGGAATAAACCTTTGAAAAAGATTTATTTTTCAAAACATTATGTTTGAATTCTTTTAATGTTTGCTTGAAAGTAGAAGAGTCTTTGTAGGACTCTACCAAGTTTTTTTCGATAATCGATTTAATTTGTCCGAAGGTCATGAGGTTGTATTTATTCTCTAATAAATATTAGGAATTTAACAACTTATCTAACTCTTCTTCTATTTTACCTAAACTTTGTTGTGCAATACCCAAATTAAGAAACTGACTACCATATAAATCGGTCTCAATTAAAAGATTCATGTCTTTATTTTGAGTAGATTCGGGAGTAATTTCCGCCTCTTCAGGTGCGGTTCCTTCTTCAGGGGTTTCACCACCTAATTCAGCACCAAGGTCACCACCCAAGTCACCACCAATCTCAGGACCCGCATCAAAACTACCACCACCACCAAATGCTGCCGCCGCTGGTTCAGAAGTTTCTCCTGGAGGTGCTTGTGGAGCCCCTTCACCAGGTTTGTTTCCGTACAACTTATCAAGTTGGTCGAACAATCCTGTCTTAGAAATTACTGTTGGAGTATTCTTCAACTCCTCACCAATAGCTCTTTCCATTCTCTGTTGTAGAAGGTCAGTTCTGATTTCATCATCTGACCAATTAAAAATGTGTTTCTTGGCCCAAGTAGATGACGCTGGTTGAATACCATTACCTGGGTCTGAAACTAAATCACGATACAATAGAACTTTTTCTTTCCAAATATCAACCTTGAGTAGGTCGGCTTGCGTTGATGGGTTAGTAAGACCTAAGGTAAAATTAGAAATCTCCTCTTCAAACCCAAGTAGAAATAAGTGAATGATTGCAATCTTGTTAAGTTCTTGCAACATCGACTTTTGAATTCTATTAATGGTTCTTGCAAATCGGATATCCATCAGAGCCAAAGTTTTACCATCACCAACAACTTCCTCAAAACCTAAAAACGCCTTAGGAATTCTAAGAGCAGTAACAAGTTTTTTCTGAATGTATTCGATGTCTGCAATTTCCGAAAGATTTTGAGCACCAGGTAAAGTTTCGATTGGCGATGGTTGTGCTGGGTCCCTTACAGGAATGAAGAAGTCTTGGTCTACAGCCATTTGGTTGAATCTCATGTCTACATTACCTGTCTTTGAATCTACAATTTGTTCTCTCTTGAACTTGTTGGCAACACGCTGTACATAAGCCTCAACATCATCATCGTTCATGTTTCCAACATAAACTTTAAAGATTCTTCTCTCAGGCGCTCGTGAAGTACGATAAATCAACATAGCATCTTCAGATAACAAAAGTTGTTTCCAAATACGACGAGACTTTTCTAACATAGAAGTACCGTAAGGTAGTTTTCTATCGTCACCTAATAATCTAAAGTGAGCAATTTCCCATGTTTGGAACTCCATATTTTGAGTTTTCCAAGTGAATCTTAATCCCTTGTCTTCAGTATTATTTTGTGGAACACCAACCGAAGCATTTCTTGTAGAAAGACCTTGCTCAAATCGTTCAATTTCGATGTTCGGAAGTTGTTGACAACCAATAACCCCCTTTTCAGGGTCCAATCTCATATAAACGAAATTATCACCGTATTTACAAGTGTTTCTTGTCCACATCGGTAAATTGGTGTTAATATCCAAAGCATTGTTGAATAAATCGGCTAATACTGATTTAATCCTTTTTGATTCAGAATAAATTTGAAGAATTTGACCGTCCTCGTTTGGTGTGGTGGATTCTTCGGCATAGATATCCAAAGCTGCTGAGATTTCTGGAGTATACTCCATAGATTCATAATCGTAATACGAAGCCAGTCTGTTTGGTTCGTAGTAGATTGCTTGGGTGTATAAATTGTTTTCAACTTTAGCAAACTGATTCGCTAAATAAAAAGATTGTTTGGCTTGGAGTTTCTCTCTTTCGTATTCTGTCTTGTCAGTTGTCCTGAGGAGTTCTCTTTTGTCTAACTTATAGACAGGAAAATCTTGGTTCATTAAGGCATCGGGCCCCAAAGCCCTTGTCAGTCTTTGCCAAACCGTTAGATTTCTATTTTCCATACTTGTCTAAAGTTAATCTTTCTTAGATTATTATAAATACTTTTACCTCCCAAATAACCACCCATACTTTTGATAATCAGTTCTACTTGCAGTATAATCTTTGGAATGAATCATACCGGGGTCTTTAAACTGAGGTAACGATGGATTAAAATATTCAGATTTTTCTTTGTTTTCAGTAACTATGGTTGACCAAGAATCTAACATTGCCTTAGTATGGTTTACAACTTTAACCAATGAAGGAAAGGCTGCCTCTGCAACATAAGTTGCCATTGCAATAGACATAATACAATCGTCATGATGGCCTTTTTGGTGGTCGGGTCTTCCATTGATGTAAACAAAAGTTCCCATTTCATTTACTAATCTACTCGAACGAATCTTAAATTCATGTCTAATTGATTCTTCAAAAGAAGCGATAATTTGAACTCTTTTGTTGTTAAAATTGATTCCTGGTATTTTTTCTTTAACCCTAGGGTCATATTTCCATTTATTTGCCATGTCGATTCCATCATAGAAAAAATTTTCATATCCTATTTCTTGTAACTTTCGTGCAGTTGCAACACCCATTCCACCTGTCAAATCAATAACACAAAGGGCACTATACATAATACCCCACTTATAAGCGATTTCGGCTAATGTATCGGGTGGTATTTTACCAACAAATTCTAATACCTGTTCTTTTTCATCAAAATCAATAATTTCAATACAAGAAAAATCCTCAGAATCCCCTCGAGAAACATCAATACCCATTACATATTTGTGACCATTTATAGGTTCTTTCCAAATCCATAATTGACCACCAACTAATTTGGCACTCGGTTCTCTAACATCATTTTTTTGAATATCCTGTAAAAGTTGTGAATCGAATACATTATCACCCGAACCTAAGAAATTACACTCCAATTCTTGAGCAACCTTTCTCCTATCATATTTGAGTTTTTTAACCATACTCTCAAACCAAGAAGAACAAGGTTTGTAACCATCTTCAATATATTTGTGAAGAGTTTCCAAACTTCTTTCCCTTCTATTTTCTGCGGATAAATCAATGACAACATCAGAAGGATATTCATGTTTGTTAAGTAGGTAATGGACTAAATCGTTAGTCTTAACCATATACAAATCTTTGGTGTATCGGGGGTCACGATACCAATACATTTCAGTGATTTTGAAATCATTCATACCACGAAGTGCTTGGTCATAGATTTCGTAGTAAATTGGGTCAAAACCGTTAGGTGTTGAAATCACTACGACTTTACCTCCGGTAGAAAGAGATGCCATACAAGCAGCCCAGAAATCACTGTCGGCTTCAATAAACGCCGCCTCATCAAAAATAAGTGTGGTGGGGGTGTATCCACGAAGTGCGTCTCGTGAAGTTGCAACCGCTTTTACCTCGCACCCATTTGTTAGTTTGAAGTGGCGTGCAGAATTTTTTTCAGGTGCAAACCCAATACCAACCCAACTTGGCCATTGTTCAGTAAACCCACGAATTTTATTTGCAAATTCTACTGATGTATCTAACTTATTGGCAATGATTAGAATTTTTTCAGGTTTTTCTTTTCGAGCAAAGGCTAGTCTTTTACTAGCCCATGCTGCGGTTACTGTAGAGACACCCGCCTGACGATACTTTAATGCAATGTTTTCATTGTATTCCTCATAGTCCTCCACCAATTGAACTTGGTCTTGGAATAACTCTAAGGGTACATATCGGGATACTGTGTTATCGTAAGTCTGTAAATAAGTTTTTAGAGCGTAAGGAGTGCTCTTCATGCACTTCTTATACTCAATAATAACTTGTTCTTTTGTCATAATTCCTTAGTCAGGACGGGAAATACCCAAACCTGCTAAGAAATCTAAACCATCATCCTCGGAATCTTCATCCGTGTCAAAACTTTCGTATTCCTCCTTGTTTTGTTTTGCAATTGTAATCAACTCACGAAAAGAGTCGGTAGCTTTTGCAATTCTTTTGGTATCTTCAGAAATGGCGTTTCCAACAATTTCCAAGAACTCCTCAGCAGGGAGTTTATAAAGTTCCATTTGGAACCAATTAATCAAACCTTTATTTTGTTCATCATATACCTCATCAGGTAATGCAAAACGAATTTTTTCCACAATTTGTGGTCCAATTCTAAGAGACCATGCCTCCATAGGTAGGGTATCGGTTTGGCCCATAACTTTTTCACGGGTAGTGGGGTCTTCAGGTAAACCATAACGACCTTTAGCTTCTTCCAATCCTTTGATTATTTCGTGACACACAATGGGAAATAACATCCCATAGGCTTTAATTACGGTGTCGGGAGAACTGTCACCATCCTCATCTTCAAAACCATCATCACCAGCATCTTCAAGTTCGACTTTTCCGGCAACTCCTTGACCTGTAGCACTCATCATGTCAATCATTTGTTCCATGGTGAAGTACATGAAATCATTCAAAGACATAATTTCCAGATATGCAGGATAAAGTCTTGGGTCAATTTCATCAAGTTTTTCCCTAACCTCAGGTTTTTGGAAAAGATAGTGTCCCTTTTTCGCCGAACCTTGGATAATTGCGTTAATGATATTTCTTTTATGTTTTTCTAATTCTAAGACTTCTTCAGGAGTTACTTCATCAATGTCAAAGCCTGAATCAATCATAATCTTTTGTGCATCCTCTTCGTTTTCTTCTTCTAACTCGTCGGCTTCATATCTGAAGTTACTGACATCGATTGGTTCACGATTTAAATTTGCCTCAACGATGAACCAATCTGAAGGTACTTGAGTATCCTCTAAACAAGCTTCGATTGCCAAGTTCTCTAAAGCATCTCTGTGTCTTGATTCAATTTGCATAATTTGAGGAACTTTCTGATACATTTCAGCAATCAACATTCTTCCTAACATTTGAGAACTAATTGATTCTCTGCCAGTAACTTCTCGAACTTTGTCTACAACTTGTTTGAATCGGTTAGTAACCAATCTTTGTACATCTTCAGGACCTTTACCCATTGCAGGGTTTTTTGCATAAGGACTTTCAGGGTCTCTTAATTTTCTTTCGAGACTTGGGTCCATACGTTCGGGGTAATCCCCGTAATCAATTTGTTCCTGAATTTTTCTATTTTTTGCCATCACGAAGAATACTTTGGATTAGTTGTAATACATCTTTTTTAGCATCTTCCATTTCTTTTTTAGACGCCTTTGGTTTTGGATTCGGTCCTTCAAATGGTTTTTTTCCTGGGTGAGCAGGACGAATTGATGGACGAGTACCGGGTTTTGTAGTAGGTTTAACAGGTGCGGTCTCAGTTTCCGACTCACCCATTGATTGTAACATACCCAAATCTCCAATAGGACGACTCATACGGATACTCTTACCCTTCTTTGATTTTGGTTTGTAAACCGAGCGACGAATGACACCTTGTTCGGCAATCATATCTAATATTTCTGCTTTGGACATTTTTGGTTCTAAATAATTTTCAACCAAAGATACAATTTCTTCCTCAATAAAAAAATCCATCGGAGATTTTCCTTCCTTCAAACTTTTTTTGACTTGTCTAACACATCTTTCAAACTTGGCGTTTTTCTTAGGTCCTAACTGTGAGTGGCATATTGCCCAAGGATTGTTTTCATCTTTTTCTTCCTCTGACATATCCTCTTTTTTATCAATTTCAGTATCCCCTAAATCACTCATACCGTCAGGAGCTTGAACTTGGTGTGGAGCTTGAGTGGTTGCACCACCTTGAGCACTACCCATGTAGTCCATATCATCCTCAGTCATCTCAGTTTCAATACGAACATTTATACCTCTTGATGTCAAATCTTTGAGTTTTCCTGGGTCTTGAGTTGCCTTTTCTGCGGAAATCATAACTGCACCTTGTTCTAAAATAGTGAGTTTCTCGAGAAGTACATCCATTTGATTCTCGTTTAATTTAACAACGGTTGTTGGTGATAATCCCATTTCAACCAATTTTACAATTTTTTCCTTAGTTTTCATAAACAACTTCTTTTTCAAACTCAAGAATTAAGTCTTTTTCGTAAAGTTTATTTTTTACCGATTCTTCCTCTTCACCAAATTTAAATACCAATCGATTGTTTTCATCATACTCTTCAATTTCCCATCCTAAAGCAATAACACCGTCCATGGCATCGGACATATTAAAATAATCTGAGTTTTGAATGAGTTCTAATTTAACATCTGAGTTTCTAAGAACTCCGACTTTGTCGATATGTTCTAAATTAGGTGGTGTGGGGTATCCACTTGAAGGAGATGCCTCCCATGAATCACCCCACACATCTAAATTTTCTGAAAATATAAATTCGTAGAGATTGTTTCCCTTATAATCAGGACCAAGTCCATTGATATAAGTTAGATATCTCATAAAACTATTCCTTCTACAGAAATTCTAATTTGTTTATTTTTATTTTCAAATACCAAATTTTTCTTGTTAGTTCTACCAACAAATTCAAAATCAGAATTTTCTTCTAAAAACTTTTTTCCCGCCAATTCCTGTTCAATGGTTTCAGATAGAGTTTCAATTTTTGAAATAAACGAATTAACTTTTTTCTTGTTTTCGATTTTTCTTTCTTCGAATAACTTTTTTGAAAGTTGTACCTCTGAGTCAGTAACCTCAAAATACTTACTTAGGACTTTGTCGATTTTACTTTCTCTTACCGAGTTGAAGTCGTAATCTTCAGAACCCATACCTTCCATTGGTTCTTCCATAGAAACCTCATCTTCGATACCTAAATCCATTTCAGGTTCTCCACCCATATCAGAATCCATTTCAACATCTGACTCTACATCTTCAAACTTAGACATAATATCTTCCATATCTTCTGGTTCCAACTTAGTTAAATCGAGTGCGGAAAGAACCATGTTTATAACATATTTGATATCTTCAGAAGACATCCCTTCTTGGTCTTCAAGAGCTCTCATCTTTTGAGTTAACTTACCTGTAAGTTTTTGAATTACTTTGAAAGAAACTTTTTCTTCCATATCTTCACCACCTGTCATCGGTTCTTCAGCCGGAACATCTAAATCAAGTTCTGCGTCCACCCCTAAATCAAGCTCATCCTCACCACCCATACTATCCATAGGTAATTCGGGTGCTGGAAGTGCAGCTGGTTCTGCGGGAACTGCAGGTGCTACAGCCTCAGGTGCTGGTGGAGTTGGTGTTTTTAAAACAAATTTCTTTTGTTCACCAAATAATTTAACTTCTTCAGTTTCTCCGTTTAACTCGTTTGTTTCTTTCACAATTAAGTTTAACTTCTTTAGAGCTTGTGAATATGAAGAATAATATTTTCTATTTTTCATTGGCTCAATATAATCCAAGGTTGACTCATTCAATCCTTTTTTGATAATATACCCTTGTTTTTCTTTGACAATGTGGTAGTTCATACCGTCAGCCAAATTAATTGAATAATCACTTGAACTTTCAGTAATACCGTTTGAGGGCATTCTGTAAGTGGCGATTTCCATAATTCTTTTCAATTTTTCGGTACCTTCTAATTTTTCACTACCGATTGGTTTAAGTTTTGCCATGGTTTTTCTTTATTTAATTTTTTAATTGTTAAGTCCGTGCATTCCACCCAACTGAACTGCACTCATATCGATAACAGTCCCTTGTCTTCCACCATCGGGATTTTCAGGGACCCAATCCACTGGGTGAGGATAAGGTGGGGTTGTGATTACTCCATCACAGTCAACGCACGCATTGGCTTCGTATTGCTCATTTACTTCAAACACACCAAAAGGTGTTGGTGTTGGAGTTGGTGTTGCAGTGCCAGTCGCAGTTTGAGTCGGTGTTGCTGTATTTGACGCCGTAATACTTGGTGTGGGTGTATTAGTGTTGGTTGGTGTATTAGTTGGTGTATTTGATGGTGTTTGAGTAGGTGTATTAGTTGGAGTTTCCGTAGGTGTAACCGTTGCTGTTGCCGTAATACTCGGAGTAGGAGTATTTGATGCGGTTATACTTGGGGTAGGGGAATTGGTGGGTGTTTGAGTTTGTGTTTGAGTTGGGGTTACAGTGTTAGTTGGAGTTTGAGTTACTGTCGGTGTTGGTGTATTTGTTGACGTTTGTGTTTGAGTTGGCGTGTTACTTGGTGTTTGGGTTTGAGTTTGTGTTGGGGTAGGTGTATTTGTTGAAGTTTGGGTTTGTGTTGGAGTGTTACTTGGAGTATTTGTTGGTGTTGAGGTTGGAGACTCAGTTGGTGTTGGTGTTAAATCTCCCAAACATTCAATACAAGTTTCCCAAGGCCCGTTGAATACTGTGACTACTTGAGCTAAGGGAGTTTCATCAAAATTTACTAAGGTCCAACAACCAATGTTTGTTGACCCCGCTAATAATTCGTAAATTTTACCTGAAACTATTTTAGCTTCGGTGGCAAAAAATCTTGAAGGTTGACCCGTACAAGAAGTTCCAATAAAATAATTCAACGCCATGGACTTTTTTTTCTATAAATATTGTCGGTTAATAATAACTTTAATAAATAAATATCTAAATTGGTATTAATCTACCAATTTCACCTCAACTGATAATTCTTTGTCTGTTTGCCGACTGACAGTTGAATAAAGTTTTTCCAACAATCCCGACCTACGGAGGTATTTGAATACCAAGTTTTCATAAGAATATTCCCCCTCTTTTTCGAGTCCTGACTTACGATAATCTTTTAATTTCTTTTTTAGTTTTTCAACTTTTTCTTCGTTGGCTTTAAGTCCTTCTTTTTTGATATTGGTGATAAGGTTTTGGATTTTGTCCTTCCAACTGTCAATTTTGGTTGTTAGGACCCCTCTTTCTAGTTGTGGTTTTTCTTTTGATGGTTTAGAAATCCACTCATCATTCAGTACGGAATATACTCCTGATGCAAAGTGAATCTCTTCAGAATCTTGTGGGTATAGTTCCACTTCGTAACCGTATATTTTAATATCGTGTTTGTCATTAAAAATTTGTTTTTTAAGACCAAACAAATCTCTATAGAGTTGAGCTTGTTTTCCGAATTGATTGTAATCAATGATAAGGTGGAGGTCAAAGTCGGAATATTCTGACCAGTTATAGTTTGATAGACTACCTGTCAGTACCACATCTTCAACTTCTAAGTCATCCACTAATGTATCCCCGAAAGCTTCGGAGATTTTCATAAGTGCGTCTCTGACTTTTGGTTTCATCACCGCTTCAGATGCGTCGTCATAGTTTTCCCATACCTTTGGGTTAAGGGTGTCTCTAACTGCGAAACTCTGAAGTATAGTTGATAGTTGTGCCATCTGAGATAAATACCTCCTTATTAGAGTTTGGTGTATTTGAATTTTTTGGCAATATCACTTGAGAAGTATTTTCCTTGAGATTCTGCCATTCTGAATTTCGTGTAGGTTGCGTGTGGAACTTCTTCGTATTGGTATTTGGTTCCATTTTTAAATTCTACCACCATTTCTTTTGACTCGGTATCATAGGTACTTTTGATGATTGTTGTTGAATCAATCTCATTGATGATTTTTGTTCCGTCTATAGTTTCTTTTTTTACTCCCATTGTAAAGATGTTTTATAGTTTAATTTATTAGTGTATTGTCAATTGATAAATACAAAAAAACCCCCAACTTACGCTGAGGGTGAAAAACAAGGTCATTAATTATTAGGAAAGTTTCTTTATTTCATCTCTAAGTTCTATTGCTTTTTCAAAGTCTTGTTGGTCGACTGCTTTCATTAGTTGGAAGTTGAGGTCATCAATTTTGACTTTGTTGTCTTCCAAGTTTTTAATCTTGTCACGAAGTTCAACCGCTTTTTCAAACTCTTGGAGGTCCACCGCTTTTTTAAGTTCTTTTTTGAGACGCTCCAAGTTTGTAGATTCTTCGGTTTGTGGGGTACTACCTTGGGTTGACCTGAAGATTGTGGTGAATTGAATCATTCCATCTTCAGAGGTAAAGGTTTCTTTTGACCAATCCCCCAATTCATCTTTACCGGTTTCTTTTTGGGTTTTACCTTTATAGACAAATGGGTCTTGGTTTAACAAGGAGTTAAAAAGGTTGTCAAATTCGTCAAGTAATCTTCTTCTAAACATTTTTTTAATTTTTAATTTGTTTATTTGACCCTGATAAGACAAGTCCTGTACCAAATCAAAATAACTGACAAAATGTCCGAAATAGTTGTATTTGTAAATAATTTCCTGACACGATGTCAAATATCAAGAAAATTCTGACAAGGGTTTGGAATTGTCCTTTTTTTGATTAACCTTTGTACAAATCAATTTTAATAATCATGAACGACACATTAGGAGACGACGATAAGACACTTTCGAGAAAGAAACCTACCTCCGACTCGGGAACCCCCGTATTGGATAACTTCTCTCGGGACTTGAACAAATTGGCGGAACAAGGAAAACTCGACCCAGTAATTGGTCGTGAGAAAGAAATTGTTCGCATTGCTCAAATCTTGTCTCGTAGAAAGAAAAACAACCCTATTATCTTGGGGGAGCCAGGTTCTGGTAAAACCGCATTGGTTGAAGGATTGGCATCTCTGATTGTGAATGGGGAATGTCCTAAAAACCTTCTTGACAAGCGTATTGTCAATTTGGACCTTACCGCAGTGGTGGCAGGGACAAAATACCGTGGTCAGTTTGAGGAGCGTCTAAAGGTTATCCTTGAAGAACTCTCCAATAATCCCAACATTATTGTCTTCATTGATGAAATTCACACATTGATTGGTTCAGGTAACTCATCAGGTAGTTTGGATGGTTCAAACATCTTCAAACCCGCACTTGCTCGTGGAGAAATCCAATGCATCGGTGCAACCACCTTGGACGAGTATCGTAAGTCATTTGAGAAGGATGGAGCTTTGGAGCGTCGATTCCAAAAGGTAATCGTGGACCCCTCAACGGTTCAAGAGACAATCCAAATCCTCACCAACATCAAAGACCGCTACGAGGCTTTCCACAAAGTGGCATACTCTCAAGAGATTATCGAACTCTGTGTACAACTCGCAGACCGATACATCACCGACCGTGAGTTCCCTGACAAAGCATTTGACATCTTGGATGAAGTTGGTGCCCGTAGTCAAACCGAGCAAAAGATTCCTGAAGTAATTGAGGACCTCAAGCAAAAGGCTGCGGAAATCAAACAACAAAAGATGGATGTTGTTAAGAAGCAGAACTACGAAGAAGCTGCATCCCTTCGGGACAAGGAGCGTAAAATCCTTGCCAAACTTGAAGAGGAAAAGCGCAAATTCGCAGAAGAATCTGCAACTACCCGTATCCCCATCTCCGTGGAGCAAGTCTACGATGTGGTTTCCAACATGACCAAAATCCCTGTGAGCAAAATGTCCATTGACGACACCAACTCACTTATCAATATGGACAAAGTCCTTATGGAGAAGGTAATTGGTCAAGACGAAGCCGTTTCCAAGATTGTTAAATCAATCCGTCGTAACCGAATCGGAATTAAAGACCCCAACCGTCCCATCGGTTCATTCATCTTCTTGGGTTCAACAGGTGTGGGTAAGACCCACTTGGCAAAACAGATTGCAAAGGAGATGTTCGGGTCAGAAGATGCGTTAATCCGCGTCGACATGAGCGAATATCAAGAGAAACATACTTTGTCTCGTTTGGTAGGAGCACCTCCGGGATATGTCGGTTACGAAGAAGGTGGACAACTCACCGAACAGGTAAAAAACAAACCTTATTCTGTTATCCTGTTTGATGAAGTGGAGAAAGCCCACAAGGACATCTTCTCAATCCTCCTTCAGATTCTTGATGATGGTCACGCAACCGATTCCCTCGGTCGAAAAATCAATTTCAAGAACACCCTTATCATCATGACCACCAACCTCGGAGTTAAGAAACTTCAAGACTTCGGAGCTGGAATCGGGTTCTCCTCAAACAAGTACTCAAACGAGGAAGCCAAGAAACAAATCTTGATGAAGGAAATGAAGAACTTTTTCTCTCCCGAATTCCTCAACCGTATCGATGACACCATCGTGTTCCAAACACTCACGAAGGACAACATCGAGAAGATTGTAGGATTGGAACTTCAGAAACTCTCGAAGCGACTCGGTGAGATGAAGTACAAAGTGGTGATGGACCCCACCGTTACAGAGTACATTGCAAAAGTCGGTTTTGATGATGTATACGGAGCTCGTCCTGTAAAACGAGCCATCCAAGACAAAATCGAAGATTACCTCTCGGAGCTTATCCTAATAGGTAAACTTAAAGAAAACCGAAAATACACCTTAAAGGTAGTAAATGAAGAGGTGAAAATCTCTTAACATAGAAGGGGGGACGAAAGTTCCCCCTTTTTTATTTTCAAAAGTATTTATTACAAAAATACTTTAATGAAAAAAATCGTTAAATTAACTGAAAGTGACCTCACAAGAATCATCGAAAGAGTCATTTCAGAACAAGAAAAAATTGAACTACCTGCAAAGGAGTTAAAGTCGGTCATTGAACCTGCCAAAGTTGCTCAAATTAAATCTCAAGCAGATGTATTGGCTCAAGACACAGAGTTAATCAAAAATACATTGGATTTAATTAGAAGAATTGACCCTGAATCATATCAAATGATTACCAAAGGACAAACCCCTAATAAAAGAACTGTATTGGGTGACGCAATTATCGGTGGAACTTTGTTGTCATTGATTTACACCGTAATGGCGGAATTGAAAGGTCAATAAGATGAAAATTTTAATCTCGGAATCACAATATAAAGTTCTTGTTGAACAAGAAAGCGAAGATGTGTGTGTACAAGACGAACTTGACACACTAAACGATTTCTTGGGTGGAATTGTCACGGTTGAACCCGAAGACATCGGTGGAGAACTCAGTCACGAAGATTTGCTTTCCACAGTTACCGACCCCAAAGCAAAAAACATGTTGACCAAGGTTTTAAACAACCTTTCACAAATGAACATGGAACAACTCAGAGACCAACTCAAAAAAGTTATGTCCATGAAAAATCTCAAAGAACAAGAAACTCCTTATATGGATAGAACAACCGAAATTGGTGGAGTTCAAGTTCCAACAGCGGTAGTTCATGGGTCACTAGGTTTATTGGCAATTGCAATTCTTACCAAAATGATTAAAGGTCTCTCGGGTATGGGTACTGGTGGTAGAAGAGGTGGAAGACGAGGTCGTCTTGCATCAAGAGCTACAGGATGTCAAGGAGGAGCCGCAAGAGCAAAACTCGTCAGAATGAGAAGAAGAAGAGAAAACTGGAGAAGTTTCCTCAGAAAAATCGGATTAAGATAAAAAAATAAAAAAAAACAAAAATGAAAAAAGTTATTAGACTTACAGAATCAGATTTGACAAGAATTATTCAAAGAGTTATTGAAGAACAAGAAATGACTCAAGCAAATAAGAAATCACCTCAACAATGTGAGATGATTAAAAAGAGAGCCCTCAGAAATAAAAACAGAGGTCAAAGATTAATCAAAATGTTCCCAAAACCATTACAAGGAATAATGAGTAAATCTTTTGACTCTGGCATCAAAAATGGTGTTGAATCATTCTTTACATCAATCCCCACAGAAGTCAGAAGTGAGGTCAAACAAAAATTTAATAAATCAAAAAAACCGAAGACTGACGCTGAACTCGATGTTATAATTGCAAATGCAGAGTCAGGACAACAAGATATGCAAGAACAAACCGCAAGTTGGAAGGACTGGGTTTGGCTTATGGTTCTTTTGGCAATCATTATTTTTCTAATTTGGAACGGCACCCGCAATTACGGTGAATACTGCGGTCAGTCAATTTGGTGGAATTAAAAAATTTATCATCACACACTTAAACCCTCCCTCAAAAAAAGGGGGGGTTTTCTTTTGGGTGAAATGGTATTTATAACATATGAGGGACATTATACTCAAGGTATTAAAAGAAGAAGTTAGTAAAGGGAAAGTAACTTGCGACAACTGTGGATGGTCTTGGAAACTATCAGAGGGGGGTCATGACCCTTACATTTGTCATCAGTGTAACCATAACAACGAACCCAAAAATTTAAAAGAATCTTACCGACACCCCAACCCGGAAAGTTTTAAAAAATACTTCAAATTGGTGAAAACATATTGGGATAAAGTAGGTCTCACTAGAGATTCAGAGGAAAAGGCAAAAAAATACATTTTGGATTCTACACTATCATTCCCGTTTGTTTTGGCATATCTTGGTGGCCGTGAAAAATTTTTGGAAACAATTTCAGATAAAATTATAGGTAAAATTTTTGAGTGTGAGTATTGTATTGGATATAACTTCAAGTATTATGTCAATGAGATTTCATTGGACGAAAACATGCATTATAGGGAAATTAATGTGAATGCGGTTATTGACACGACTTCTTTATCAGGAAGGACTTATAGCTACGAAGATGGATTTACAGATGTAGACTACAAAAAATTATCGGAATTGGAGGGCTCAGAATTTTATTCTGATGTACTTCAAGAAATTAAAGCGGAAATGAGTGATGATTTAGAAAAAAAGATTGACGCACCATTTGAACTTTACATTGAAGTTGAAACCTTAAAGTTCGAGACTTTCGATTAGAAAACCCACCGATTAGTTTGAGGTTTCAAATCTTTTTGATGTTTACGATAACCCAATTTTTCAATCATCTTCCTACCCATTTCAATACCATTGAAAACATCTTCTATTACAACATATTCGTTAGGTGAGTGGTAGTCGTAGTACCCGATAGAGAAATTAATACAGGAGATGTCAAATTTACCCCGTATAGCCCATACATCTGTGTAAGGGTGAACCATATATTCCAAGTCTTCACCAATACCCTCAGTTAATATGTTGTTACAAACATCAAAAAACTCAGACTCACGGTCAAACAATTGTTGACCCCAACAGTACTCAGTCACCATCCAATTTTCAGGGGCATCAAACTGAATACCATAACCAACATTTTCAAAAAACTCGGCACTCGCCTCTTTTGAGCCATGACAACCCGTTTCCTCGGAAACAAAAAACGCTGCCTTTAGATTGGGTAATTCCTCCAACAACTCCAAACAAGCAAAAACACCAGCTTTGTCATCACCACCAATTCCTGTGGGTTGTCCATGGTCGTTATATGCTTTGAGTGAAGGTCGTTGTTCTCCTTGAGCATTAACCAAAAATTCCTCACGAATATTAATTGGTCCCAATCCATGCACGGTGTCGGTATGGGAAATCACACAAGGGAAATATTCAATATTTTCATCGGTCTGTTTTGTCGCGTAAACATTGAGGTGTTCATCAACAAAATAAGGGATTTGTTTTTCTTTGAGCCACTCACAAATAAACTCGACCATCATACCCTCTCGGTATGTTGCGGTTGGAACGGATAAGACTTTCTTTAAGAATTCAATTTTACTGTGAGTCATGAGATAATATTTTACGCAAAGATAGTAAAATATTCTTTGATTCCAAAGTCAGCTCATAATTGTGGTACCAGTTGTAAAAATTCTGAGGGGATATTTTTAGTTCATCACTACCCCATCTACGAATCGGTAAATCAGAATATCTACCGTCTGTTACCTTATTAACAAAAAGAATGAGTTTATTAGAACCCGCGTCATAGTGACTTATCGCGAATCTGATATTCTTCTGTGGCACATTGATGGGTTTACCCGTTCCGAATTGTTTTAATATTTTTGTTAAAATTTCTGTTCTCTCAGGTGAAACTTCCTCATTTACTTCCTCAAGCAAGTCCGTAATCATTTGGTTAGTTTCCGAAACATACCTCGGATTTTTCTTAAATTCATTAACATCAATGTTCCATCTTTCTTCTTCCCAACCCCCAATTTTTTTTCCTCGAGTCAATCCATTCATTGCTGAATAGATACTTACCGAATCTGATTGTCCTTCTTCTATATTGGGATAAATTTTCATCAAATAGTATAAATTTCCTGCAGGTATAGATACATTGAAATAATTACTATATTTCTCATCGGTTTCTATATTCACACCATAAGGTCCTAATACCTCACTCAATTGATTTGATATCAGTTCCCCCATTTTTTCGGTGAACTCCTCATTTTGATATTCATAAATGACATCTAAAATTAGATTAATTTCTCTGGAATACGATTTTAAGATTGTTTCGTTGATAGTCCGAGTATTACTGTTTGCTGTAAAATTTTCGTTGAACTTCCGATACAATTTCAAAATCATCTGATATTCCTCTCCGTTTCTATCGAAATAATCCCCAAGGAAAAAATCATTCTCCGCCATCCTATCATCGATGAAATCAGAACTTTCATACTCCATTGTACCCCCATCCAAAAACCTAGATATCCACCAAGAATCATACTCCTCTAAATTAAAAAAATCGTCTAACTCATTACCATCCATTTTGAATATAAAAATAGATTTTACCCTATTGGAATTTTCTATGATTTTATCTACCATGCTCTGTGAAACAACATCTTGCGCCGATACTCTACCCTTGATGTAGTCAAAAACTAACTCAGGGAAATCTTTTGTTTGTTCTAAAATTATTCTTCGGGACTTGTCCATATCAATATAAATACTTATATTTGTAGTGTTCTTTGAAATATGGGGGTGACCGGTATTGATTGGCAGAGTTAGTCATACGGGGCATGCGGTGAGATGTTTCCTATCACCTAAATCTATGGATGCAAAAATCAAACGGCGAAACTTTCGCAAAACTCGAGGCTGTGGGTCTTCTCGCAGCTGAGGAAGTTACTGTAGCCTAAGGCTATATTAACAATGGGTCGATGGACATATAACCTTGAAACAGAAGTCCCTACGGTGTGGTTTCTACCTTAAAAGGAATGGAGGTCATGTTTGGTGTTCTACCGATTTGAGTGAACACCCCACAGTTGTTGGTGACGATGGTAAAATAGAAACCAAATAGTTCGGAGGGTGTGAAAAACCCTGACCTAAGCATGTAGTCCTTTATGGGTAAACTGAGCAAGACGCGGGTTCGATTCCCGCCACCTCCACTAATTTTGTTGGTTCGAAAACCCCCCACTGTCACTATAGGAAATGAAAGATACTCGTGGTCAGTGGGGGTTTTCTTTTTATCACTTGACGGATAATTATTATGGATTATAATTCACTAATAAAATTATAAGATTCAAAATGAAACACATCATCGCATCTGTTTTCGCTTTGGCTGTCTTGGCTTCTTGTGCTAACGAGACCGTTGAAACTACTGTTGAAGAAACTGTAGACACAACTGTTGTAGTAGAAGAGGAAGTTGTAACTGAAGAAGTTACAACTGAAGAAGTTGTAGAAGTAGAAGGAGAAGAAGCATCGGCAGAGTAATTTATTTAATACTCCCGATTTAAAGGGTCCTTGGACCCTTTTTTTATTGAATAAAATTTCATATATTTGAACTATGGGAACACATTGTGATATTTGCAGTTTTAAATGTTGGGGACAAGAAGGCTACGATGGTAGTTGTTGTCAAGTCGAAGACCGAGATTATATTATTGGTCCACACGATGATGTAGAACCCTTCTTGGAACGTTTGTCCGAAAGATTTGGTAGAAAGGTAGAGTTCAATGAAATATTTTACACTTATGAAGAAGGTTCTGTACTTTTTCCTGAAAAAAAAAGTTGGCAAAATCCCAATTCATATCCTGCTTTGAAAATTGATTTAGAAAAAAAACGTAAACCTTGCGTTTTTTACAACACAACGTTGAAGTCATGTTCTGTTTATTCTATAAGACCAAACACTTGTAAAGATTACCATTGTGACCATCTTTATCGGGAGTTATTGATGAGGCAATGAATCATGAATTTAATTTTCTTACTGATTATTGGGAAGGTACACTGCAATATGGTGAGTTTATCGGTCATAGTTGGCTCGCTATAGGAGGCCCCGAACATCCTGTGATAAAAAAAATAATAAGTGAAATTAAACAAATACCAAATATTGACCATTTTGATGTTTATATTTTGGGTGGTATTTTAGAAGGTTGGATTACGTGGGACTTGGATGTAGTTGTTACGGGTGAATTGAAACCCAACTATCTAAAGAGAATACTTAGGGATATTGCTGCAATAGGATTCGACAATAAATTTTATATTGATGCTGTATTCAAAGAAAAACTTTGGAGAATAGATTTAATGACACTAGAGAATCCAATGTATGATGAGGGTTGGGTTTGGGAATATTCAAATTTTATAAAAAAACAAGAAAAATTAATTCAAAAATTTAAATATTATCCCCAAGACGGACTATTCAAAAGATATTACTACTTACCCTTTCCTAAACATTTTGAAAAGTTAAAACAAGGATATAGGTATAAAAAACCCGTTCAAATAGTTGTCAAAAAGGAATTATGACTTATATTTATACCAACATTGGAGGTTTGGCAGAGCGGTCGAATGCACCTGACTTGAAATCAGACGTACCTGTGAAGGTACCCGGGGTTCGAATCCCTGAGCCTCCGCTGAAAAAAATATTTGAAACTATGAAAATTGTTTCTTATATTTGTATCAACAAAATGCCTCCGTAGCATAATGGATAATGCATCGCACTTCTAATGCGACGACTACTGGTTCGAGTCCAGTCGGAGGTACAAAATTTATGAAACCAAGTCGAGAAGACATCAAAAGAAATCGATATAATGGTATAGCCCCTGAGGGGTATACCCTTGTACGAAACGAGGTTCTTGAAGAGTTAAAAAACTTCGATACTTGGAAGTCATGGAAAAATGAAGAAATTTCCCTCTACGACATAGATAAAAGGGATATTTCCGAGTAAAGTTCTTTGTCTTAACATATTTAAAATAAAGCCACAATAGCTCAGTTGGTAGAGCTGCTGATTTGTAATCAGCAGGTCGGGGGTTCGAGTCCCTCTTGTGGCTCAAATACCCCCTTTCTAATGAATACCGAAATTATTAATCCAACCGATGTACTCTTCCAATCAGGTCAAGTAATTGACAAAGGTCTATGTGAAGTGTATAATTGTGAATGGGATAATATCCATGGTGATATTGTCTTGTTTGTGTAAACAAAAGCAGAAGTAGCTCAGTTGGTAGAGCTATAGCCTTCCAAGCTATAGGTCGCGAGTTCGAATCTCGTCTTCTGCTCAAGGTAGACCTTCAAAAGGGCCCTTCCGTATTTATACGGCTAGTTGGGCCCGGGTCTATTCTTAAATAACAGTACCTCGGAGGCTTCCCGTGAGAACAGCTCTCTTATCCTGAGGTCTTATAGTGATACAAGTGAATAGCCTAAGGCATAAGCTATAATCACACCCCCATCCTCTCTTCGGAGGACGCTTCAAAGATGATGGGGTTTTAGTCGAAGTAGCTCAGTGGTAGAGCAGCTTTCTTAATTGAAGGTGTGACGCGATAGGTTCGATTCCTGCCTTCGGCTCTTAATTACTCTAAAGACTATTTATAAGACATGGATGGTCGTTTACTTAAAGAAATCACACAGATAAAGAAACAAATTTCTTTACTCGAGGATTATGTTCGTGTTGGAGAAACTAGTTTTTCTTTTATTACCACAGACAATGATGACACCAAAACCGATAAGATTAATAGAGCTCTTTTGCAAGACATCAACACCGCAGCCAAAAATGCCGGTGTGAAAGCCGTAATTACAACAGCAGTATCGGGTCATTCAGACAAAACTATTTCAGGAAGAAGAAGTAGACACCCCGACAGTAATGCGGTTGATATTTCAATCATCAGTGGTGAAAAAGCTCAAGGGGCTAGTAGCAATAATTCTGGTAATCCAAAGTTTAAAGAACTCGGAGACAAATTGGTAGATGAACTGGTAAAGTTGGGATATGTGTGGAACCCAAATGACGAAAGTGCAAATCAAAAAGCAATTTTTTGGCAAACAGATACAGGTGGCAACCATTATAATCATATTCATGTCTCTAATATTACCGATGCGGCAAGTGAGGAATCAGAAACTGACAGTACTGATTCTACAGATGCTGGTGTAAAAGATGGACAGTTTCAACAGGAAAAACCGTCTTTTGATATCTCACAAGCTTTGAAGTCTTTCGAGAAGTTTAAAGATATTTTTAAATAATTTGTGGAAGGTGAGGGATTCGAACCCTCGCGGCTGTTACACCCTAACGGTTTAGCAAACCGTCCTCTTCGGCCACTTGAGTAACCTTCCTTACATTAAATCGGGATTGTCATCATCACCATCAGATAATGTATTTAAAATGCTTGGTAGAAATAATGCCATCAATGACCACCAAGGATTACTGAAATGATAAATAATATATCCTATAAGGGCTATGTATGCAAGTCCTAAAATAAGAATGGCGAAGTGTTTCATTTTTCCCAATTCGAAAATTTTAATCCCCACATAAGACAAATCATAGCCATTTCTTTTGCCGCCCAAGTTTTATTATATCGGAACCTTTTTTGGATTTCCTGAATTCCCCAGTTTTTCCACTCTTCATTTTGTTCGACAGTCATAGTCCATTGAGTGAACCAATCGTCTTTTCTATCTTTGATATCTTGGAAAGTGACCTTATGACCGGCAATCTCAAACATTTTGTTGATTGAGTCTTCAATAAATAAGTCTTTTTTTTCCGACTTAGTTAATCTTTTATTTGTCATTGCAAAAATTTTACAATTTTATCTTTAATACCCGATTGTTTGATACCTTCCCAAGACTTTGGTGTTAAAACAAAGTTTGTAAGACCTGGTTTGGCATCTGAGCCATCACGAGCTGAAAACTGTGCAGATAAAAACTCAACGGACATATTCAAATCATCAACCGCAACCCAATGAGTTACCTCGGGATGAGATTCCAACCAGTGTTGAATTTCCATACTTCTCTCAAGCTCTAATTCCGCTCTGAACCGTAACTGTGACCACTCAGAAGGAAATAAATCTTTGAACATTCCTGTTGTATCAATTGGTCGTTTGATAACTCCTTGAGATAAGTAGTAATCACCCAACTCTTCAAGGGTTGCGTGGAACCTCCAATCTGAACTCACAACATATTCCGCGCCCGTTTGTTCAAGAATCTTATTGAAAATTTTTATGGCTTTTCGGTCAAAGTTATCAAAACGAACATGAACGGGTAAGTCATTTGCGGATGTACCCATAATTCTTCCTTCTTTTATCTGTTTTTTTCTACGGGAACCCCAGTTCTCTGACAAGCAGATAACACCATCATTGTCTAAGAATATTACTTTCATCGGTGTATTTCTTTATAATGATTTTCGTAGTAATTTAAAGTCATCAGATGTCCTGATTTGTCATAAACCGCCTCTTGAAAAGTTTCGTAATGGTTAACATGGACGTTTGATACAACAACCCAATGTAATTGGTCCGACAGGTTTGGTTTTTTATTGTACATAGTACAACAAAGATACACAAAAAATTAGAACTAAACTAATAAAAGCAATTTTATATGCCCCTTGAATTTTGTGTTGTGACCTACCTTGCCAATCCTCTTCGTTCCAAGAGTCTTTCCAATTCCCACTATATTTGTTTGCCATATTGGTATTTTTTACTTTGTTAAACTTGTAGCCCGACGGGGAATCGAACCCCGCTCTCATCCGTGAAAGGGATGTGTCCTGACCGATAGACGACCGGGCCAAATTGGGTGGACCATGAGGGATTTGAACCCCCGACCCCCTGCGTGCAAAGCAGGTGCTCTAGCCAGCTGAGCTAATAGCCCTATTTGTTATTACAAATATACAATAAAAAACTAAAAGACCAAATTAGTTTTTGATTTTTTTATTGAATGTAAAAAGTGGATTTTCACAAAATCGCTGGTCTGTGACATATGCGTTTTCCAATCCCATCATCAAATGCACATCTTGGGGATAAGAAATGACAGGATATAATTCTCGTAACATCGCATGAAGAGATAAATGTTCTAACCAAAAATAATTTGTAAAAACTTTGATATATTTTTTTGGTACTACATTCAATACGTTACCATTAACACGGTTGTAAGTGTTCCAAAACCAAAATTCACTTCCAAGAGATTCCATAAAAGAATCCCTTTCATCCGTGAAAAATCTATAATCAGTTTCTGCCCAAAGATAATTCATTTTGTTTTCATCTATGTCTAAAGTAGCTAAGCTTTTTTTGAAATGAGCATCAGCCCTTACAAAAACATAAATGTCATAGTCAGGTAATGGTTCTTTTAAATTCAGTAATCTTCCACCACTTCTGAAGTTTCCTGGTCCCCACTTCTCGGGAATTTTGTAATTAAAATATTTTGTAAGTGTTTTTAAATCTTGGGTTGAAATTTCAGAATATTCAATTGGAATTGATTTATAGTAATCTACAAACTCAGTATAATACTTGTGTTTATTTGTTATTAAAACGGTATCTACTTTATATCCTAAAGTTTTCAAAGGTCTTACAATCATTTTTTCGTGATTGTCCTTATTATCTCTCATATCTACCGAATAAGTGTAGGCACCATCATAATTCAAGACATTTTCTGAATATCCATTTCCAATGTAGATTAATAAACAAGTTTTGTTGAACATACTTGCAGTAAAATAGGTATTTTTGCGGTAAAGTAATTATAATTCCACATTATAAACCTGCACATTAGGACCCATATCCTCTTCGCCGATGGGAAACTCTACTTCTTCCTGAAATTCCTCCCTGTTAAGTCGAACTGCTCGTGCAATTGGAGGTTCTTCAAAAGATTGTAACTTTTCACGGTCTTTATAAAGGGAATGAGAAGTTAACCACGCATTTTCATTAAGTTGCCGGTTTGTGAAAGAATCTTTTTCAAACAAGATATTTCTAACTACATCCATAATTGAGTTAGGTAATTCAGACAACATGGAATCAACTCTGTCGTCAACCATATTCCAAAAACTCAACTCAGTTTCTTTTTCTTGGTTGTTTCTATAATAAACCGCAACTTTTTTTCCACTAATCTTATTGATACAATATACAAGTTTTCCATCCTGTGTGTAATTGAAGAAATGACCATGGTAGGTTTCAGAGGCTGTACACCATTTGGTACCATATCCGTATTTTTGAGAAGCCTCGGCGGTGAATGGTCGGATAATTAACCATTCATTATCCTCATAATCTTTTAAAACCTGTTTTTGTAGTTTTTTTGAAATGTTCTTGAGTTTAATTAAACTCATTAATGAGTGGATTTCCGAAATGTCCTTAATTTGTGTGACATCAACATTAGGTAATTGATTGTTTTCGGCGGCTTCCACGAAGTTTACCATTGACCTAACCAATTCAGAATCTAAAGAGCCTAAAAACTGATAAATTAAAGGGGTTTGCTCGTCTGAAATATTGTCCAAAACCACATGATAGAGTTCACGCAATTCGGTACGAATCTCATATAGATGACCCTTTTTTACATTTCTTTGATTGTAATTTTGGGTAAAAAGTTTCACCATCATCGGTGTATACTTGTTGGTTTTACTTGGGTCAAGCATCATAATAATATCCAACAAATTCATTTTCATGAAATCGGGAGCTTTTTCTACAATATCCTTTCGTTTTGCCATAATCAATTAATTTATGTAAAGATAAGAAAGGAACAACTTACAATCAAAGAGTATTTATAATAAGTTATCAAAAAATGCCCACAGCTCGTCCTTTCGCTTTAAACACTGGTAATACTATATCAGGCGCCGAACAGCTCGGTGATTTGGCTATTGGGTATGCTTCTTATGATTATACCACAAATCCTGGTGGTGTTAGATGGTGGGGTGGACCCGATGAAGACCCTGGGTATATTATTTGTTATCCTGTTTATTCTCAAAACCGCCCATCACCCGATGGTCCAATAGGAAGTGTTGGATTCAAGAGGTCAAAACAAAAAACGGAAGAATCGTTCATCCAAATATCTGAGAATATGTCCAATTTTACCGAGACATTTACCTCAGGTGTTGAAGCCAAACAATGGTTGGTTGATAACGGATATTGGACATCTTATATTGGTTCCTCGGCTTATACTCCTACGTGTTTTACAATAGATGGTGGTGTGGGTATTGGAGAAAATGCTTGGGATATAGAATACTCACCAACGTCACAAGAAATCTATCTGAACAATTTTTCCACTATTGGTGCATATGTCATCGATTCCAATACTTTACAATATAAAGGAACATTACCTGTGACGGGTACATCTGGAAACGGTCAGTTTGCTATCGACTTAAGTGATAACAAATTGTTTACTGGTCAAGTCAATGGGAATTACATTGTCAAATATGATTTGTCAGGATTACCCGTAAGTGGAAGAACAATAGATGCTGCAGCACAGCCTTATTCACCAACCAATAACTTTTTCCAAATTGCTTACAACCCTGTACATGATAAGTTATACGTGGCAAATAATGATTCTAGAAAACTTTACATTCTCACGGGCTCTAACTTGTCAACTATTGCTGAGATTGACCCACCAACACCCCTTACGGGTGATGATGCCTTTAATAATGTGGGTGTGAATACAAACAATGGTAATGTAATCACAACATTCGAGGGAGTTTTTATTGATGGTCAATTTTACAATTATTTTATTATAGACGGTGACACAAATGAAATCACTTACACTGGATATACAGGTTCTGGTCTCCAATGGGATAATTTAACCAAGGTTATATTTTCACCTGTAAATAATAAGTTTTACCTCATTCAATTTACGATAAGTGCCTTTACGGGTAAAGTTATACAAGTTATTGATGCCAATACTGGTGAATTTATTAAAACAATCAACCTATCTACCGCCAACTCAAACAATCAACAAACTGCAATCATTTACGATTCATTGAGAAATTACATATGGACACCTGACAGGCTTCTTAAACAGTGGGTTGTTATTGACTGTAACACTGATGAAATTGTTCTTACATTCGAAGAAACTTTGGGTTGTGCTGGTTCATACTATGGTGGATTATTTGCAACTTACGATACTCTTAATGATAGAATGGTTGTTACTGCGGGAAGTTCATTTCAAAAAAAATATTTTGAGTTGTCCGAGATTATACCCTATCCTTATGTAACACCAACGCCAACACCTACTCAAGAATTAACTTCCACACCTACACCTACACCATCCCAAACGGTAACTCAAACTCCAACACCCACACTTTCAATAACACCAACAAACACACCCACACCGAGCACTAGTCCAGAACCTGTAACAGGATATTCCTTCAACTTAGTTGCCCTTCCATATAATTTTCCATCGTCAGAAAATTCAATTATGAATGGAGAGCCTAGCGCTACTGAAGGAAGCACCGAAATTAATGTTTTAGCAAGTGGAGGGAGAGGATTTTACTTCAACAGTATAGATTCGGGAAGTGTGGACAGAACAGATTATTATTCTGCATTTACGGGTCAAAGTATAACAATAACATTTAACCAAGCAGGAAATGTTGCAATTTATTCGGGAGATACTAATTCATTCAAGTATTGGGAACAAGCACCGACTGGTAACGGATTTGTGTTTGGTGAGGGTATTGGAGTACCACCTTCAAACACTCCAAGTGGAACTGCGGTGCTAATACAATCGTCACCAACAAATTATACTATTGGGTTACCAGTATTTGTGAGTTTGGTTATAAATTGAGGTCTTGGTCAGATTCGAACTGACGAATAACGCTTTTGCAGAGCGCCCCCTTGAGCCACTTGGGTACAAGACCTTTTGGGGTGATTAATGGGTTTCGAACCCACGACCTTCTGAACCACAATCAGACACTCTAACCAACTGAGCTATAATCACCGTATATTTACAAATATATGTATATTTCAGACAAATACCAAATCCAATGGTGGGTACCACCCAGAACTGCAAGTCGGATGACTAGAAAATTTTTAGAAAAATTAAACTTTAGAGGAGAATGGGGTCATCACACAGTTTATGGTGATTCAACATTCGATGTTTACCTTAACATAAGGAATCCCTACTCAATTGTTGTGTCACTATTTTTTTTGTCTCGTCAAGCTGAAGGATTAACATTCGAACAATTCGTCAAAAAGTCCAAAGCAGATTACTTGGGGTTCCATAACACTCACTTGTTAGATTATGTTCAAGCTTTGAAAGATAGAAAATTAAAATTAGTTAAATTAATAAGAGTAGAAAACCTTATCGATGATATGTTATCAATTGATTTCATTCAAAATAATCAAGAATTATTGATGGATGAAATTGAAGAACTTAACAAAGGTGTTGGTCCTTGGAGAAGAGGGTATAATCCTGAAGTGTTAAAACCATACTCAGAGTTCTACACACAAGAACTTGCGGATATTGTATATCAAAATAGAAAAAAGTATTTTGAGTTTGGTGGATACGACAGAGATTCTTGGAAAACTCTGATAAACTAAAAAAAAGGTGTCGGGGTAGGAATCCCACCTACAAGCGAGAACAACCATAGAAGGTCTTAATGTTCTCCATCCAAAAAATGGATGTGCCTTTGTCAATTCAGCCACCCGACATAATAAGTTTGCTCCTCGGGGGAATTACGATATCCCGACCTAACGATTAACAGTCGTTCGCTCTACCTCTGAGCTACCGAGGAATGCTTGGCATGCAAGATTAAAATGTTGGAAGGGACGGATTCGAACCGCCGTACCCGTACAGGAGCAGTTTTACAGACTGCCGGTTTTAACCACTCACCCACCTTCCATTGTCATCTGCGGTCTATCACGGATTCGAACCGAGGCTACCTCATAGACAGTGAGGCGTGTTTACCACTACACTAATAGACCAAAATAATTAATGATGAGAAATAGTTTCAAAGAAAGCTATTACCATCTTTTTCAAAAACAACTTAATTTTTTTCATACCAATAAGTATTGAAGTCAAGACAGGAATCGAACCTATTTTACCGCGTACATAGCCTAACACTAAAAGTTCGTTTGACTACCTCTTTAACCTACGATTACGAGCCACTCGCTCTTGACTAAATTACCCGTCTTTCCAGGCTGTCAACAACTTATGTGTTAGCCTCACACATCAATCACTAGGTTGTCAGCTTTGTAGTCAGGACAGGATTCGAACCTGTAACTTTCGTAGATACCTTTCTGGCTCTCCCTACTGCGTATTCCTTTTTCGCCACCTGACTAAAGTTAGTTTTCGGGACATTGGACAAAACTAACAAACCCTAAAAGTAATCGGGGTGGGAATTGAACCCACTCTAAAGGACGGTCCCTTTCTCAGTCACACAAGGTAATTACTCCTTGCTACACCTACCGTGTAATGCTTTGTGGCCACTCCACATTACCAAATGTCAACCATAGACATCCCGATTATGTTGCCTGTCTCTCCAAGCTGTCATACCTCCCTTGTATTCTGTTCTGGCATATAGCCGTTCCTAACGGTAAAGCGGTATCAAAAACCAGTATGTAGTCAGGACAGGACTCGAACCTGTACGAATGTTCCTTTCCCCGCAGACATAAAGTACAACGGTGCGCCTACCAATTACGCCACCTGACTATAATAAAATGGAAACCCCCCCTCTACGCTCACCGTAGTTGTGAATTTTACTGGACATAGTTTACTGTCCACCTGTTGCGAGTCGACTGCAGAGCAGGGTCCATCACAGAGTACCTTGGGGCATGTACAACTTCTTTATGGTTGCGACCCATTTGAAGCCAAGGTTCCTTTCAACGGTGCTAATCCGTCTTCTGTAAGGAGTTTTTCCATTTTGTGGTGTGAGCGGGATTCGAACCACGCGGCACAGTCTTTTTCACGGACTTGCTCTACCATGGGAGTATCATATGAGTACTCCACCTGAGCTATCACACCTTATTGTACAGAGGGTGGGACTCGAACCCACACATCTTACGATACCGGTTCCTAAGACCGGCGCGGCTACCGTTACGCCACCTCTGCATTGAGTTAGTAGTAGTTGACTTTATCAGGAATCCCGCCTAACCCCATTTAAGAAGTCCAGCTTCACACACCATTAGAGAGAGGGTTAATTCTTAGTGTGTACCCTTGCGATATGCTCTCCCATACCGTCAACCCACGCATTGTACTACCAACCGTTTGTTTTTTCCACCATTTCAAAGACCTTTTGTCTTAACAACACCACAAATATATGGTAATATTTTTATCAAACCAAATCTTTATGAAAAACTTTTTCTGAATTTTGTTCTACCCAAGACAAACTAATAGAAACATGTTTGGAAGATTCTTTCTTCGATGATTCAATTTTGGTTTTCACTATTTCCAAAACCTTATCAGTTGTACATTTCCAAATACCATTACAACTAAGTCCATCGTCTTTATCAAACAAGGCAAAAAAGAATGCATCGTTTCTTTTAACCCTGTGAAGATTATCTTCATGGATTCTATCAAGTTGAAAACTACCACCTTCTTTACAAGAAAGGTACTCGTATTTTTCTTTCCCATCTTTAGAATATGCGTCAGCACCATGTTTTGTTTTATGACATTCATGACCAAGAATTTCGGAAACCATCCATTCTTTAATGAATCCTGGTGTTAACAGGTCTTGTTCAAACCCATTTTCCTTTTTGTATAGGTTTAGAGTCCCTACCAATAGAAGGAGGGGATTTTCTTGTTGTGTTACCAAGTCGAGCAATTCATTTTGCGTCATAGGGTTGTATGTTAGTGGGCCCAGTAGGATTTGAACCTACAACCAACGGATTATGAGTCCGCTGCGCTAACCGTTGCGCCATAGGCCCGTTATGTTGGTAAATTATAGAAAACCGAATCTATAATGTCAAATTGTACACCCTGAAGGACTCGAACCTCCGACATCTTGCATGTAAGGCAAGCGCTCTACCATCTGAGCTAAGAGTGTATTTGCAGGATATCGCTTAACCTGCGGTGAGTGTACCTTTCACCTTGTTCCCTTGCGGTACTACGATTTTTTTGAAGTCAGTACAGGTACTGCCCCTGTTGCTTGGTCTTTTGCTTAACAGAGTATTATCAATGACACTCTGTGAACCTCACCCACGAGTTACTTTTACTCTAACTGACTTTGTGACCCCACCGAGATTTGAACTCGGAACTCCCATGTTAAAAGCATGGTACTCTAGCCGTTGAGTTATGAGGTCTTTTTATTAACAAAGAATAACCAGGATTCTGTTTTTAATCTGTCATTAGTCTATTGGCCCCACCTTACCCGACCAGCTCACCGTCATGGGTTGTTTTGGGTTGAATCCTCGGTGGTTCAACCGATATAAGGTTGTGGACTTATAACTGACCATTATAAGTTTGTTACCTTATATCTCCCACCTTAAGCTGCGATTTCCTGAGTTTCCTCTATGTTCAACATTTCACACTGTTCAGTGACAATGAACACCTGATTTTATTGAACAAAGCGACAGAACTTTGTTAACTATTCCAAATCCAACATCTGGCGATGCGTGATGTTTTTATTAACCTTGATTTCCTTTTTTCGATTCATCAGTTTTCTAACGGTCCACCAATCTTTCGATAGAAAAACCACATAACCTACAAGTTTTCCCGAGGCATATGGCATTCGATACTCATCCAGGACAGTAATTTGATAAGGAAAAAGATAACCCGATATTTTTTCTTCAATCATGATTTTATAGAAAACTACTTTATCGGGACCCATCCGTTTGAAATAAACATCAGGTTTTTCGTGTTTATTGAAATATTCAGTGATAAGACCGTCTTTGATTATCAACTTGGAATCCCCATCTAAAAAAGAGTAGAATTCAGCAAATCCATGTACAGTAAGAACGATAATAACAAATAAAAGAGTAATAAGAATTATTGTCATAGTTGAAAAATTTAAGAGTTGTTTTCGTTGTTTTCAGGTTTAGGGTTTGGTTCGTCGGATTTAGGTGGAACATTCCACATCTCATCCCAAAAGGTGTATTCACTCATTGTTGTCAGGTTTAGAAAATGTTTCTTCGGCTTTACCACCAAATTTACTGTTATTATACAAATCATCAAAATCTTTGAATCCCTTTGAACGGGCATAATCGTCGTTTTTCTTCATTTGAAATGCTCTGATAGTTTCAGGGTCTCTCATCTGGTCGGGTGTTTCAAACCCAAGGGATTTGGTACACTCTTTTTCACACCATTCATGCGAACCGATTTGAATATGGATTGGTAAATCGGTCTCGAGTGAGTCCATGAAGTCCTCGAACTGATTTGCAGCAATAAACGGCATCGTGTAAATACCCTCATCAACAGCATATCCCGATTCATCTTGACTGTCAAAGATTTCAACTCTCCCCATTCGGTATCTTTCACCCATCAAAGAGAATACTCCGTAACCAACAGTTGAATAATGAAACCTACCAGGTTCACTGACTCCGTGAAGGTCAATACAACTAGGATTTCGTTCAATCCAAGTTGCGAGATGGTTGGCAATATCTGTATCGTTTAGTTCAATATTATCCTTTTCAGCATTGTGACGGATGTTAGTTAAAAACCAAGCCAATTTTTTTCTATCTACTTTCATTTCAAGTCAATATTTCGTTATTTGAAGCTCAAATGTAATCATTTGTGAGCCGTATCGTTTATGTAAATGAGCCAATTGTAGCGTCGGGTGGATTTGAACCACCGACCGTCTCCGTATGAAAGAGAAGCTCTACCCCTGAGCTACGACGCCAACTTAACTAAACTCTGTGGAAGTAGAAACCCGAAGTCCATTAATGTACCCCTCGTGTTTTCGATTCGAAATAAAAGGATTACGGTCAGGATATTCTTTAAAGTAAGTCTCAATATCCCATCCATCCTCTTGACCCCATTCAAGAGACATTTGGATAAATTCATCAACATTCATTTCTCTTCCGTACTCGTCAACGACTCGACCACTTCGGATAAACTCAAAAAGTTCCTCCTTGGTTTTATAGTATTTCGAATCATTCCAGTTCCAAAGGAATTTCCATCCACTACTTCGTTTACCTAAGTGAACCTTGGTACCATCCAAGAATTCCTCCCAAGGTGAAACGGAATCCCACTCACCAACTGAGATAGAACGGAACCCTCGTTCAATTTGAGACGGATTGATTGAATCCATTTCATCAATTCTCATACGGAGCTTTTGCTCTCGTTTAATCATTTCATGTCCTTTCGGAACTCGATAAAAATTGGTTCCCATAATTGAATAAATTAAGATACAGACGAACCATCCTTACGATAGATTTCCATCGTTGATGATTTACCTCGGTTATCTAAATGTTCAGAAACTTCAAGAAGTTGGTCTTTGAAGAAAATTCTTGCAATGTAATCCCAATCACCATCAGGAGTATCTACAGAACCACTTTGGTATGAAAAATCTTTTGAGGTTGGTGTTTCATCACTCTCGAATTCCATTTCATAGATACCACCTTTGTTTTCATCGAAACTAATAAGAATGTTATCAACACCATCCATATCTTCAGGAATTGCCAAGTAGGATTGATAAGGGTACTTCTCGTCAATTACAGTATCATCACCAACATTCTCATAAATGTCACCCACTTCTTTATCGGTAAATGACAGAACTACATTACCTGACTCATCTTCAACCTCAAAAGTAGTTGAACCATTATCCATTGGAGCTGACATGTGAAATAAATCGGGATTGTAAAAGTCTTCCAAGATTCCTTCATCTTCCAATTCCCAACGAGTTTCAGACAAGTCTTCATATTCATTTTCGTACATGAGTTCTTGAATTCGCTCGACTTGTTCGTCCGAGATTGAATGGGCAACGGCTTCCATTTCCCAACCGTACACTTTTAATTTGTATTTTGCCATTTTTTAGAGAATTTGAGGGTTGTTATTTTGATTAGTTGCGTTGTGAACAAAATAAGCGGTGAAAAAAATGTTGATACATAAAGATACCCAATCGTAGGTGGAAAGGGTTTCCATATTCGATAAAATCACCATCTTAGCCCCGAGCCAAAAGGTAAAAAGGTACGCCAATACCTGATAAATCATTTTTTGTGTCATAGTTCAAACTTTTAAGTTTATCACAAAGATACAACAAAAAATTTAAACCACCAAATGTTAGCACGCCCACTAGGACTCGAACCTAGAACAACGGTTTTGGAGACCGTCATGTTACCATTACACTATGGACGCATTTTGTAGTTCCTGAAGGATTTGAACCCTCACCATTTCATCCGTAGTGAAAGATGCTATCCATTACACCAAAGAACCATTGTTACCCCGGATAGATTCGAACTACCATTAAATGAGTCAAAGTCATTTGTCCTGCCCTTAGACGACGGGGTAATAAGTTGGAAAGATAGGACTCGAACCTATGACCTTCTCGGTATCAGCGAGACGCTCTAAACCAACTGAGCTACATTCCAATTAAAGTGGAGAGGATGGGAATCGAACCCATATCTCTGAATTTTCAGTCCAGTGCGTACTGACCAACTGCGCTACCTCTCCATGGCTACCAATATGTCAAAGAACTTAGTAAGAAAACAAAAGACCCGAACCTTTTTGGGGTTCGGGCCTCTGTATAGTTTCTTACAAGTACTACATTCAAACTCCCAAACCCGCACAACTACGCTGGTACCATTTTACACAAATGATATCAAACATATTGTTAACGAGATTATGAAATAGAGTTTTCATGTTTTTATAATTATACCACAAAGATACAAAAGATTTTTAATCTATCAAATTCTTTTTATAAATAACCGATAAATATTCACCAAATGGTGGTTCTAATTCTATAGTTGGTTCAGTATCAAACAATTCGATAATAACTTTTTGCACCTCATCAGTGTAAATATGATTATAATAATCGTGTAAAACAATTACACATTCTTTTTCCATAAATGGTCTTATTGCATATAAGTCTTGTATAATTTGTTCGGGTGTGTGTCCACCATCTAAAAATAAAAAATCGAAGCTATTGTTAGAATGGTTATGAACAACCTCCATAACATCATCAGGACTCCAACCTATTTGTGGATTGACAACATCTTTCAAACGAAAATATTCTATAAGATAATTTACGGATTTGAAACCATCTGATTGATAGTTAGTTGATTTGTCTTCATAATCTTGGGTATAAACATCTTGTCTCTCCTCAACATAGGCATCCATCGTAACTAATTTTCCACCAGTTTGTTTGAAACCAATACCGAGTGCCACAGTACTTACACCAAAAGCGGTCGCTAATTCAAAACCACTCTTCAGATTATATTTAATTATTAAATTTTTTAAAAACTCGAACTCGTCATATCGAATTGACAATGGGAAATTATGATTTCCCATTCTGATACAATAATTTTCAATAATATTTTCTTGAAAAGGTTTTCTATATCCATTTATTTTATATTCAACAGGTCCCCATTTCAATTTAGGGATTTCAAAAAATTCACTCATAAATTAAAATATAGATGCGGCATCGTCAGATTCAAGTAAAACTTTGATTCCCAAATATTTTTCACAAACCTCATAAAAGTCTTCAACTTTTGTTTTTGTCAAATCTTGAGGATTTTCGATTGTTAGGTAAAAACCTGATTTAGTTTCAAAAATAGAATTTTTTTCGTTGTATTCAAAATAAGCCATTCTTCTGTAACCACGATATTTGGCTTCAGGTAGAAACTTATCAACCATTGTTTGAAATGGTGGATTTAGAAATGAACCCCTTGTCATAGTTGTGTGAATGGGATTCGAACCCATGACCTGAATGGTATAAGCATTCTGCTCTCACCACTGAGCTACCACACAAATTTGTACCGATGGCCGGACTCGAACCGGCACGGACCCTTCGGTCCAAGGGATTTTAAGTCCCTCGTGGCTACCTTTACACCACATCGGCAAATAACACTACAAATATAAGAATAAATTTTTAGAATTCCAACTCCAAAATGGTATCAGATGCCCAACCATCAATATTTTCAATGTAAAAGATGTTTACCGACTTTTCTTCCAAATCAAATTCAACACTTCCTTGAGAGCCCTCATTGATTTCCCATCCTCCAGGTAAATTCCTGTCAATAAATGTTTCAACTATCTGAGGCATATCGAATGTTTCACTAAGTCCAATTAAAGTGTCTGTAACATACCCAGAGTCACCACTACCTTCGAATGCAGTTTTAAGAAATCTAACCTCACTCTCACCTACGACCCGAACTAAAGATTCATAAATTTCATCAGGCATTTCTAAGATAAAGACTTGTTCTTCACTCTCAGTCCAATAGTTTAATTCCGCAATTGCGGAAATTTTTCGCTCTTTTAAGTTCATTATGATAGACAACTGATAATTTGATGCTTCATTTAAACCAACTGTGTCTAATATTTTGTTAAAACTTAGTTCAACCTCAGGTTCAATTTTTTCTTCATAAAACTTGAAAAGAAAGTCCCTAATTTTTGTTGGTATGTTCAAATCAACACTACCATAATTCATATCAACACCGAAATCATCTTCAGAAACATTCAAACCATCCCAAGGATTGTCATCAAAGTTAAATTCCCATCTCAGGTACTTTCTTCCCGTAGATTTTGCATACTTCCACAGAAAATCTAACATCCTTTGTTCTTCAGGTGTCCACATAAATTATAAATATCAGTCTGCTGACTCAATTTTTAATGTCCGAGTCATCCAAACTGGTTTTGGATTCTTTTGTAATCCAATAATCCATTCTTTTGCTGTTGGGATATAGTTGTTACAATCTTCTTTTACATGTTGTTCCCCAACATAACGAGTGTAAACTGTACGCCCATCTGAGTTTACAAAAGAAACTCCAAATACTTTTTCCATTTCAAAAATACCTTCACTATGATGACGGAATATTCTGTGTAAAGAATCTCCGAACCAACTTTTGGTTTCATCCATCCACTGATGTAGATGATGATAATCCTCAGGTTTCCCCCCAAATTTCCTTGCGGAGGATTTTGAATGTTCGAATGGGTGAGCCATTAAGATAGTTGTTTCACAGTGTATTTGTTTCCACTTAAAGAATTGGATTCAAACAATTTAGCAATTTTATTCGCTTGTTCGAATGTTTCAAATTCCATTGGGATACCCTCACTATCATTTACCAAAATTGTCATTTTTTGGTTCAGAAACAAAGTTTCTTTTAAAATAATATAAGACATAAGTTTAAATACTTGTTACGGTATTACAATAAATCATAATCTCAACTTTCAAATCTTGACTGAAAGCAAAAAATAATTCGTTTAAAAATTTTTTCATAGTTTCAAAAATTTTGTAGGGATGACAGGGCTCGAACCTGCGACCCCCTGGTCCCAAACCAGGTACGCTACCATCTGCGCCACATCCCTAATTAACCAATAAGATAAGAAGAAAAACTAAAGAGACAACTTTTTCTGTGCCTTTCTTTCGGCAACTTTCTGTTTGTGAAGGCGCTCATACGCTTTGAAAGCTGCGTCGGCACGATTCATTTTCGGGTCTTTCATTATCATTGAAGAAGTCTCCATTCTCCATTCTTCAAAAAACCCTTTTCGGTGAGCATCAAAACCATAAGATTCGTATATGTCTTCTGTTGTCATTTCAATTGCCCTGTGTATATTAAATATAACAAAAATGTAAAAATTTATACATCAAATTACGGATATTTATAGTGATATGTACAGTTTTTGGGGCACATACTCAAGTCAACTATTTAATGAACTCGTTCGTTTTCAGAACATGTTCAAACGATGTGTGCTTCGGGACCTGAAACAAAATTAATTTACAAAAGGGGTCTATGAGCCCCTTTTTTATTGTGTTGATGTTTAATATATTTGTCACATGCAAAAAGTACTTGTTTTGAACTTTGACTATTCACCTTTGAATATTACTTCACTTCAGAGGGGATTTACTTTGGTTGTGAATGGAAAGGCTGAAATCATTAAATCGGCAGAAAACCCTATAACCACTTTTACACAAACCTATGTACGCCCTTTAATTATCCGCCTTCTAAAATACATCAACCACCGAAGTTCAGGAATCAGAGTTAATCGTCATAGAATTTTCAAAAGGGATGGAAACGAGTGCGTTTATTGTTTTTCAAAAAAAGATTTAACAATCGACCATGTCGTCCCTCGTTCAAGAGGTGGAAAAAACACTTGGAACAATTTAGTTACCTGTTGTTCGAAGTGTAACTTGAAAAAAGGGAATCGTACACCTGAGGAAGCTCGCATGCCGCTTAAGAAAAAACCTTATGAACCAAATTTTGTTGATGAGGTTACAACACTCAATGATGCTTGGGATAGTTTCAAACAAAGCTTTTTTTCTTAATCTTTTTTAATACTTTTTTAAAAAAACTTATAATGGAAAATCAAAATACATTAAGTGAACAAGATTATATCAACGCTTCATTACTTTTTTCAAAAGCGTTGTCCCTAATTTTCGAAGATTACCAAGGAATTGTTGTTGACGTAAAAACCACCGATATTAAATTACCCAATAGTCCTGGAAAAGTAGTTATCTATAAATTAGAAGAAAAAATTCACATTCAACACATCGAAGAAAATATCGAGGAAGGTACAATTGTAAATCTTTCTCATAAAGAAGAAAATCAACAATAAAAATGACAGTTTTAGGATTTTCAGTCGGACACGATAAGGGTGCAGTAATAGTTCAAGACAATAGAGTTGCTATTGGAATTTCACAAGAAAGACTTAGTAGATTAAAACATGATGGTGCTTTCACTGAGGGTGCAATTCCTGTTGAATCTATTATGTATTGTTTGACAGAGTTGGACATTACAATCGATGAAATAGATTTAATAGTTTACAGTACAACTGAATTGTTGGATAACACATATGAACAATTTAATAAAATTTTCAAAATACCTAAAAACAAACTAAAGTTTATCCCACACCATTTAGCACATGCTTATTCGAGTTTTTTCACCTCAGGATTTGATGAAGCTGCCGTGATTGTTGCAGATGCTTCAGGTAGCATTGCAAATGACAGAACAAAGTTGAAAGAATGGTATCCTGAATTGACAACAGAAGGATTAGAAGACGGTGAAGATTGGACTGAAGGAATTTCTATTTATCATTTAAATCGTAAAGACTATAAAGAAGTATACAAAAAATGGATTAAGTATCCCGTCCCTTTAGGAACTGGTGAGGATGTTTCTGTCGGCACTATGTATTCTGAGGGTTGTCACCGATTAATTTATTCTCCTGATACTAACTCTTGGCCGGCAGGAAAATTGATGGGATTGGCTTCTTATGCAGACCCTGAGATTGTTGAAAAAGCTGGAAAATTTATTCAATATGAGAACAATGAATTGTATATTCCAAACAACCCTATTTATCCTCGCGTAACTTGGAAATCTGACTTTTTCTCTAAAGCTTGTGTTGCGGGTATCTACCAAAGAGAACAAGAACGAGTTTCTCTTTATTTGGCAGACATGGCCAAAAATCTAACAAATTCCAAAAATGTATGCACCGCTGGTGGGTCTTTCTTGAATTGCAATTCTAACGAATTGATACTTAAGTCAGATTTATTCGAAAATTGTTATTTTGTTCCACCAGCTGATGATAGTGGAATACCATTAGGATGTGCTTGGTGGGGTTTCCAACAAGTTACCGAAATCACTTATACACCCACAATGTGGCCATATTTTGGTAAAACTTATTCTGATGTAGAAATTTTAGATGCAACTTCAAGGTTTGATAATATTGATGTCCAATATTACAATAATTTCGATGAAATTTTAGAAATAATAGGTGAGTGGCTCACTCAAAATAGAGTTGTTGGTTGGTTTCAGAACGGTTCTGAAATAGGTCCAAGAGCTCTTGGAAACCGTTCAATTTTAGCGTCACCAATAAATCGATGGATGAAGGACCATATTAATCACGATATTAAAAAGAGAGAGTGGTACCGTCCCTTTGCACCTGCAGTTATCTTTGACAAACAAAAGGAAATTTTCGACACAGATTATTTTTCACCATTTATGTTAGTTACTGCAATCGTTAATGAAAATTGGAGAGAAAAAATTCCCGCTGTAGTTCATGTTGATAATTCTGCTCGTTACCAATCGGTTACACCTGTGAGCAATCCGAGGTTTTTTGGATTAATCAACAAATTTTATGAAAAAACAGGAGTTCCTGTGTTATTAAACACAAGTTTCAATGGTCCTCACGAACCGATTGTTGAAACACCATACGATGCAATTAAAACATTTCTCTCTCAACATTTAGATTTCTTAGTTGTTGGGAATTATATCATTACAAATCAAAACAGATAGTAATGTCATCCATCTTTGGTTTTTATGCTGGTTCACACAGTGCATCTTCCGTATTAATTGATGATGGTGAAATAAAATTTGCAATTGAAGAAGAAAGAGTCACAAGAGTAAAATCGGGTTTAAAATACGAAACGTATCCCGTTTTATCTCACTCTCTAATTCAAAGTAAAAGTGGTATTAATGCTAACAACGCTGATTTTGTCGTTGTTGCAGACCCTTACCATCAAGATTTTATGAACAAACTGAATGGGGGTAGATTCGAGTCAATATCTCATCATTTGGCACATAACTGCTCAGCCTATTTTTTAAGTGGGATGGAGGGAAAAGTTCTTTCCATTTCCTTAGATGGCGGTGGAGATACTTGCTATGGTAAAGTATACTTGTGTGAAGACGGAGAAATGAGTTTGGTAAAAAAAATTCCAATATCAACACAAGGTTCTATCGCATCAGTTTGGGCGTTTACAACTAATGCAATACGTGGTTATGATTATAATGGTGATTCAATATGGAAAATGTTGAAGGATGAGGGAAAATTAATGGGAATGGCACCTGACGGTAAATTTCGCCAAAGTTATTATAACATTCTTAAATCAATTATTAATTACGATAATGAAAATTTTTATCCAGTAAATTCAGGTGGTAGAACACGTTTTGTAATTGACTTGATTAGACCATCCAGTGAATTCGAAATCGAAGAAAATTTATTGGATTTTGCATATTGTCTTCAATTGGTTACAGAAGAAGTAGTTTTGAAATTTATTGAGGAACTCCACCAAAATTTTCCAACAGTCAACAAATTGTGCTTTTCGGGAGGCTTGTTTGCTAACGTTAAGTTGAATCAAAAAATAAATGAATTACCATGGGTCGAAGAAATTTTCATCTCACCAGCAATGGGTGATGAAGGTTTAGCTATGGGTTGTGCATTACACAAAGCAAATCAACTCGGTGAAGTAAAAAAACCATTAAAAATTAACAATGTAAGATTTGGTGTTACCTATTCAGATGAGGAAGTTTTGGAAATTTCTCACCACTATAAAGTTTTTCGCTATAAGTATGATGAATCAAAAATAGCTGACGATTTGAACAATGGAAAAATAATTGGTTGGTTTCAAGATGGAATGGAATTTGGTCCAAGGGCACTTGGTTCAAGAAGTATTTTAGTACGTCCAACTGATTATTCAACCCATTCTGAGTTGAATAAAAGACTTGGTCGATATGATACTATGCCATTTGCGCCAATGGTTTTAGAGGAAGAATTTGAAGAGGTATTTACCTGTTCTAAATCAAAATATGCAGCACAATTTATGACTATTTGTTACTCAACCAAACCTGAATGGATTGATAAGATTCCTGCGGTAATTCAAAAGTCAGATAAAACAGCACGTCCACAAGTCATCAATCAAGAAAATAATCCGATGGTTTGGTCCTTGATGAAAAACTATCAAAAATTATCGGGAATACCAGTGTTATTGAATACCTCGTTTAATATTCACAATGAACCCATTATCGAAAAGCCATCTCATGCATTTCAACATCTTGTAGATAATGTTGTAGATAAATTAGTAATTGGAAATTATGTTTACGAAAATAGGAGACGTAAAAATTGAGTTGGATTTCAATAAAGGAGTTTTTATGTCGGTCAAAGGACCGCAACTTCTTTACTATTGTGTAATACAAGAATATACAAAAAACAATGACCGGCCGAAACTGATTGAGGGACATCAGTTAAATACTATACCAGTTCCTGGACAAGAAGGGTTTAATAGATTGAAAATTGATATAGAATTCTACATGGATTTTGAAATCATATTATATTCTTTTGACTATGATAATGGAATTATACCGATTTATAGTCACCGTTACAATGACAGAGATAGATATGTTCAGTTCAATTTAGTAACCGAAAATTTCGAAGAAGCGGAAATGTGGGAAAAAAGTGTTTTAAAATATTCCGACTTACATGGATGTCAACCAATTATTGTGTCTCAATTTGATGAAATCAATCATAGGCACAAAAATTATTTTTTAACCCACCATCCACAAACATACAAAACATATAACATTGGGAGATTTCCCAAACAAAGCCGAGATTTTAAAACTTATGACTTTAGGGGTCATGGAAATCTTTATTTTGGTAATTGGAAAAAATTTTGGTCTTACCAACACCCAAGAAGTTGGTCAAATTTAAACTCTCAAGAGATAGTTGATGATATCCTTGGACTTTAATATATTTGATAAAACAATTATCAAATATGAATTTTAAAAAATACTTTCAATTTTCGGAAACCATTAATGGAACCAATTACTTTTTACGACAACTTTTAAGCTCTGTCGTTGCTTTTCTTGGAGGTTTTCTCATAGGTTTCGGATTAATCAACGAACAAATAGGATTGTTTTCATTAGGTTTACCATTAATTACTGCAGCTATTTGGTTTTCTTTAGCGACGATGTATAAACGGATTTTGTCTTTTGAGCCCGAAAATGCTGGTATACTTACAAGTGTATTTTTTTCACTTCAGATTCTGAACACATTTTTTCCTGATGGAAATCCTGTTGGAATAATTTTAACCCTTGGTTTGGCCATTGTAGGTTTATACCTTATCTTTGCTAACTCAAATACTTTAAATCACAACGGATGAACATTTCACAAGAATTCAAAAAGTATGCAATGAGTGATTACAATGTGTCTTCACTCACCATGTATAACTTCGAGAAACAAATTGAAAACTCACTAACTCCATATATTTTAGAGGAGCGTGAACTTCGAGCAACTCAAATAGACATTTTCTCTCGATTGATGAGAGACCGACTTCTTTGGGTTGCAGGACCTGTCAATGACCATATGTCAACAATTGTTCAAGCACAACTAATGTTCTTGGATTCTGCCGATAAAACCGACATTACCATGCATATCGATTCTCCAGGTGGTAGTGTAAAGTCAGGTCTTTCAATTGTCGATGTGATGGATTACATCTCGTGTGATATTCGTACTGTTAACACAGGTTTAGCAGCTTCAATGGGTTCTGTATTATTAGGTGCAGGTACAAAGGGTAAACGTAGCTCACTTCGATTCTCACGCACTATGTTGCACCAATCTTCGGGAGGTGCTGGCGGTAATATCCAAGATGCGGAAATTACATTCAAAGAATGGAAGAAAATCAACGATACTTTGTTTATCCTATTGGGGGATTACTGTGGAAAAGACCCTGAACAGGTCAAACAAGACGCACAACGCGATTTGTGGCTCGATTCACAGGAAGCCTTAGAATATGGTATTATCGACGAAATCGTAACAAAAAAAGGGGGTCAATGACCCCCTTTCTTAGATAATAAACACACCCCTTTCTTTTAACGTGTTTATATCAACACGAGTTTCCTCGGAAGATGCTTTAACGATTTAATCTGAAATCGAATTGATATTCAACTTCACCTGTTGGTGTCGTTTTTTGTATTACAACAGGTCGGTTTACATCACGACCTGATTTTGGTAAAGTTGGGAATTTAGGGTCTCCTGTGAATTTTTCACGAAGAGCTAGAATAGCTTTTTCAACATTCTTACCTCCAATACCCATTGTACCAAATTTGTGGTCTTGTCTTAGACAAGCATTAACTTCTTTTTTCATACCCTCTAAAGTACCGAAGTCATATTCAACACCTTTTCTCCAAGCGTCGTAGTATGCCATAATAATTTTTCCACAATATTTTTCGTTATATCTTTGTTGAACCCCTTTTTGTTGCGCTTTAACTATTTTAAGGAGTTGTCTTCTATCAACTCTACTTGGGTCAAGATATATTACAATATTTTTGGAAAGACCCGCACTTTTTGGAATCATAATTCTTCCACTCCACCAAGTTTGTCTTTCTTGCTCGGTCATTTCATTTTCATACTTCCAAGGACCTCTTCCTTCTTCAGATTTTTCAATTCCGAATGAATTTAAATAAGAATCAATGATTTCAGTTTCTTTCGAAGTAGTTGCACCTGGTTGCATTGTTGCTGCTTTGGGTCTATAAAGTTTGGTTGTCCCTACTTGAATGATATCAAGAACTGTTTGGTCTCCTTGATTTGCGGGTACTTCATATCCAGCAGGTAGATTGTCATAAGTAAAATATCCATAACCACCTTGCTTAATATCTTTTGTAAGGGTTGCAATTAGATTATTTAATCTATCTTCTTTAACATTCAATCCTTTACACGACCATTTGTCAGCACTTCTTACACCTGTTTTTCCTCCTTGAGTAACTGTTACTAAGAAAGTTCCATCTCCAAAGAAATATACCTCATCACCCCTATCCCAAATGATTCTATCACCTGACATTTTTTGTTCTGTTGGACGGTATAACAATGCGTTTTTACCATCTTTGGTTGCTGGTTTGGCTTGTCTGATTGCTTCATTGGTACATTTTTGTTGTGCCAATGCTAAAAACTGTTTTGGGTCGGTAATATCTTCAATTTGTTCCGAGACTAATGATTTGTCAAAAAGATGACCCATTAGAACATCTCTATACTTGTTATGATTTTCAAGTATTGAGGTTCTTTCTTCTGTAGTAATTTTAATTGGTTTCATATCTTATATGATAAATACACTTATGATAGGTCTAAAATCTCAGAACCCCTTGATGTTTTAGGAAATTTACGATAGAAATCTTCAGCTTCCTTTTTTTGTTTCTGAATTTGGATATTTGTCTCTAAAGTTCTTTTTATTAAATCACAAATTCTATTAACATCTGAGTCGTTAAACCCATTCTGCCATCCATAACTACCCAATTCGTTGTAAAGTTGTCTGTCAAAGTTTCCTGTATTGGGTAAATTTAAACATTGTTGAATTTGTTTGATAGACTCTGAGTTACAACCTAATTGATTGAAACCTGTGCATGGGGTAAATTGATTTGTAAGATTATCCCGAACTTTTTGAGGGTCACTTGTGGGTTTTTTTTCTTCTAATTTTTTTCTAAGTAACCATAATTCATATTGAACTTTCGCCTTTTCAGCTAAATCTACAGAGGTGTTTTTAACATTTTCTGCAAATTTATTAAGTTCTTCTAATGCCTTTCTGAAAGTTTCGCTGTCTTTTACACTTTGAACTTCTTTTTTAAGTTCTTCAACTTTTTTGTCTAATTCCTCTCCAGCAGAATTTTCTTCTTTTTGTTTAGGTGGGATGATAAGCTGTTCTATTATTTTATTTTTTCTAATAGACTCTGTAACAGGAGGTGTGAAATAATTTTTGAGATATTCACGAACTCTTGGGTCAGCTATTGGACTTGATGTTGTATTTGTCATACTTGAGTCTGTGAAATGTACAGCTTCCCAAACCCCTTTTGGATTAACTAATTGTACATCTTTATTAGACTCTCTTCCCTTTTCAAATGCTATTGCAAGTGTGTCATTGTCCTGCATATAAACACGGTCTTGTAAAAACTGTAAATCACCTGATAGGGATAATTTTAAATCTTCAGGTATAACAAATTCGTCTTTTTCAATTTTTTTAACATCTTTTTCAATTTTTTCAATATCCTCTTCAGGTATATTAGCACTTTTGGCCGCGCTTTTCCATAACCATTCAGCCCAAACGTCGGGGCCACCCCATAGAGATGGGCTTTGAGTAAATAAAACACCTAACATCACATTCAAGGGGGCTCTGGCCATGCTATTCCAATAAGGAACTGCAAATGATACTCCTTGAGTATTACCTAAAAAGTCGACCAAAAATGCATCTAATGCCTTAAGAATACCAAAAGGGTCTCTTTGACGTGTTTCATTATATTTTTGCGTATCAAATGGGGTGGAAAATCCAAATTTTTCTGAATATTTGTTGACAAGGTCTTTAAATCCAGTCGTATACGCAACAGCTGAGGCTGCCGATAATATAGCATTAGCTATTATGGCCCCCATACCCGATTTCAGAAGTAAAACAAAAAGATACTGTGCAGCTCTTTTTGGGTCTTTAATACCTTGCATTTGGATAGCTTTCCTATAAATTTCCGATTTCGTAGCCCACTGACCTGTAACCAAAAAAGCCTTCAAATTGTCACCTAATCTTATTTTTGCTAAATTAGATATTTTGTTCGGTAATATTTTATTTAACCATTCACTACCTTCGCCAGAAAAATCTATAAATTTAAAATCCTCGGGTATACTTTCAAAAGCAGCTTTAAAACCTGGGTCGCTATCCCTTAATTGTCTAAAAATTTTAAAAATATCTTGGTCACCAGATTTAATCAAATTGTTTAACTCGTCAGGCAAACTTAATTTTCTAAATTCAGCTTTACCAATCTCATCACCTTTCATATAAATTTGATTCAACTTACGAGATATTGCTAAGGCATAGGCTTCTTGAAGTTGTTGTCTTTGTTCATTTCCCTCAGATAAAATCAATTTTTCAACAAATTCCTCAGACAAATCCTCAATGTCTTTTATAAGACTTTTTGTTTCAGTGTACATCGCCCCAAAAACATCTCTCACAAAACTTTTACCACCTTTTGAATTTACTGCATTAGCTAAAGATTTAATTTGTGATTTACTCAATATTTCTTTACGTGAAGGTCGATATTCTCTTGTTAAATAATTTCTTACAGCGTCTTGAAATTCTATGTCTAATTTATCAATTTCGCTAATTTCCAAAAATTCGTCAATATTTTCTTGTAACTTTCTGTCAGGGTTATTATTCAAAATATATTCGAAAATATTCCTAAAATCCTGTAAGTTTGATAATCCGAGTTTTCTACTTATAACATCTGTTACAAAATTGTTTACGTCAGGAATGTTTTGACTTATCAATGATTTTACAGCGGCGGTTAATTGAGCATCATTTAATGAACTAAAAGTTCGTCTTAAAGAACTTACATTATCTGGTCTATTTTGAAACTGTTTCAAATCATCCAAAACTTTTTCTAAATTTGCCGTAGGCAAATCTCTAACAACATTTCTAAGTTTTTTTCCAATGTCATCAATCCAGCTTATTGGAATTCCAGAAGCTTCACTTAATAAAAATTTTTTGACAGACGAACGATTACCAAACCATTCATTATAAATTTTTATTTTGGCAATTTCTTTGATTAAATTTTTATTTTCTTGGCTTTTCATGATGCTTGAATATTTTATAAATACCTTTTTTTTTCAATTGTTATTGTTTTTTTCCTCTAAGTGCTTTAGCTTTTTTTTGCATTGTAGCCTGAATCTCAGGTCTGAAAGATATTCGACTTTCAATATTTTCCTTAAAACGTTTGGATTCGACATCAAATTCTTCAAAACTATCGGTCTTACCCATGTTAATCAAGGATTTTGCATATGCTTCATTATCAATTAACTCCAAGTTATGTTGTTTGATTTCATCATCAGTCATTTGACTTTCAATATCCTTCATAAAAGACATCATTCTTTGTTTTTCTTGTTCACTAAATGAATCTGGACCAAAAAATGATACACCTAAAACTAATAATATTGCAGAACTTAGTTGAACTCCCGCACCTTTCCACCATTTTTGGTCTATAAGTGCAATTTTCTTCAAAATTGATTTATCTGTAAGTCCTTGAGTTAATAATTTATTCAAACCTTCTTCCATGATTTTTTTAAACTCGGTAGGGTCAGTTTTCATAACTTGTGAAAAAAGATACTTTTCATTTTCATTTAAAACATCCTTATAGAATTTAGTAACATCATCGGCATTTTTTAATTCAGCTTTTGAAGCTTTTTCGGCGATAGATTCTGCAACTTCTTTATTAGTTCCTTTAATAACTCTCATAAATGGGAAAAAGTCCGTTAGGGGTAAAAGTGAGAATACAATTGCCAATCCCATAGAAGTTGTTATATCCTCTCCTTGTTGAATTTCATAGACTGAAAAAGGAATATTAACGGCTAATTCACCCAATACTTGAGCTAATATCCTCATAGCTAATGGTGCACCCAATCCCAAAGTAAATTTTTCAATTATGATAGAAATTGCTATCGAACCTACAATTTGAAATACCACACCCCATTTATCCATAAATTTTTCTCCCCAAGATTTAAAATCTTCGGGATTGGGTGTTTTGTAAAATTCTCCATTAGCATTGACGTACCCTTTAAAGTATAAACCTTTCGAATCATCGTAAGTCAATATTCCACCGAAGGTATCACCATCTATTTTAAACTTTCTAACAGTTCCTGGTACAAGAATTTTTTTCAAATCTTCTTCAGTCAGGTTGTATTTTTTGGAAATCTCAGAACCATTTTTAAACCACATCCAAGAAACAAAAGGTGTGTATTTTACAATTGAACTTTCGCTTTCTAGAGGAATGTATATGTAATCAACTCCACCCTGAGGGTCACCAAATGCTGGTGTTAGAAATGCTTTGTACCCTTCAATTGGGTAAACCTTGAATTGTTCAAAGTCTTGAGCTCCTTTAGATATTGGAGTTTTTTCAGTTGATTTTAAATCAAGCGCACCAGTAAGAGGTACTGTCTGTTCAGACAAAGTTTTTTTCGGGTCATAAAACATCTTGACCCTTATTTCATTTAATATGTCCAATTGAACTTGATTCACGTTAGTGGATTTGCTTTACCTCTTGAAGCGCCTGACTCCCATTTATATTTTGGGTCACCCATGTAAGTTTTACCCATAGACCTATCACTCTTCCAAACATAACCATGTCCACCGTAAGTTTTACCCATTGTTCTTCCTGATTCCCAAGATTTAGCACTCGATGTTGACCCTGCAGAACTTCCTGTAGAAGCACCCGTATCAGTCGAACCATCCTCTTGTTCTATCATCTCATTTTTGGACAATAAAACTTTAGAAATGGTCTTTATGATATTATCAACATTTAAATCCATAAAGATAAATATTTGACAACTTCAATAAATGGTTGCTTTTGGTAAACTCGAGGGATTAACCATATAATACTCATTCAAAAAGGATATAAGTTCCTCTTCGTCAACTGTAATGTCTTCTTCAAAATCATAATCATTTTCGTCTTCATAATCGTCATCAATATCATCGAAGAGGTCAAAATCTTCGGTAGTGATGTCATAACCATATTCTTCAACTAAAGAATAATCTATTCTGTCTGTCCTTTGTTCGTCTTCCGCATCTTCAATTGTACGGAATGAAACATCGAGAATATTAGATTTTAAGTCGATATTGTAATTTAGTATCTCTAAAATTTCCATGTTAAAACTTTATTAAAGAAATATGTTAAATCCATAGAAAGTACTTTTCTTATCAATATAAAATGATTATTTTTTAGAAAAATACAATTTATGAGAGTAAATGCATTGGTAATCGATGATTTTTATGCTGACCCTGTAAAGGTCAGAGAATTCGCGTTGAAACAAGAATTTAAAGTACGAGGAAATTACCCTGGACAACGAACAGAATCTTTTTTGAATGATGCAATCAAACAAAGATTACAAGATATTCTTTATCCCTACGCAGGTAATGTGACACATTGGGGAGGAGAATACACAGGTTCTTTTCAATATACTGTTGCATCGGACCGTTCTTGGATACATTCAGATTCAACTACTGATTGGGCGGCACTTTGTTACCTTACTCCTGATGCTCCTTTAACAGCAGGAACTGGAATTTTTAAACACAAAGCCACAGGAATGATGACTTGGGACTATAAAAACCAAGACCCTGAATATAAAAAAAGTGGTCCTCCAGGGGTTGATTTTCAGGATATGACTAAATGGGATATGGTTGACCGTTTCGGTAATATTTTCAATCGTTTAGTTATGTACCGAGCAGATAATTACCACATGTCCTTGGACTACTTTGGCGATACCAAGGAAAATGGAAGACTATTTCAAGTCTTCTTTTTCAACACCGAGAAGTGAGTTCTCAAATAGAGAGGGATTGGTGAGGTAAATGACTTCAACAATCCCCTCTGTGCAATAACAAATTTTAGGATAAGCAGTTCCTGCCATTATTTTTCCCTTACGGAATCCAACAAATTTTGGTCCGTGACATTTACATGTGGGATTATAAAGTGTTGAGGTGTGATATCCCAAATCCACCAAAAAGTCAATTGCATCCTCAACAAAGGATTCATAAATAGTCAATCCAAATTCATTAGCAATTTCATCTAAAGGACTATAACACTTTTGACCTCCCAAATCTGACAAGGGTTTAATGTTTACATGGGATTCACATTGTCCTTTTTGTATAAAATGCCAGAAGAAAGTTGCCTCTCTTCTGGCAATGTTCCAAAACTCAGATATTGTTGTTATTTGTACTGTGGACCCGCTAACCATGTAACCAAAGATTTTCGTGTACCTGAGAGCACAGGGGTAACTCGATGAAGAACAAAAGATGAAAAGAAAACTACCAATCCTTTTTCTTTTTGAATAGTCGGTGTTCCTGACCCATTGTTAAATTGCAAATCGCCACCCTCATAATCCGCTGGGTCCGATAGTTGTACTACACAAGAAAGTTTACGGTTAGACATATTTGGGCCAACGTCTGCATGCCAATCATAGTGGCCACCTCTATCATAATAAGTGGTATATTGCAATTGGTCGTGATATCCCCAAATGTCATAATTCCACATTTCAGAATTAGCAACCATCGCTAGTTGAGTTATTCTATCGTAAATCCATTGAGTTTCTTTATTTTCGTGCATCCAAGCAATTTCGCTGATACGATACTCGGAATTGCGCCCATCATCACCACCACCCGTTTGAGCGGCCTGTTTGGGATAAGTGTCACCAAGTTCAATTATTTTATCAACTTCAGCATCACTAAAGCCTTTAGTAAAATAATAGAAATTTAAATGGTCCAAAGTTGTTCTGTGTTGGGCCAAAAAAGGTAAAGAAGCGTTTGACATAAACTTTTTTATTTAATAATAATACACCAAAACCTATATTTCAACTAATATGAAAGAAATACCCAAAATTTACGACATCATTTTTTTCTACAACGAACACAATCTGTTAAAAAAACGGATTGAATATCTTTCGGATGCTGTCGAAGGTTTTTTTATTTTGAATTTTGGACCCATTGTACCTCAATTATCCAATCCGAAAATTAAGGTAATACAAGTTCAAGAAAATTTCTTTAATTTTTTTACATACGACAATGTTGATTTGTTAAAAAAAGAATTATTGACATACGGCGTAAAATTTACTGATATTGTTTTGTTCTCAAAGGTTAATGAAATACCCAATAGAGAAGATTTGTGCACTTTTAGTACACATTTAAAATCGGGTCCAATCATATTGAAACAAAAAAATTATTTTTGGAATCAAAATTATAAATCAGTAACCATTCATATGGGTTCTTGTGTGATGTTGTTGACGCACTTAGCTCAGGATTATAAAATATTACATAAACTTTGGGAAATTGAGTTTCCTTATTTTATTGGGAACACAACATTATACTCAGGTTGGAATCTAAATGGTTTTTTCAAGGATAAAGACACCTTCACTGAATCTTTCACATACTGGAATCAGTTGAAAACCTCTTTTTCTCATATAAAATATAAACTTTCACAATCGAAAAGGATGCTCAAAGAATTTTGGATTAAAAAAAATCCAAAAAATGTTTTTTTTGTTGAGGAAACCGAACTCCCAAAAATATTTCATTCAAAAACTAAAATCGAAATGAATAATCACAAAAAAATTTTGATTAAATTAGAAAATACTATCACCTCATATTCTCAATATGATGAAATATTCGAAATTGCTCTTGGAGTAATTAATCATGTCAATAATAAAACATACAAAGTTATTATTCCTAAAAATCCTTGGTATCAACAGGATTTAGATTTTCAAATTGACTACACAAAAAATGAAATTTTAAAAGTCTTTAATGAATTGCATTATAATGATTTTGATGAAATTTATATCATAAAAAAAACCGATGAGAAACCATCGGTTTACAATTTAAAAGAATTCAAAAAATTAATACCTTCTGAATGTTTTTAGAATTTCGACATTCTTTGAAACATTTCTAATATAATTTTTTTATTATCTACAGCACTTTCATCTAATATTTCATCCTCTTCATAGATGTCCCCATCGGCGGTGTCACCATATGAATCACCAGCTTCAGGACCGTCAGAAACAAAGTTGTAAGCCTTATCCTCACCACCCATCATTTCTTGTCCATCATACTCTTTATTCATCATCTTATTCATTCTTGCAACCATTTCACGAGCTTCAGAATCGGTATCGTGTTGTGATTCATAATCCAGAACATTTTGCTGGTCTTCATATTCTTGATTTATAGTATTAAAATCAGTTTTTTTATTAAACTCCTCAGGACCATCTGTATCGAAGTTGTAAGCAGATTCCATTTCATCATACTGTTCTTCCATTTCGTCTTCTTTGTAGAGTTTTTTGTGCATACCCTCAAAAGTATCGACATCGTTAGATGAACCCTGTACATAATCAAATCCTGCTTTTGGGTCTAAATCTTGTGATACATCAAGTTTTTGACCGTACATTTGTTCGTTGATACCAACATTAGAAAACCCTTGTACTTTACCGTTATTACCAACCGTCATACCAACTTTATCCTTAGCAAAGTCTTGCACAGTCAATGGTGATAGGTTACTGTTTGTTTTATTTAAAGTGGCATATCCATCATATGGTGTTTGATGTTGTTTTAAAATATTTTCTTTTTCGGAATCACTTGGATTCCATATAGACATGTATGACATAATCAGATGTTTTGTTATAAATAGTTCTTCGGACCCCTTTTTTTTATTTTTTACTTTTACTATAATTGACATATGGATTTAGATGAACTTTTTGAAACCGCTGAAGGTGCCGTTGTCCTTACCGGATTCGACGATGCCATAATTGGACTGGCAGAAGAATTTGGTAACGGACCTCGAATACTTTATTCAAGAGAAAAAATATTACAAATTCTTCAAGAAAGAGATGAAATGAGTTTTAACGATGCCTTAGATTTCTATGATTTTAACATTCTTGGAATGTATGTCGGAGAACAAAATCCAATAATCCTTTATGAAACTTTAAACAAAGAATAAAAATGGTAACACTTACTTTTAATACCACCACCAAAACTGTGAAAATCTCAAACACAGCAGATAAAAACATATACGAATACTCAAATATCCCAACTGTCAAAGTTCGGGATGGATTCTACGAGGTAATGCAAAAAGAAGCTTCTCTTACAGAGGAAATTCAAATCCCCATTTGTCGTCTACCAATTGCTCAAACAATAATGTTCATTAACAAATAAAAAAATGATTCATTATAAACTAGCGGAACAATTGCATTTTAATTATGTGAATACATACCCATTTCCTCATATTGTAATTGACAACTTTTTGGACAAGGGTATTGCAACTAAAGCATCAAATGATTTAAAAAATTATGAGAAATGGGATTATGACCCAACCTCATATTCTTCGGATGCCCAAATTAACAAGTTTTTTTGTCCAGGTGTCGATACCGATTTGGAACATATGGAGAATAACACAAGAACCGCATGGCAGGTACTACAGTTTTTGAATTCACCAATCGCTATTTCATATTTAGAAACCCTGACGGGTATTCAAGGTCTTATACCCGACCCAAAATTTATTGGTGGTGGTTATCATAAGATTAAAAGAGGTGGTAAATTATCAATTCACGCAGATTATAATACTCACCCTGAAACTAAACTTCATCGTAGACTTAACCTATTGATTTATTTGAATCAGAATTGGCAAGAAGAATGGGGCGGTCATTTAGAATTATGGAACAAAGAATTGACAAAGTGCACACACAAAATTCTACCAATCTTTAACCGTGCGGTCATCTTTAACATTACAGACGATGCTTATCACGGTCATCCTGAACCTCTTAATTGTCCCGAGGATGAGGCTCGTCACTCTTTGGCACTATATTATTTCACTGAAGACAGACCATACTCCGAAAAGAGTGATGAACATGCGGCTGTTTGGTATTTTCCTGAAGAAAAATCACAATCGGAAAATTTAGATGAACTTTTTTCTATTTCATAATGAATAACTTAGATAAAAACTACCAAGCACTATTACAAGATATTCTTGATAATGGTGTTATTAAAGAAGACCGTACAGGTACTGGAACATTATCGGTGTTTGGTCGTCAAATTAGACATAAAATGTCTGAAGGTTATCCTCTACTCACAACCAAAAAAATGGCGGTGAAAGCAATGATTACGGAACTCAAGTGGTTTTTGAAAGGAGATACCAATATTAAGTATTTGGTTGATAATGGTTGCCGTATTTGGGATGGTGATGCTTATAAGCGATATAAAAGTACAAATCCTGATTATCTGGCAAATGATGAAATGTTTAAAACAGAAAGAGGAACATATAAATTTTTTACCCAAGAAGAATTCATCAACAAAATCAAAACAGACGATGAGTTTGCTAAGAAGTGGGGTGAATTAGGTCCAATCTACGGTAAGCAATGGAGAAGTTGGAATAAATATAGAGTTGAACCTGGTTTAGTAAGTAGCCAACCAATAGACCAAATTCAAAACCTAATCAATGACCTTAAAACAAATCCGGATTCACGAAGGTTGATGGTATCTGCTTGGAATGTAGGGGAATTAAATCAAATGGTACTCCCCCCCTGTCACTATGGCTTCCAAGTTTATACAAAAGAAATGACTTTGGAAGAAAGACTTGAATGGAACTATGAGAATACTGACCCTTTGTTAAGAAGTATGGATTATTTCCCTGAGCACCTTGATTCAATGGGAGTTCCAAAAAGAAAAATTTCTTTGATGTGGAATCAAAGAAGTGTGGATACTTTACTGGGTCTGCCGTTCAATGTTGCGTCATATGGTCTGTTGTTATTGATTCTCGCTAAAGAGGTTAACATGGTTCCTGATGAATTAATTGGTAATTTGGGTGATACTCATTTGTATTTAAATCACCTTACCCAAGCTAAGGAACAAATCAAAAGAGAACCATTTTCACTCCCCGAAATGGAAATTAAAAATTGTGATATTCAAAATGGAGAGTTTGAATATGAACTTTTGAATTATACTTCACACCCTAAAATTGAAGCACCGTTAAGTAATTAAGTATGGATTTTCCAATATTAGTAGAACACCCCACTTTTGGGGACCATCGTGGTAATTTTTGTGCATCACCTATTTCTATGATGAGTGACAAACGACTTGATAAAAATTGGGTACAGGTAAACACAAGTATAAGTGTCGACCCCTTAACACTCAGGGGTCTTCACTTTCAAAATCACCCATTTCAGCAAACCAAATATATGAAACCTATATGGGGTTCAATTTTGAATTTTGTTGTCTGTGTGGACAAAAAAAGACCTGATTTCGGTGAGGTTTACTCATTTCATATTGATGTAAATCACGCAGTTTTAATTCCAAGGGGATTTGCTAATGGAGTTTTGACCTTGGAACCGAACACAATCATTCAATATTTCGTAGATAATTCGTTCTCGAAGGAACACGACCAATCCCTGAAGTGGGATAGTCACCCTAGAATAAAGGACATAGTTAATCAATTTACGGATTCTCCTATTATTTCAGAAAAAGATGAAAATGGTTTTTTGTGGGATGATTTGGTATCAGAAAAATACCATATACATTGCTAAGAGTTTTCGCGAAGCATTTTGGACTTCTCTTTTGACTTTATCAAAATCAAAGTCTTCACCCCTTTTTTCCATTACTTTCATAACTCCACTGATGATTTTCCGTTTCACTTCATCAGCATTTTCAACAACTCTCTCATATGCCTCGAGTTGTTCATTTGAAGTAAATTCAATATCATATGGAGAACCAAACTTTGTGGTGATGTAATCTGAACCTGAATATAAAAGTGGTGAGCTTCCGTACATATTGGTAATACCACTATCTTTTAAATCCAAAAGGAATTGACGAATAAATCCAATGTCAAAATTCCTTAAAATATATTCATTATCTTGAATATAGGCAAACTGGGGATTTTTGCTTTTCTCTTCATTCAAAGATGGTGATTCCAACTTTTTCCACACATCCACATTTGATAAAAGAGATAAACGACTTCCATTTTCCCAAACAACTTCAATAATTAACCCATCATCTTCAAATGGGTCTCTTGTTATACTCTGAACGATACCCTTAGTACCAGGAGATAAAAACTCATTCTCCATATGATAGAGCATAATTTTATCGCCAGGGTTTAGTTTTTCTTTCATATGATTATAAATACTTTGGAATGTATTTATGGAAATATGAGGTATAAACGCACCAAGATAAATGAAAGTGTATTACTTTTGGAGTCACAAACCACAAGTTTGGGAAAAGACTTAATTGAAATGCACGACCAAATGGTTAAGATTTTAGAAGATTGTCACCAAGTTTGGAAACTCAATGCGAAGTTTCTTGTAACTTGGGGTGCGTCGTTGGGTGGACTTATACTACCTCTTAAAAATTGGATAGAAACAAATCATCCCGAACTTACCTATGAACAAGTTATACTTTTGTTATTGGGGGTTGCATCCAACTTTTTTTACGATAACGAAGTATTCATCAAAAAAGTTTTGAAAAAAATTCACCAAGAAGGATTAGTTGATGTTTTCAAAAAAGTATTCAAAAAAACCAAAGAACTAAAAAAATCATTGGAGGAACTCTTGATGGGACTTAAAAATTTTACAATTAATATGTCTTCGATTGTGAGTTACGCGTTTATCCTTCCAATCCTTTCTGATTTGATTAACATGGTTGGTGAAGGTGATTTTGAAGAAAATGTAAAACTAATCACCACCCGTATCTTAGCGTCAGGAGTAGTTCTGATTAGTGGGGTATCATTAGCCAATCTTTTGACCGAAGTCTTCAAGAGTTTCCAAAAGACGAGTCTTTAACTCATTTTCGTTATTGAATTCGTGGAACTTACCATACTTGGTAAACCAACGCTCAACTATCTCAACTAACTCAGACCCACAATATTCGGATTCGAACATGAAACCATAATACTGAGCTTCAATTTCGTGAGGTTGGAAATAATAGTCTTCAGTATCCACATTTTCAGTGTCCCCAAATTCGATACCCCCCATTTCTTGAATCCAATGTGTTAGTTCATGTGTAAGGACTTCACCTATGTTAGAAATGGTATGAAAATCCACAGGTTTTGAACTCAAAAGTTGAATCTTAATGGTATTCTCATCATTGTAGTAATCCCCTAAGACAATATTATCCTCAAGGGTTACCGTTTCTTCCCATTCAAACTCCACGATAAGGTCTTGACCCAAAAACCTATAAGTCATATCTCCACCCGAATCCTCGGGGAGGAAAAATGAACCTGAAGAATTGAAATGGATGACAAGTTCAATGTCTTCTAAAATTTGTTTAGTAATGTCAAAAAGTTGTTGTTTGTTTACCATTTTACATAAATTCCTATTCCATAATAAAACTCCTCTGAAACTCTAACGATAGTTGTTAAATCTAAATCGTTTGTTCTGTCAGTTATGGTATTCACCACACGAGCTTTAATCCACAGTTCGGGACTTATTTGATTGGGGGGATAACTAAACCCCATATTTTTTTGATAACCTCCTACCATCAAACTTATATCATCAAAAAGTTTGACTTCGCCACCGAAACGATTAAGGAAGGAGTAAGGTTGATTGTAACTATAAGGGAATGGGTATGAGGTAAAATATTGACCACCCACATAAAAACCCACTCTATCTACGGTTTGACTAACAATAATTGAATTATCATTAACCACATAAATGATGTCGTTACCCCTCTGTGCTAAAAGGGGGGTTGATAGAATAAAAAAAAGAATTAGTAGTCGTTTCATCGAGAGAAATGATAAAACAAAAAACGGGATTAATCAAATTCGAGAATGGAAATTTTTAAATTTCCTTCCCCTTTAATTACTCTGTGCCAAACAAATTTGGGGATAAAGATTTCCTGTCCGTTTTGCATTTTGATTGGCAACGAATCATCCATTTGAAATCCCCACCCGTCACTTTCGAGAATTGTTACCAATCTATCTTTTTCATCGGTATGCCACTTGAGTTCTTCCTCATCCACATCGAATGAGAAGACCCTTTCTAATTTTCCTTCTTTTTCTTTTTGAGAGAAAGGAAAATTACCAAGAGTTTGATGAAGATAGTCCGAGTTGTTTTGCATATCGTCCGACGTTGCAACTCCAATAACCTGCTGTGGTTCTGTCTTTCTTTTGGTCACACTTGTGACGAGCTCTGAAAGACTTGGCGGCTTTTTTGTTTTTATTTCTTACTCTGAGTCCTGGGTCACCAAAGGTTACTTTTTTTACATTACCCTTATCTGATTTCACATACACGGCGAATTTCTTTGGACCACCTGGCGTTCTGAATGGTTTGTTAAGGTCGACATTCTTTCCACGGTATTCCGCTTCGTTAATACCCACCTCAACATAAACAGGTGCGTCGAGATAAACATATTCACCCTCAAACTCGGCAGTTTTACCGAGGTCTGATTCCACCATTAGGGTATCCTCTTCATTAAGAGAGATAAGACCCTCTTCCCAAAGACCACGGACTTCATTTACAAGGTTAAAATATCCTTCAGAATAAACTCTGAAGACATTGTCGGTTAAAGACAACTTGTTGTCAATATGATATTGTAAATGGTCGGAAACTTCAACATCTTCTTTTAAAACCAAAGTTGGGTTCTCCAAGTTTTCAACATATTCCAAAAGTATATCCTTGATGTTCATAGTAATATTTTAATGATAAATACTTTCATATTTATTTGTAGGGTAGATATTCATTTACTACTTTTGATTTATGGAAAATAATTTTGAAAAAGAATATCAGTGGGTAGAAAAAATTGTTACTTCCTCACAAAATCACCAACAGTTGGATTGTTCAAGAAACTGTTTTACTAACTTTTTAAACAAACACAAACCCAAACTTGATAAAAATCCCAAATTGTACCTGAGTATTTCAGAAGAATTTAACGAACTTTATTATCAGAAGTTTTTGAGTTTATAAATAAATTTCTTATTTTTGTTTTATGGAACACAAAAGACTTAATCCATTGGAGAGGTTTCTTCTTTTCTGGAGATTTGAATATCGTCATTACCCACGAAACTTCGTTCGAGGTATAAAAAACCTTATCAAATGGGGACCAATAATTTGGAAAGACCGAGATTGGGATGATAGTTTCTTTTTCGAGATTTTGAAATTTAAAATATCCAAAATGGCAGAATCCCACGGTAAAATCATGCCCTATGTGGGTTCCGAGCGTAATGTGGAAATTATGAACACAATTATTCGATTAATCGACAAGTTTCAAACTGAACATTACTTACACGAATACTTCAACTATATTGATGAAGAACATTCATTTGTTAAAATCGAAGGAACAGAATTTTTTCAGGTAAAAACAAAAAATCTCCGTGATGATTTGGATGAATATTTTGATAAGTACCCATTGTTGAAAAAACGGGCGGTCAATCACAAGTATTACAAAGAAGAACCCAGTTATAAAAATTTGGCAATTTCAATGGGAGTTGTTCAACACGAAAAGGCAAAACGCCTTATCTTTGAACTACTGAATCGTAATGTAGAAAAATGGTGGGAATAATAAAAATCACTTTTATATCTGATACACATTCAAAACACAATCAGGTAACTTCGAGTCTACCTGGTGGTGATGTGCTCATCCATGCTGGCGATATAAGTAATCGAGGTCGTCGAACTGAGATTCAAGATTTCATCAAATGGTTTTCAGGGATTGACAACTACACCCACAAGATTTTTATTGCGGGAAATCACGACTTTGGTTGTCAAGATGAATCGGCTGCGGTTACAGAACTTCTTAGACTCAATCCTGGTTGTGAGTATCTTTACGATGACTTGTTTTTAATCGGAAAAGATGCCGATGACTATGATAAGATGATTAAAGTTTGGGGTAGCCCATGGCAACCTGAATTTCACAATTGGGCTTTTAATCTACCTCGTCAAGGTCAAAAACTAAAGTCGGTTTGGGATATGATTACTCCTGATGTAGACATTTTGATTACCCATGGACCACCATTTGGACACTTGGATTATGTTGCCTATTCTAAACAAAATGTAGGTTGTGAATTACTGCGAGACAGAATTGACCTTATCAAACCAAAAATTCATGTCTTTGGGCACATTCACTCAGGTTATGGATATAAATTCGACGGAACAACTCATTTTTTTAACGCTGCGGTTTTAGATGAAAGGTATGATTTTACCCAAAAACCACTGAGTGTGGAATGGGACCCAAAAACAAATGAACTAAATTTTGTGGAATAAAAAAAGGGG